GAAGGCTTATTTCCATGCCCCCATTATCCCAAATGGGTGTATCAATTCAGCCGTCCATATAGGGAATTACAGCGATGTCATTTAACCAAAACAACCCCGCTGGGTCCGCTAAGTGGGGCATCACCAATCGAAAAGAAGACTAAAGAAAAGGCGCATCACAAAGACGCTTGGGTATGGCAAGTTACAACCCAAAACGACGTTGTGCCTTTGTTGAAGCTCCTTGCGCCTCTTATGATGTCGCGCAGACAAGCACGGATTTACGAAATTCTCGATTTGCTCGGGGAGGCACACTAATGGCGGGATCAAATACGGGAGGAACGTCCTTCCAATCGATCATGTACAACCCGCCGATGCCCATCAATCCTGGTGCAATCGTCGGTTCGATGCCTCCCCAGCCGTGGGTGCGTTCGGTGCTCGATGCGCGCCGAATGATGTACAACCGGACCCCGGAAAGCGAGTATCCGAGCGGATTCCTCGGCACGATTACCGACCGTCGCGGGGATCGAGTTCTCGACTCCCTGAAGGCTCGGGTCAATCAACGGAGCTATCAACGAGGAGTCCACCTCGGGGAGCGCATTGACCCCGGCGACTATCTCTGGCCGGAAGAGTACGACCCAATGGACGGGCTCATTAGAGAGGCCACCACCGGGCTGCGCTATGCGCCCAAGTTGGAGTTCTTCCAGCCGACGCCGTCAATTGAGGGCAAGCTCGCTCCACGGGGCTCTGAGTCGGTTCTCACTATCGATCAGCACCGTGCCTCGCAACTCGCCATGCTCCGGCCGAAGGCGAACCTGCCGTCGCGCCGTGAAGCTAACCAGCGGATGATCGCAGCATGAACGAGGGCACCAACACCGGGTCATTTGAGCCCAGTTATACGCTCACGTATTCGAACATTTGGCCGAACGATCCAAATCCGCCGATGGCGTCGATTTTCGCTTTTCCCGAACAGCCCCTGAGCCCAAGGGACCCACTGGCAGCAGCGGTCGCTCCCTAATGGCGTTCATTACGGGGCAAGGTGGATCAGCCCCAGTGAGTGCACCCGGTTATGACGAGCCCCCACGCTCGACCGGTAATCGCATGTTCACTGACTACTCGCCAAATGACGACACTCGGTATCGTGTCTTCAAGGACAGAAGGGTGATCTCAAATGGGCTTCCAACAAGGCGAAAGTGAAGGACTGGCAACACCTCGAAGCGGAGGTGACGCAGACGCCGACGATCAGTCGGCGATGGCGCTTGTCCGGCTCGAAGGCGACAATCGCCCGTGGAAGCTTGAAGCATGGTCGAAGAGCCCCGATCAATTGCGTGAGGAAGCCAAGGCGATGAACGCCGCAGGCTTCAGCGGTGTCGTTGCGGCATCAACTCGCCATTCTGATTCTCCGGCATCGGCTGCGCTCAGGAACTTCTAATGGCGTCGTGGACAAGCGACGACGGGGTCAACGTCCTACCGAAAGGTGAGGAGCTTGATCGTGCGCTTGCCGAGAATCAATCAGTCCGACACACGAACGGTGAGCACTATTTGAGCCGTCGAGACGATTGTCCCAACTGCAATGCTGCCGTTGAAGCAATGACTCCAAAATTGTTTCGGGATCGAAGGGGAACTCGGTAATGCTTCCAACCCAAGAGTTCAGCGAGAACGTCGGTCCTCCTTGGACCCCGCCTGTTTGGACGGAAGGACCTGACGGTCTAATCGCACAAGCGAAGTCCGATTTGTTCCAGACCGACGCCGACATCGGACGCATTCTGTCGGCGAACGAGGCAGCCATGTCCGGCACCAAGCAAGCTCCTCAAAACGAAAGCGACCAAGTCATTCCTGCCGATGCCAGCTCGAACAACAGCCGTAGTGAATTTTGGCAGAGCACGCTCAACGAGCTTCGCAAGACTGCTCCACTGGCGGGGATGGACAACCCCAACAAACCAGGCGGTCCTGAAGCGACGCCGACACCAAACCCAAATGCGTAATTACACTCCTCGGAGCACGGTTCCATTTGACGAACGGAAGGTAAAAGTCTGTCCACGGTGTAATCGACGACGCCTTCGTAAAAGCTGGAACATTCGAAAGGATGGGTCCTTCACTTCGTATTGCAAATTTTGCGAGAGAAAGCGAGTTGGACCTCTCGTCAAGAAATACGATGAACGTGATCGAGTTCGGCTTCGAGCCACATCGCTGAAGAGACATCACGGCATTACATTCGAAGAGTACGAGGCTTTGCTTGCAGAGCAGGATGGCAAATGTGCCATCTGTGGGTCAGAGGGTGAATTTCCAAAGGAGATTGGAAAGCCTCTACTAGATACTCACCAATTGGTGGTTGATCACAATCACGTCACCGGCAAAATTCGTGGCCTGTTGTGCTGGCGTTGCAACCTCGGGCTTGGTCACTTGCAGGACAATTTGTCCACTCTGCGGAGTGCAGTTGAGTACTTGGAGAAGTCCGATTCGTAAGCGCGCCTACAATGCCGACACGATGGCCGAAGGAATTCGACACATCAGCACGCTTCGATCTCAAATGATCGACAGTGGCGCAATCACGCCGACACTGCCTGGTGCAAATGCTCCGGCGTCGGCCGAGCAAATTGAACAGCTCGAAGGTCACTGCGTGAAGTGTCGAGACGCAGACAACAAGCCGACGAAGAAAACCTTCAACGTCGAGGGTCGAGAAACCATGAGGCAGGGACATACTCGGGCATTTGGAAAGTGTCCTGATTGTGGAACGAGCATGAGCACCTTCGAAAAGAAGCAGGTAGCAAATGCCGCGTAGCAATTACGAAATGGACAAAGACCTGTTTTCCGAAGAGAACATGCCGGACGAAGACGAACAAGAGTACATGCGCAAGAAGATGACGGCTGCGAACTATCCGCACGCCGACGTGACGAACCCCGAGCAGTTTCGTCGTGTTGCTGCCCGAAACATTGCGAATATGCACGGAGTAACGACGCCCCAAGAACGCGAAGCTGGACGAACTTGGTATCCGCAAGTTCACGACGCCGTTGCAAAAGGCATTAGAGGATCGAGCCTCACACATCTCGCCGGTTCAGGTCTCGTTGCGGCAGTGAGCCCCAACATGGACTGGGAGACCAACAACATCCATGCGTTCCGAGAGCTGACGGGGTTGAAGTCAGAGCAGTGGGATGCCATTCACCGATCTGCGGAATCAAGCGGTGGTCCGACGCACATCCGCAGTGCTGAAGCTCAACACGCATTGCGAGGGCTCTCGATTTCAGCAGCGCCGGATCACGGCTTGGTAAAGGCGCATCGAATTCTGCAAGGTGAAGACCCGAACGAAGTTCTGCGTCGGCAAAACTCTCCAAAAACGAACTCGTTCATGTCGAACATTCACGATCCCGAGGGGTCGCCTCACGTCACCGTTGATAGTCGAGCGCACGACATAGCGAACAACAAGATGTATCCGTGGACCTACAGCGGTCGGGGAATTACGAGTGCTGATTTGCCGTCATCGCATCGCATCTTGAAGTCGGGGCTGCCAGCCAAGAGCTTTGGGCAAAAGACTCGCTACGAGCATTTCGAAGACGCCTATCGAGACGCAGCAGAAGCTGTTGGGGAGCACCCGACAGCGATGCAGGCGATTACGTGGCTTGGCGGGAAACGGGTTGAGCGCTCTGGTCTGACTAAGTCGGGTCAGCCGCGGAAGCAAGGTCCGGCTCGTCACGGCCAGCCATATGAGATTTGATTGCCTTCAGGCGCTCCCAAATCTCGTTTTCGGCACGGATGGCGTTGGAGATGTGGCTGTCGTCTGAATAGACGCTCGTGAGGCTTTCGAACGTCTCATAGAAGAAGGCGAAGTCCGTTTTGGAGATGCAGACGACGTCGTGGTATTCACCGCTCTCGTCTTCGACAACCATAATTTTCTCCATGAACTGATTATAGGGCTCGGGTGTCTCAGCGGTACGATTCCGATCATGTTGGTGCGCCCTTTTGATCAGCCGTGGGAGACGAATTATCAGCGGCAGGCCGATGACGCATTTGCGCGAGCAAACGAGCTAACCGACGAACAGCTTCGAGACCTTGGGCCACCCCTCCCCCAAATCGTTTACCTTCCCCCTCGATTTGGTTACCCCCCCTATGCCGAGCGCCAGTGGACCGTAATGGACGTCTTCGGCATTACAAGAACGTGGTCTGGTGCTATTCCTGGGTTCCCGAGACTGCACGGCAAGGATCGAGTTGATTTCAGTCGTTCGCAATCGAGCGATCAAGGTTCCGAGCGCAACTCCAATTCAGGCGATCCGCTCGGCTTGGGTGGTGTCTCATGGTAGCGAAGCACATCATTGGCGAACACATCAATGTGTCGTGGGAACGCCTGTGGGCTGAAGTCGCCAAATGCGACGTTCGATGTGCTAATTGCCATCGGATCATTACTGAGGAGCGACACCAAAAGAAGACCCGACCTGTTAGGTCGGCGGCGTAAGTTGGTAGTCGTGGCCTTCCGTGATCTCTTACACCCCACCCAGTTCGCTAATAACGGGCCTGTTGAACAAGTGACGCCTCGTCACGCTCAACTGGGCTCGGCGTACTTTGGGACGACCCACCCGGCCGACAAGGCGCTCGGATTCTCTCGATATCTTTCTGAGCTTCACGACACGGCGTCGGGCAAGGCGGCAGCACCCACCAAGGCCACGCACAGCGTGGAAGAGGTGTCGTCGATCTTGCACCAAAGTCGCCAGCAGTCTCACATGATGGGAGGCCCACATGCCTAATGGTGGCGTGATCACCGCTGCTTCAGTCAACGGGAGCAATGGCGGCATGGAGGATCGCTCGGCGACGGGCCTTCAGTTCCAGCGATTTCAAATGGGCGTCAACGCCCGAGGAAGCACACTGGGGATCGGCCGTCGAAGCGCCGTCGATCCGAACGTGCTCTTTACTCACACGATGTCCGGCGCTCAATTTGGCACCGGCACCAACCCTCGGTCAACGGCGGAAGCCTGGGACCAGAGTAATCAGGAGGAAGCGTAATGGTCGCCCGTAATCAACGGAACCTCACCGAGGAACTTCTCGAAGGAGCAACGGACGGGGCGCTGAAGAAGCCCGCACCGAACTGGGGCAATCGTGTTGACGATGACACCGACTCGGCACGGGCTCTTCTCAGCGACGTCGAGGGCGGCTTTGACTGGGACTCAACGCACCCAGGCAACCGCCGTTACACACGCGGCTACGTCCGCTCCTAGATCGCCCATCGGCGAATCAGGGCAGTCGGCTGCCGCATCTCGCGTCAACAGACGGCTGCCCTACTTTTTCGTTGGTTGCCAAATCACCTTCTTGATTTCAGCGAGCGGTATCGGCTTGCCTTGATTGAAAGCCCGAGTGAGTGCGCCCTTCTTTCGTACAGCGAGTTTGGCTATTGCTCGTTTGTGCTCGGCGATCTCCGCATCAATCTCGTCGAGAATTTCCCGGTCTCGGGATGCAAGCTCTTTCACGACACTGTTGACGCTGGTTTGAGCTAGTGGGATGTACCGACTGTTCCCAGTTCCGCACCGAATTGAAATCCGTGTTTTGTCGTAATGGTCGTGTTCGACAAATCGAAACATCGTGTCAGTGCGAGCACCCTTTACTGGCCGGGTCACGGAGAGATAGAAGGCTCTTAATTCGCCGTCTTGATAGACACGGTACTTACCGTTCAATAGATATTTTGGTTGCATCGTCAGGTTCCTTTCGGTCAATCAATTTGATTTGACAATGCAATTTTACTCTTCTCGGTTTTGCGCTCTCCGATTAGAAACCGACTTTGCTGGGATTACGCGAACGACTAAAAACTGAAGGTGCTGGTAGATGAAAAGTTCAAATTTCTGCTTGACAAGGTTTTGGCACATTTCATGAGAAAGGGTTTGATGAGCCGATGAGACTGCTTTTGTGTCGTGTTTGCAAGACACTGGAAGAGCTTCCCGATTACACCGGAGATGCCAACGACGACCGCACTTTGAACGAGTTGGTGCGACGTCACAATGTGCTCAGTCTTGAAGACCACCAGCGCGACGGCGTGGCAAGTCTTATGCACGTTGAGGATCGAGACTGGGAATTACACCGAGGGCCAATCCTCGACAAGATGAAGCAGAAGAGCGACGAGTTCGGCGGGTTCGGTGAACCTTGGATCAAGGATGCTCAGAACACGTACATGGAAGATGCCATGAAGTGTTACCGGCAACACGGACGACCTCAGGAAGGTTGCACCGACTGGTGGTCAGAATCGAAGCGCATTGGACGTCCGACCGCTGAAGGGCGTGCTGTTGTTGAGAGCAAAGACTTTCGAAAGCTCGGGCAACTCGACCCACATCTTTGTCAGTGGTGTCCGGTGGCGAGCTACGTTCGCACACAAGTCAACTTGAAGCGAGGAGCATATGACCGCTGACGCAATGCAGAGGAATCATGGCCGGTAATGCAGCCGGTACGTTGATTCCGGTAGCCCATCGCTTGGGGTTAACAGTTGATGAGTACTTGGCTCACAAAGAAGCTGGCTTGAAATGGTGTTCGGGGTGCAAGGACTGGCATCCTACAGAAGACTTCTTTCGCGACAGGCGCAGAGCCGATGGGCTCGGACCAGAGTGTCGCCGCTTCAAGCGGTCGCACACCGCAACAAGGGTGAGAAGCAAACGTGTTTATGACGCTCACAACGCAGTCAGGAGAGCGGTAGCGAAAGGAGTCTTACTGCCTCCGAACCTTCTTGCCTGTGTTGATTGCGGGCATGTATGGATTGAGAACGAACGTCGTCATGAATACGACCATTACCTCGGTTACGACAAAGAAAACTGGCTCGATGTTCAATCGGTATGCACGACTTGTCACGCTGATCGAGAGAAAGTGAGAAGGAACAATGCTTCAATTTCCTGACATCACCGGTCTTCAGGTAATGCTGGCACCAGAGCAAGGTCAGCAAATCCACGACACGTTGCTCGCTCGCATTACAGCGCTCACCGCTGACTGGGCTCTCTATGCGATGAACTACTCGATCACCGATGCCGACGTGTTGAACGCCATGCAAGTGGTCTCGTTGGCTAATCCGGCGAGCCTGTCGGTGTTCGATGAGTCACAGTTCTTCGGCACGTATGAGAACCCACTCGTGCTCGCTTTCTGTCACGCAGTCCCAGCGGCACAGTGGGGAATTGGTCCGGCACCAGATGGACGCGACATCGTTCACAACAAGACGTTCGCCGCTATCAATTCGAAGGAGGGTCTTGGGTGGGTCTTCACGGGCTCGTTCAACATCACGGCATCCGCACAGAAAGAGTGCAACAACGCTCTAATCATCGACAGCCATTCGATGGCGCTCTTCTATGCGGCCGAGACGCAGTCGCAGCTCTCTCGAATCCAGCACAACTACCCGACCCAACCACCAGTCGCACGGACGGCTGATTTGCTCGGTGCGCAGTTTGAGGGGATCGAGAGCGAGAGTTAGCGGTACAATGTTCTTGTCGTGGTAATTACCGTGGCATAAGAAACCCCCTCGGATTAACGCCGAGGGGTTTTCTCTTTCTCTGGTTAAAAGCGCATGGGCGCTCCTTTCGTCAATACGTTGCGGTCCTGCTGTTGTCGCTCGATCCTCCGAGTGACGTTTCGAATTCGTCTTGCGTGACTTCCTTGCTGACGTAGCAGCCGTTCTTGGCGTCGTACTCGGAAAGCCGAATGAGCTGGCGAGTGGTGATTGCGTGCATGATTTTGTACCTCCTGGTTGCGGGTCCTTCGCCCGATGAGGCCAGTATAGGCATGGGGAATGCAATCTGCAACTACATTGCATTTGCCCAGGTAGATAGCCGAATCCGAAGAACTTGCACGATGATACAGGTTGTGATTACACTGTCTCGTAGGAACTGACTTGGAGGTCACGAAATGGCACGCACTATTCCGAACAAGTACCCAGGCAAGTGCTGGGACTGCAAGAACGACGTAGGTGCCGGACTCGGTACTGCTACGCAACCGGAAGTAAAAGGTAACCCGTGGAAGTTGCAGTGTCGCGTGTGTGCAAGCGGGGAAGTCCCCACACCTGAAGTTGCGACACCGACTGCGACTCGTCCGACGTTTCCTCTCACCGATGAGCAAATCGCTGCGGTCGCTTTGTTCGAAGAGGGCGAATCGATTGCAATTCAAGCGGGCGCAGGAACCGGAAAGACGAGCACACTTGTTGCGATTGCAAAGTCAACAAATCGTCTCGGTCAATACCTTGCGTTCAACAAGCCGATTGCGCTCGACGCTGCGATCAAGTTCGCCGGAACGAATTGCTCGGCGGCAACGATTCACTCGGTTGCGCTTCGTCAAGTTCGATCTATCTACAACGCACGTCTGAAGGCTGCAAAGCCACAGCGCTCGTCTGAGATCGCTCGCTTTCTTGGGATCGACCCGTTCTTTTACACTGTGAACGAAGAAGACAAAGTCGTGCAGACGCACACGCTCGCCGGTTACGTCAAGCAGGCGATCACGAACTTCTGCAACTCAGCAGACAAGGCTCCTGGGCTTCGTCACATCGCCTACATCGACGGGCTCGACAAGCCAGGTGAGTACACCAACAACCGCAAGGTTGCACAGCACCTTCTTCCCTACATCCAAGCGGCGTGGTCGGACATCATCAAGAGCGATGGTTACCTTCGCTTCACGTACGACCATTACCTGAAGATTTGGGAACTTGGTATCCACGGCGCACCGATCATCCCAGGCGACTACATCCTCTTCGATGAGGCGCAGGACGCTTCGCCAGTTTTCACCTCGGCCATCGAGCAGCAGGGCAAGCAAGTCGTCTACGTGGGCGATGCACAGCAGGCCATCTATGAGTGGCGTGGTGCGGTAAATGCCCTCGATAACGTAAACGCCGACGCAACGACCTACCTCACGAACAGCTTCCGATTTGGTGAAGACATTGCAGCGATTGCGAACAAGGTTCTCGGTCACATTCCGAGCGCTGTTCTTCGTCTCGTTGGTCGCGGCGCTGCGGGCAAGGTTGACTTCTGCTCGACACCTGACGCCATCTTGACTCGCTCGAACGCCGGAGCCATCACGGTCGTGTTGGACTACCTCTCGAAGAACAAGCGAGTCCACCTTGTTGGTGGCGGCGGCGAGGTTGAGAGCTTCGCAAAGGCGGCAAAGGAGCTTCAGACCAAAGGCTCGACGACTCACCCCGAGCTGTCACTCTTCGACTCGTGGAGTGAAGTTCAGGATTACGCAGAGAACGACCCATCGGGTGGCGACCTTGCTCGCCTCGTGAAGCTCATTGACGACAACGGCGTCGAGAACGTCGTTCGTGCGGTGTCCAACACGGTTTCCGAAGAAGATGCCGACATCGTCGTCTCCACGGCGCACAAGTCCAAGGGTCGTGAGTGGGACAGCGTGAAGATCGCTGGTGACTTCTCTGAGGCTCGCACAGACGACGGAGAGCTTCGCTTGCTCTACGTGGCAGTTACACGAGCCCGCTTGCACCTCGACATCGAGTCGTGCGCCCCAGCCGTAGCAATTCGAGACGGCCGTTTCGGCCAGAAAGGAAGTCAATCATGAGCAACCTCAACAACCTTCATATCCACGATTACTCGACTGGCGAACTGCCAGAGAGTGACGACCCGCAATGGGACACAAAGCAGCTTCAAGAGGAGTTTGAAGTTCTCGGGTTCTCTGCTCCATTTGTTGTCGTCCGGCGCAAAGCAGACGGCAAGAAAGGCCTCATGCAGTTCAATCACTCGCCTCGTGTCTATTTTGGATTCGAGCCCGAGTCATGAAACTGCGTTGTCGCTTCGGTTGGCACCGTTGGACCAAATGGGAGGAGGTCGGCACCGCAAGTCGTTGGGTCTTTGCCGACAACAAAGAAAAACTTGACCGTGGACGTCTTCCGGTTCAAGGGCGAAATTGCGAAGACTGCAACAAGCTGCAATTGAGGGAGCTTCACCTTGACTGACCAAGAGTTCTTGAACAACTTTTGGCAGATCGAAAAAGTCGCCGAACAGCTCGACGGCAACATCAACAATTTTCCACAAGCATTTCGGGTAACTAGAGAAAGAGAAGGTAAAAACTGATGGGCTTGGATGTCAACCTGAGCTACTACCCCGACTACGAGCGCTCCAAGGCGCTTGAAGCGGCATACGAAGAACGGACGGAAGGGCTCTATGACCTTCACGTCGAACAACCGGTCAAGGCATTGTTGGACGCTGACTTCGATCTTGCACACAAGGTGCGAGCGTTAGAGGCCAAGGCCAACGACTACCGAGGCACGACGTGGGAAGAACGCGATTCGGCGTCAAAGAAGGTTCGTGAACTCACAGGTCACGACAAGTTCTACGACGCGTACCGTGCAGCCGAAGAGATCATCCAAAAAGAGATGGGCGTCGGCAAGTACGGTGAAGACCTCACCAAAAAGAGCATCGAGACCACCTCAGCTCTTCACCCCGACCACTACTTCAAGGTTGGATACTGGCGTAGCTCGCACAACGGCAGCGGATTCGATCACGTCGTCGGCGATCAGTGCGGCTGGCGTCTCGAAAACATCGCCTTCGGCCCTGAGGGGTTCGTCGAGAGCGAGGGCTATGACCGAGTGCTCGACTGGTCTGCCGCATTAGAGCGCTCCGGACAAGCGAAGGCAGCGTATAGCGCCGTCATTGCCGAGGAAGCCGTGTCGTGCTCGGAGCACACACCGTTCTACATGCCCGACCGGAAGTTCCCGAGAAGCCAGAAGGAAGCCATCGAGATTTACCGGCAGACCGTCTCCGAGCAAAAGGATCGCAAGCCGTTCCCTGGCGAAGAGGATTCAAAGGCGAACTGGTTCAGCAACGGCTCGGGTGATTACTACCTTGGCGAGCCCGCAAAGCTCGTGGCGCTTCTTCCTGGTGAAGGATTCATGATGAACCCACAAGGCGGGTTCAAGGGACCAACGATGTATGCGATCTTCCAAACCGACAAAGAGGGCAGTCAGTGGTATCTCGATGCGATTGAAATCATCGAAGAGACCATTCAGTACGTTCTCGATCAGCCAGAAGAAGAGCGTTCCAAGTACCGCATGTATTGGAGTGGTTAGTCGTGAGCGCATGGATGGTTTCAAAAGAGCACATCGACGTCTTGGTGACAGCCAGCATCGCCCTCGGAATTATCCCGAAGGACGAAGCCGACATGACCGGCATTCAGTTGTGGGACGAGAACTGGAAGAGCATTAACTCTCGATACCCCGACACGATTGACGATCACGAAAGCATCCCTGGTCCCATTTCGTTTCGACCGGAACACATCGCCGAGTACACGTTTGACCCTCGTCCAACCGAGGATTTGATTTACGTGTACAAGCAAGCTGGTTGCTACGGCTATCAATCGTGTGAGCACGATGAATGGAAAGACAGCACTGCTTTCAGGATCACAGGGGAAATAGAGACTGAGATTTTGAAGCACACGGGGCTCACCGAAGCAAGCATTCAGAACCACCCCTTGTACAAAAAGGCAACATGGGGCGTGCACATTAAAGAAGACGGTTCTCTCTGGCTCGACTCAAATGAGTTCTATGCCTGGTGCCGGATTCAGAACGGTGTGGATCAGTAACAACAATTCGCAAATAGCGAGAAATGCCATTTCATTTCAACAAGGAGAACCAATTGAGTACAAGAGCAATTGTTGCAGAGCCGTATGGTGATTCGTGGCGAGGTCGTCACACTCACTCAGACGGATACCCGACATATCGAGCGCGCCATCTTTGGGCGCTCGTAAAGAGGGACGGCTTTGAGAAGGTCCGTAAGACCATCTGTGAGGATCACTATGGATGGTCAGTGATCGACGCAGAGCAAGCGGACTTGACGGCTGTCAAAGTTCCGAAGAGCTACGAAGAGGCACAGAAGTTTGGTTACGGTTCGCCGGAATACGAAGCTTTTAACCTCGGTCCACAAGGCAGCTACGGCGACGGTCGTTTCGTGAATGTTCCAGGCTACGGCGTGGCATACACGACGGAAAAAGGTCAAAGTGATGCTGATGACTGGATGACGCCAGAAGACACTCGCGATAGTGAGTGGGCTTACGTTGTTGCGGATAATGGGCTTTGGGTGTTCAAGACACACATGGGTCCTGGCTTCAACACAGTGACACCGCCGACGCTTCTCGGCATCTTCAACTGGAATGAAGATGAGCCGAATTGGGAAGCAGTCGAGAACTCGGCTTACGAGTCGGCCGAAGCATGACGACAACTCCTGCGCCTGTTGAAGACGACGGTAAGCGATACAAGATCATTCGGTTCCATCAATTTGGCGGGTTTGATGGAGACGGGTACAAGAAGACCATTGCCTACGGTCAAACGCGTGAAGAGGCGCAGGAGCACTGTCGTCGTGAAGACACACACGGTAATGGCTGGTTCGATGGATACGAGGAGCAGAGATGAAGGCACCATTAGAAAAAGCAATAGCTCGTGCGGATTGTGTAGACCGACACGTCTATTACATCAAGTCACGCAATCTCAACTGTGGTGTCTTTCGCGAAGCGACAGGTGGGTTCATCGGCATTCGTGAGAAGTTCGACAGTCTCTATTTGTTCGAGGAGTACCACTGGGAGACGAGCAACACGTTCGGAACCGTCCAACCTTTAATTGACATTGGCGTTCTGCCAGAAGGCATTGAGTTGTTGGAGACAGTCGATGGCGGGTGCACGGGGTGCGGCAACCCGATCACTTACGATAACGACGTCAAGGCTCGAATGACGGCAGCAGGCCTCACGCTCACTGATGATGCTTATGAATGGCCGTGGAAACACGACAACCCCGAAGACGAGATCGCTTGCGCTGAGGAGAACCCAGGCGGATCGCGCCGGAGGTATCAACCGTTGTTCGATTACCTCACTCCGATCAATGCCGGGATAGCGGCAGAAGAAAGAACCAGTAGGGCATTTTGGGAGTCTTGGATCGAAGAGAACTATGTCTCGAAACAGGAGGCAGCGAAGAAAAAGCCCAGGTCGGGGAGTATTTGACATACCCGGTTGCTACTCTTACACTGAGTAGTGGCATATTGCATGTTGCAAGCCACATTCCAAAACAAGGGAGAATGGAAATGTCCGCAGAAACAGCCGAATGGCTGAACCAGAACATCCTCATCGGGCTCACCGACAAGCGCGGGAAAGCGTGGCATTACAAGGAGAGCGCACAAGGCAACGAACCAAATCATTACCCAGGTTTCATTCCAATCGACGACGTTGTTCGTCGGCTCTTCAACTTCGAGGCCATTGAGCCCCAAGCTGCGTATCTGCTTCCAGTCGGAGCGGGTCAGACAATTTCAGACCTTCGGGCGCATGGAAAGCAGATTGTCACCATTGACGGCCTTAATTATGAGGTCGTTGTTGACAAAGAGCACAAGGCAATCGTCGATGCAGAGACCGGCGTCGTGTTCAACTACCCCGGTGTCGAGTGGGCGCAGCACCCCTACACGGGATGGCTCGTTGACGGTGTCGCCAACATTCTCGACACGTCGCGTGGCGAGCTTGGTTGTTCAAGCGCCGGACTTCTGAAGCGTCGTGGGCAAGCGTGGGTCGAGTTCTCGATTCCCGAGAACATCTCGACTCCCGAAGGTGTCACTTTCCGACCGAACATTCTCGGCTGGACGAGCCTCGACAGCTCACTCGCAACCGGGTTCAAGACCACCGACGAGTTCACAGTGTGCGACAACACGCTTCGCTTGCGTCAACGTGATTGCGAAGGCTCTTCGACGTTCTACGCCAAGCACACGTCGAACAGCGGTCTTCGAATCGGCGAGGCTCGCCAGGTCTTGAACATTTTGTTCAAGGATGCAGACGACACTGCAAAGGCAATTCATGACCTCTGCGCCACCACGGTGACTGAGACTCAATGGCGTGGCGTGCTCGACGCTATCTTCCCGTTGCCGGAAAAGGAGTCCAACGAGAAGCCAGGACGTTCGTTCTCCATTGCCAACAACAAGCGCGAAGTGATCGACGGGCTGTACCGCACCGACGAGCGCTGCGCTCCTTGGGTCGGCACGGCGTTCGGTGCTGTGCAAACCTTCAACACCTGGAAGCTTCACCACGCAACCGTTCGCAACACGAGCGGCGGCGGGCGTGTGGAGCGCAACAAGATCAACGTCATCAACGGGCAGCTCGACGCCTGGGACACCAAAGTCCTCGACGCTGTTGATGCAGTTCTGGCAGTCGCCTAACGATTTGGACACACGCAGGGTCCTCTCACTAGCCTCCTGGCCTTCGGGTCGGGGGGCTTTTGGGGTGAGTGAAAGGAACTCAATGCAAACCATAACGTGGACCAAGCACTTGATTACCGTTGCCCAGTTTCGGTCGAAGCCGATTCACGTCAACGAAGCAAAAGTCAATAACGATGGTGTCACCAAGCGCGTGCTGTTGCTTGAACAAGAAGGTAGCGAGAGTATCGAAGTCGATACGGAGTGCCTTGATCTCCTAATTAGGAGCTTGCAGCCTCTTCAGCGAACGTACCCGCCTTCCAAATCGGAAAGGCTGTTGACGACTCTATAAGAGGTTGCTAATGCTGACGGACTGGGCCGAACCACACGACCTGCCCGAGGCATTAGATCGTCGGAGAGTCATCACGGCCGAGATCGAAGAGATTCAAGCTCAGCTTGGCGACAAGACCAAAGAGCAAGATGCTGAATGGCGCAAGAAGGCGATTTGGGCTCTCACGAACCGACTACAGGAACTCCGATTGGTGAAGGCATGGGTCAGAGAAAATCGAATGATGAGTCTGACGGTTTAGAAGCACGTCACCTTCAAGGCAATCTCAATGAGCCCCTTGACGCTGTTTACGCTGTAATCCGTGAGTACTTTCCACGGGCAAACAAAGAAACGTGTGACCAGTTGGCATTCGCAATCGTGTACCGAGTTCTGCAAATGCGATCTGTTGAAGGGAATCTTTGGGCCGCTACTATCGACCAGCCCGATCCTTCTCGTCTGCCTCCAACGCTCGACGACCTCTAGCTTGGCGGTACGTGTTGGCGACATCTCGCTCGAACTTCGGGCGGTCAAACCCTTTTGGTTCTTCAAACGATTTTGGTTCTTGTCGGTAGACGTTTGGAATGGAGTGCTCGCCGCCTAATGGGTACATCGAGCGTTGGTTCTCCATGACCATTTCATCAGTGGCCTTATGGCGACTGTGGATTACCTGCGTGTTGTCGAGGAAGGTCTTCCCATGTTCGGGGTCATCTTTGTCGGGAGACCACGCACCCACATAGACGCCGCGACGCCCGAGAGATTCGTTATGCCGCTGTGAGTATTCCTCGATGTCGTTGCCGGTGATGTCGGAGCGCTTCAGCTCCTTCTCCGAGCCCGCCAGAGACACGGCGTAGCCTTTCTTGGGGCTCTTGCCTGTGGTGTGCTTGACGGTGAATCCTGTCTCGCCTTCTCCGTGGGGTTCCAGGCCTTCAGCGAGACCTTGGAACTGTGCTTTCGAGAGTCCGGCCATCTCAGTACTCGTAATCCATGTTGAGGCTGCCTCCGTCCTCGGGAAAGACATTTGGGTTTGGTGGGACGCCCGCAGCGCCCTGCATCGGTCCGTCGCCGAGCGGTCCGCGGTTGAGAGGGTTGTAATCGCCATAGGCAACCACAGGGGTCATGTCGTACTGCCCCGCAGCGAGCCCGTTGTTGTCCGCAGTCCAATCGGGGATGTGTCCCATGCCCTCGGCCGTCCACTCCCCTGGCTGCTCCACAAAGGCGCTCTTGGAGCCGTTCTGAGCCGTCCAGCCGATCTTTGGCAGGTTCGCCGGTCCACCGGGCTGCACGGCCCAGTTGATGTCGTTGGAGCCTCCCATGCACTCGGGAACGTGACCAGGAGCACTCGCTAGATCGATTGCCATTTGTGCGTATTTGGCTTGTAGATCGGCGATCTGCTCCGGCGACGTTGCAGAGTCCGGCCGACCGAAGATGCCACCTTGGATTTGGGTGTGGTAGCCGAGGTCGCTCATGGCTTAGATTCTACGACCAATGAAGATTGTTGTTGGGTTCTAACTGACTTGTAGTTGGATTGCCGGTAACGCATACTCAGTAAATGGCTGCAAAGAACATCAATACACCACAGGCTCTGAAGCGTCGAATACGAGAGCAAACAATTGTTGACGACAACGGCTGTTGGATTTTCCAAGGAGCCAAAGATCGAGCAGGGTATGGGCGCTTCTATATGGGGCTCGGGCAGACTCGACGCACTCATCGCCTCACTTATGAATTGTGGGTAGGGCCAATTCCTGAAGGATTAGAGCTAGACCATCTTTGTAATACTCCGGCTTGTTGTCGTCCATCACATTTAGAACCAGTTACCGGATTAGAAAATAGGCAACGGGGGACAAAACGTCGAAAGCGATGCGGGCGCGGACATTATTACTCAAAGCGAAATACCTACATTACGCCGCAAGGTGTTCGAATGTGTCGAGAATGTCGTCGAATCCACGGAAGGATCAATGACGCCAAACGACGTCCTTCTCATCTTCCAAAGCGAATTTCTCCTAATCATTGTTTTCGTGGGCATCTTTTGACTGAAGAGAACACCTATCGCATTGATGGGGAACGTCGGTGTCGAAAATGCAGTGCCGACCGGCAAAGAGGTTACCGCCAAGCGAAGAAAGAAGTTGCATGAAGATTGTCATTGGATTTCCTGTGAAGGATAGAGCTTGGGTTCTCCCACAGATGCTTCAAGCGCTCGAACAGCAAGACGTGACCTTCGAAGTCGTGGCGCTCTATACGGCGTCGGAAGACGATACGGAGCAAATCCTCAAAGACCACGGCGTCGAGATTCACTATGACGAGAGCCCCGGCAGACCGCGGCACAAGATCGATGGGCACAACTGGGGGACACTCGATCAGTTCGAGTACATGGCGACACTGCGTAATCGCCTCGTGGACATCTGCATTGAGAAAGATGCCGATTATTTCTTCTCCCTAGACAGCGACATCATCTTGCCGCTGAACGCATTAGAGAGCCTGCTCGCCTTCTCTCAAAGCCATCCTGGTGTTGTTTCACCGGCCGTCAATATGACCATCAATCAGACGGCGTGGAACATGATGCGCTGGAACGGATTGATCGGTGTCGCTGATCGAACCGGCAGAGCTGCGATAGGTGAGACGGGGCAAGCCGACGTAATCATGGCCGCAATGTTGCTCGACCGATTAGGGATGACAGCGCGCTGGCGACCAAATCCCAATGGTGAAGACATGGGTTTCTGCCATGATTGCGAAGAGAAGGGAGTCCCTAGATGGTGGGTTCGAGAGATCGTGTGTGACCATCTTATGTTCAGATAATGGCTGCTCCATACACACCCGAACTGTTTTGGGCCAAAGTAGTTAAGACCGAAACATGTTGGATTTGGCAAGGAAATAGTGACAATGGTCGGGGTTACTTTTCGATCATGTGGGCTCAAAAACGACGTTACGTGCATCGCGTAGCATGGGAGTTGGTCAATGGTCCCATTCCAGACGGATTACAAATTGACCATTTATGCAGAAACAAGCGCTGTGTCAATCCCACTCACCTCGAACCCGTTACAGGACGCATCAACAAATTGCGTGGAAATACAATCACTCGGAGAAATGCGGAGGTGACACATTGCGTTCGAGGCCATCCTTACGACAAAGAAAACACCATTGTGGGGACTACGCCCCTTGGAACTCCTCGGCGAGCTTGTCGGAAGTGTCGAAAGCTTTATCGGATGTTTCGTTGAGCTGTTGCTCGATCCAGGTGTAAAGCATTGCGAGTCCGTATTCGAGAGAGACTTCCGGTTCCCATCCGCAGACTTCTTTGGCGAGAGAAATGTCCGCATTGCGTGCATCTACACCGATTGCTCCATCGACATAGCGGCGACTCAAACGAACACCGCCAATCTGTTCGACTATTGAAACAAGATCATCAACGGTGACCGAACGGTCGCTTCCGATGTTTACCGGCTTTGAGTAATCGGATTCCATCAAGGCGATGGTTCCTCGAACGCAATCCTCCATGTGAAGGTAACTGCGGAGCTGCTTGCCGGTCCCCCAAATCTCGATCTCATGGTTCCCTGTCTTGACGGCCGTTGCTACTTTGCGGCACATCGCTGCCGGAGCCTTCTCCTTGCCGTCGTTCCACGTTGAGTGCTCGCCGAAGACGTTGTGGTATCGAGCGATGCGGACTTCGAGTCCTTGCTCTTCGGCGTAATGCTTCATTAGCTCTTCCATGTAGAGCTTCGAGAATCCGTAGCCTTCCTCGGGCTGTGCAGGCCATGCCATGTCTTCTGACATTTGCCAATCGTTTGACTGACCAGAACCACCAACCATGTACTTGGTGTTTTGTAGATTTGTGTTGTAAACACAAGCGCTCGACGAAAAGAAGACCCGTGGTACTCCGGCTTTGACTGCTTCCCGAAGGATCGCTATGCCAATTTCAATGCTCTCGGCACACGCCACTTTGTGGGTGGTGATGTAACCGATGCCGCCCATGTTCTCGGCAAGATCGTAGATGGCATCAGCTCCTCGAAACGCCCCCGAACCGCCAACTTTGGTGCAGTCGAGTTGCACGTTCTGTGCCTGATTGTGTAATTGCCACCATTCGTTCTTTGGCTTGATGTCGATGGCTCGAACTTCGTTTCCTCGGACCAATAGCTCCCTAACCAAATGTCCGCCAATGGCACCACCGGCCCCGCAAACAACGATCTTCATTAGAGGTTCCCTCCGAGTCGGAATTGAATTGAGATCGACGGTAGCTGGCAAGTAGAAAGGGGTCATAGTCAATTTCGGGAGATCAAATGTCGTTCGCCGAGGAGTATTTGAACGAGACCCGTGCGATTATCGATCAGCTCGATTACGAGCAAATCGAAGCAATCGCTCAGGGTATTGCCGGAGTTAGACGGCTTTTCATCCTCGGTGTTGGGGGCTCAGCAGCAACGGCTTCACATGCAGTGAACGACTTCCGAAAGATTTGTGGTGTCGAGGCCTACGCACCAACTGACAACGTGGCCGAGCTAACAGCGCGCACGAACGACAACGGTTGGGGGACAACTTTCGTTGACTGGCTAAAGGTTTCGAAGCTCGACAGTGACGACGGTGTTCTAATCCTCTCGGTCGGCGGCGGGGACAGCCACGGAGCTTCACCCAATCTTGCTGAAGCGATTAAGTACGCTCGCCGGACATTGGGAATCGAGAAGGGTATCGGAGCAACAATCTTTGGCATCGTTAGTCGCGACGGGGGGTACACGAAACGATTTGGTGATCGTGTGCTAGTAATCCCTCCGCTTTACGAGAACCGGATTACACCTCACACGGAAGGATTGTGTTCAGTGATCTTGCACTTAATCGTTTCTCATCCGGCACTCTCATGAAGCTCTTTTGCGATGGTGCCGATTTGCGCTCAATGGAGCGTTATGCCGAGGAAGATTTCATTCACGGATTCACCACGAATCCGACCTTGATGGCGAAAGAAGGTGTGCGACAGTACGAAACCTTCGCCAAGGAAGCGCTACGACTCACGGTCAAACCGATCTCGTTCGAAGTACTGGCCGACGAACCTTCCGAGATGGTGCGCCAAGCTCGAATCATCGGTAGCTGGGGCGAAAACGTCTTCATCAAGATTCCAATCCAAACGACCAAAGGTCGCCACACGACTGAGATCATCTCGACGCTCAGTAGGGAAGGGTTCAGGATCAATGTCACCGCAGTGTTCACCGAGGCGCAGGTTTCTCGTGCAGCGACGGCACTCACTGGTGGCATCAATCGAGGGATCATTTCGGTGTTCGCCGGACGAATTGCCGACACTGGCGTTGATCCAATAAGGACGATACGTTACGCACGAGACTGGGCAGGCAGATGGTCCGAAGTTCTTTGGGCGAGCCCGCGTGCAGTGTGGGACTACTACGCAGCCGATTATGCGGGCGCACAGATCATCACCATGACACCAGAGCTGATCGAGAAGATGCGAGCAAGTGCGGGCAAAGACCTCACTCTGTTTTCGCTTGAAACGGTGGTGATGTTTCACAACGACGCCAAGGCTTCTGGTCTCTCGCTTTGATCATTACTCAAACCCCGCTGCGCCTCACACTCGGCGGCGGGGGCACCGACGACCCAACCTTCGTAAAGGAACACGGAGGCTTTGCACTAACGGTGGCAATCGACAAACACGTCTTCGTGGGCATTCACAAAATGCTCGATCCTGGCTATCGTTTGAAATATGCCAAGGAAGAGATCGTCAACGAACTCGATGAGATCAAGCACCCGATGTTTCGGGAAGCGCTCCGCTATTACCAAGTTCCTCCTGGCGTTGAGCTTGTCTCTCTTGCTGACATTCATTCTGGTAGTGGTCTTGGTTCTTCTGCTGCCTTCACAGTCAGTCTTTGTCGTGCTCTGGCTGCTTTCACGGGTCGCCACCCCATTCACCGCTATGAGATAGCTCGGGTTGCTGCACACATCGAGCTAGAAGTTCTTGGTCGCGGTGGAGGTGTGCAAGATCACTGGGCGTGTGCGCTCGGGGACCTTCAGGCGTTGACGTTTCGTCGTGACGGCTCAGTTGATTACGACTACATCCCAATGCAAGGACACGTCGTCAAAGAGCTTCAAGCAGGGCTCTGCATGTTCCTGGTCGGCTACTCACGCGATGCCGACACGGTGCTCGTCGAACAGTCTCAGGACGGGCTCGCCGAGATCAAAGCTCGGGGGTATGAGGCCTACGAACTTCTCTGTCAAGGTGAGCTTCGGACGTGGGCCGAGAACATGAATTACCACTGGGAGGCCAAGAAGAAGCGCTCGAATTTGATCTCGTCAAACGAGGTCGATGAGATGTACGCTTACGGTCTCGCCAATGGAGCCATAGGCGGCAAGCTCGTCGGTGCCGGAGGTGGGGGCTTCCTAATGTTCTATACCGAGGAGCCCGAGCGATTGTCGTCGGCGTTCCGAGGCAAACTTCAAGAGGTTCAATTTGAGTTCACAGGAGATGGAACCGAAACCATCACACGCACTCCCTAAGCAGTTGCAGTGTGTGGTGCTGGCCGGTGGGTATGGCACTCGATTGGCTCCCCTCACCGACAACTGCCCGAAGATCATGGTGCCTGTTCTTGGGCGTCCCTTTGCCTATTGGCAGCTTGATCTCATGAAGAAGTGGGGCGTCACTGAGGTTGTCTATTGCGTCAATCATCTCGCTCACAAAGTGAGAGAGCTGGGCGACGATTACAAAGGCATCCGCTTGCTCTACAGCGAAGAGAAGAACCGACCACCAGATGCATTGTGGAAGTTTGCTGTTCGCAACGCACTCCCGCTTCTCGATGAAGAGTTCTTGTTGATGTACGGCGACTCTTATTTGCCGGACGTGGACATTGACTCAGTGAAAGCGTTTGGTCCTTCACTCATCACGTCGTGGCAAGGGATCGACTACGGGTTGTGGCACTGCCATCGAAGCGAGTTCGCATTCGCCGAGCTTCAAATCATCGAGCGCTTTCACGAGATCGGTTCTCTCGAAGGGCTCGTCGAGCTAGAGGCGTATCTACAAAACCGGTAATGGTGGGCGGCGCATGAAGTCGATGTTGCACTCGTTCGAGCCCTCAGGGTCGATGCGCCAGTTCGCCAACGGGTTGTCGCTCTTGTAGTACATCAGCGTTTCAGTGATGAACTTGAAGCGTGGCCCAGCGAGTTCGAGCGCAGTCAAGGTGAACTGCACATCACAGCCCTTCTCGTACCACGCACCTATCTTCGGTCCACCGTCGTAATGAAACTGATCCACGGGGACGTTGTTGAAGATGCGACCTTTCATCGTTCGAAGGTGGTTGAAGTACACAGCGCCGAACGCTCGATAGGAGCGGTTCGCTATCACTTCCGGCGGGTACTCGCGTGCCGGTGGGCAACCAGGCTCTGGTGGGTCCGGTAGGTAGCTCCCATACGTCGCCAGCGTGTCGTCGGCGTAATAGTCGAGCAAGTGCGCAAGAACATCGGGGTGTGCAAAGCGATCACCATCAAGGTCAAGAAAGATGATGATGTCGTCATCGGCAGGCTCCATCTTCTGGATGCCTTCCCAACGCATTTGGGTGTCGAGCTTCCACGGAGCTTCATCGTTTCCGTTGAAGATGATTTTGTTGGGGTAATCAAGAAGGGCGCACTCTATTTGGTGTCCAGCGGGATCAGTCGCCCAGTCTTCGGTCTCATAGGAGATGCAGAGTTGCCAGTCCTTGACAGTCTGCATTCCAACGGAGGAGATCGTTTGGTGAATCTGTTGTGGTGTGCACTTCCAACCGTTGCTGATGATTTTGAACATTAGAACTTCTTCTTTAGTGGCGGCTTTGCCCTGAAGTTGTCATCGCACTCTTTGTTCTCGTTGTTATTCATGCGCCACGCCGAGAACGGATTGAGTGAGTTGTAGACCATCAGCACCTCTTCGATGTAGCGATGGCGGTAGCCGACCATTTCGAGCGCGGGGATCATCGAGGTGACGTCATCGACTTTCTTATACCACTCTCCCTTTTTGTGTGGGTACTTTTCAGCGCCGTTGCCGAGAACGTCTTCGGACCACTGGAACTGATCGAGTGGGATTGCGTTGAAGACCTCGAACTTCATGGTGCGCAAATCAGCAGCACGATAGGGGGCAGAGCGAAACGAGCGATCCACAATGACCTTGTTGTCGTAGGGAAGGGCTCGCAGTGGAGAACCGACAGGTGGCACGTTCTCGTAGTTCCCATACGTCAAGAGCGGAAAGCCGTCAGCGTAAGCGTCGTGCACTCTGTCCAACACTTGGTGGTGTGCAAACCGATCCCCGTCAAGGTTGAGCCAAATGATGACGTCTTCGTCGTCGGGCTCCATCGCCTGAATTGCCTCATAGCGAGCCTTCGTACCGTAAATGAAGTTCTCTTGGCCGGTGCGAATTGTGTACCTGAATTGCGTGTCGCGATCAGATGCCGCTTTGATCCACCATTTGAGTCGGTAATCGACAGAGAAGGTTTCTTCTTCGTTCTCTGACTCGTAGGAGATCATGACCTCAAAGTCACGACGACTCTGCAAATCGATTGAGTTGAGGGTCCACATCATGGAGTCGAAACAGCGCCACCCGGCGCACACAATCTTAAACACGAGGCGTCAACCGAAAGATGTCGTCTTTGAGATCACAATCGAAATCGTTTTTGATTGCGGTCTCTGCCACCCACTCGTAATGGGGGTAGTCCTTGAACTCCTCTGTGTGCTCCGGCATACCACCAAAGAGACGAGCATCGTCGATGAGGATCACGCTCCCCTTTGGTGCAGTTACTGCTGCTTCAAGTTCCGCAACGATGGGGGTGTCGCTGTCGGCAGCTTTGGCTGTGCCGTCGCCCGAGTAGTGGCCGTCCAACCAAAAGAGAATTGGTTGGTGATCAATGACGAGATGCTTCAGTAGCTCGCCGCTGTTTCCATGAAGACAAGTCACATGGGCGAAGGGTGCAAATCGTGCGCGACAGTGATCGTAAAGCCCTTCATCAAGTTCAATGGTGATGATCTTGTCGAAGTCTTCAATCAAGCCACCGGGAGTGGTTCCATATCCACTTCCACTTTCGATGAGAACGTGGAGATCGTAGGAACGGGCATAGCCACGCATCATGTTCATGCGCTGCTCGAACTCTAAGATGTGTGACATCAGTTGCTCCTTACTGCCAGATAGTTTCGGTATTCGTAATCGTCGCTTGCGTCTCGAATGGGGCGCATGTGTCCGTCTCGGTACTCGTAGATGGTGAAAGCCGATGGAAGCCAATCAATGGCGTCTTGAAGACGCTCACTCCACGGAGAGCCAGGTCCCCATGTGCCGCCGTACTCGAACTGCACGGCCTGGATCATCTCTTCAGCAAGTGCGTGTGTTGCACCTTTGATGACAGGGACTTCATAGCCCTCAGTATCGATCTTCAAGAAAATGTCGTCTTCAACTTTGTAATTGAGTAAATAGTTGTCAATGGTTGTGACACTGACTTCTTCCCACTCCTCGCCCTCGAACACGCCACGCAAGTGCGATTGACAAATGTCGTCGGTGCCGAGTGTGAGCTTTGTGCGTTCGATGATGTTCCCAACAGCCGTGTTGATTACCGACGTTCTCAAATCACCCGAGTACTTTTCAGCGAGAAGCATTGCAGCACCTGAGCGAGGTTCGAATAGGTGCGCCTCAACGTGCCCGCAGTGCTCTCGAACGCAATCGGTGTAGGCACCTTCTGCTGCACCGACATCGAACAGGACGAACTCGTCGTGGAATAAGTTGAAGACCATCTCGATAATGGCGTGCTCGTCAGCCTGCATTGTTCTTCCGTGCATAGAGAGCATCGCCCCAACCCTGGCCTGGAACCCAGCACGTCTCGACGCGATCAAAGTCCTTCAGAATTCCATCGAGTTCCCAAACCTGATCGCAGTCGATGTAGACCGGTTGGTCGTTGACTTCGCTCATTACAAATTGAAGCGATGGCAGAAGGCGGGCTGCTCCACGAAGAGCGTGAGCTTCAACACCCTGGATATCCAGTACGAGCATGTTCACATTGGTGATGTCGAACATGTCCACGAGTGTGTCGATACGTCGGGTCTTCATTGGCTTGGTTTCAACAACGGTGATCTCGGGGGAGAACTGGACGTGTGTGCCAAAGGAGAGGATCGAAGAAGACATGCCGTCGAGGTTGGTGACATTGAAGTTGAACTCGACTTCGTCTTCATCCCACACAAGAGCGTGGATTACTTTGTGGCCTCGGTGCACGACGTTCTGTGCGAGTGTCACGAGGATGTTGTCGTTGGCTTCCACCCACCACACGTTGTCAATCCCAGCGCTCTGGTAGTAGTCGGCTTCCTCGCCGATGCGAGCCCCACAATGAATGACGCCAGTCACCTTGTTAGCCAGATCGTATTTGGCAGCAATGGTGTTCCAATCAAGCAGCATCTACGACTCTCCATCCGGCGGGGAACAAAATTGACTCATCAATGAAATCGTTCAGGGGACCGTACACCTTGCTCGGGCGTACAACATGGTCCGGCGGAACATTAGCGAGAATGGCTCCCCAAATCCCAAACGTGGAGCCCGTTACGACGAGGTAATCACACGCCGCAAGCGTGAACAAATCGATCCAATCAGATGGTTCGGTTGTTCCATAGAGCGGGTCGTGTTCTTTGAAGTAGTCGCGCCCGTTGCCAAAGAAGCAGTTTGACTTCCAGTGTTGTTGGCACCAAATAACGTCGTCTGAGATGATGACGGTGGAGCGGACAAACTCATTTGCTTTGTCGTGAACTTCTCGTTCAGCGGTCTTGTAGTAACCAAGCGACATGCACAGGTGGTAATCGAGATTGTTTGGCACACCTGGGTCTGCTCCACCAACTTTGTCTGAACGACGCACATGGATACCGAGACTGGTTCCAGAAGCGGTGCCGATGTAATCAGGATTGCCTGCAAGCATTTGCACAGCATGGTTACTGGGGGCCAGGTACTCACGAATCTCGTCGATGCAGTGCCAGAACAAATTGACGTCTTGAAGATATGGCCGACAACGAGGGTCCATGTGATGAGTGAGTTCCGAGTCCATAGGAGTAGTTGCTGTCCCTGCCGATATATAGCCTGCCATTACCAAATTGATGGCGAACATCTCATTTGGAATTGAGAAGTATGGTCGGTAAATCCAATCGGCAGGGAAGATTGGGCGTTCGCCAAGAGTGCGAGCAACACCGACAGTGGATGCGAATTCGAAGAGAGCGTTGCCTAGACGACCAAATCGTCCGAGATTTGGGTAGGCAATCACGAAGCTCTCTTTTTTCTCGGCTTCGTTTCAGCTACACCTTTTGGCCGACCAGTGGACGGCTGCCCAACAATGTGTAATCCGTATCGCTCTGTGGCGATCTTCCGACTCTTGTTGCGAGGTCCGCTGATCTCGTTGTTCTCAAATCGTTTGATGGTGTTGCAATTGGCACACAACAGTTGGTAGTCATCAAGATTTGCGAGCACCTTGTTGTAGAAGCGCCTCGTGCAATTACCTAGCTCGCGTTGTTCAGCAGTTCCACCACCATTGATGTGATCGATCTGAAGAGCCCGCCAATCGTCGAACTCGCAACGAACACATTTGCCGCCCATTAGGGCGAGCATTTCCAGACGTCTTTTCAGCATGCTCTTTTTTGAAGCGAGTTTGTTGTGTTCGATACACAGAGATGAGAAGCCATCCCGACTGTTTTTGTGCGTGTAGAAGCTGCTTATGGGCAAATCTTCTTTGCACTGCGGGCACCACTTGGTTTGCAACTCATCTCCTCCCCACCCCACTTCTTTCATAGAAGGGGTTGGAATTCCAGACTTCCACTTCGCCGCCTTGTCCGAACTCTTTTGTCATCCAGCACGCAAGGGCCAAGGAGTCGAGGTAATCGTCGTGAGCGTTCTTCTCGTTCTTTGGTGCGCCGACCAAAAGGTAGCGCCCTTTGTATTCCTTTTCAACATTCAAAATCTGCTGGATAAATCGTTGGTGGGTCATTAGACGTTGAGTGCGAGGATGTGCAGGCCAGCCGAGCAATTTGCGTTGGATTAGCTGCATTAAATGCTGCCAGCGCTCGGACTGATCAATTGGATTCATAGCGCAGGCAACTACTTCGATGCTCGGGAGGAGGGTCTGAAGGCGCTCGGCCACCGGGCCTCCCATGCCCTGAGCATCCACGGCAATCCGCATGACGTAATACCGCGACACGAACTCACAAATCTGTCGGTACTGGGACTCCCAATTCTCACCGTGCAGTTCGAGCCAGTTCAAGATGCGATGGTTGAAGAGCCCAAACTCATCGGGGTGTTCCCAGTCCACCCAAATCGCCGTGCACACCGTGGAGTCGTGCTTCGCTGCGACGTCAATGCCAATCACGATTGGTGATTCGGTGTAATAGGGAACAGTCATCATGTCGTAATCACTTAGTTCTTCGATGATGTCTTCGGTGACGAACATGCCTCTGTCGAGTAGCCATTTGAGGCAGTACGACATTTGGAACTCGTCCGAGTCTTCGCCGAGCCGTTCTTTTTCCTTCTTGATTGCCTGTGCGTAGAACTTTGACTCCTTTGCTGCGCGCCGCCAGTCATAGGCGAAATGGTTCTTCTTGCCATTAGACGGTGAGCGTCGCTTATTTCGTTGGATCGCTTCGAGGAAGTCAGATGTGTGCGTAGTCGGTGTCCCAATCTTCACAATGGTGCCGGACACAGCAGTCATCATCGGGTGAATACGACGGCGCACTGTTTCAGAGTCAGCGTCTTGCGCCTCGTCGATAATGATTAGGTGATACGTCGTGGACTCGATCTTCGCCTTAGGGAATGCAGTCTGCTTCCGGCAGAACGAATGGTTGTGTCGCATTTGAATGAGGTTCCCGTTCGGGTGAGCCTCATCGTCGATTTCAGGATCAGCGAGAAACTGCTTGGCGTGCTCTGACGTTAGATGCATTTCAATGCGACTGAAGAGCGTATCGGCCTGGAAATCAATCGGGGCGAACAGACCAATCATTACACCGTATTTGAATTTCTGAAGCACCTCATCGGTGGGGAACATCTTGGCGAGTTGGGGCAGGATTACCATCGCCGTCGAAACGACACAGCTAATGGTCTCGGTCTTGCCGCCCTGACGTGTTGCCTCGACAGTGATTTCGTCGGCGTCGCCAAAGATGAGCGAGAAGAAAATGCGATCTGCCATTTCGAGCTGGTAACTGCGCAGGCTGATTTCACACAGCGATTCGAGCAAAATCAAACACTTGTCAGTCAACCATTGCGCCCAGGCGATGCGAGGATTAACTGTTTTTGTTGGCACGACACTCCAAATAAGTAATCAAAATCTTCAGGCGTTCGATGTCGTCATTCAAAAGTCCTAATGCAATGTTGCAATTACGGCAAAGCAATCCTCGGATGCATTTGCCACAAGAACTAGTACCTGGACAACAACTGTGGTCGTGATCAACACAGAATAATTTGTGCCCGCCTCCTGGTTCTCGTGCTCCACAGATGCAGGTTCCACCTTGTCGCTCTAACAGCTTTTGGTACTCCGCAAGAGTGATGCTGTAACGGCTCAGAGATCGATTAGCTGATTTTTCAGGGTCGAGGTTTTTACGTTTCGAGGATGCTTTGTAGGAACACATTTGGCAATACGACCGAGGTCTTCCTTGCGCCGTCTTGAACTCACCTATTGGTTTCATGTGTCCGCACTTCTCACAGGGAATTTTTCACATCGGCTATTGCGGTTTGTGTAGGCATTGACAGTGACAGTACGATTCGGCTAATCCTGATACCAGGCAGTAACTATTTTGAGGAGATTTCAAATGGCCGATGGCGAAGAGACCGAGACCCATACAGTGCGCGACAAGCGTGCGAGTGCACAGCAGATACACAAGCCCGGTGTCGAACTCGAAGGCGGCACCGACATCCCCGAGGAAGAGGAAACGAACCACGAAGCTCGACTCGTGCGTCCTGAAGATGAACTCACCGATGAAGAGCGTGCCGCTGCTGGAATTTTCTCAGATTCAGTTGGTGATGCACCTGTTGTAATCAATACTCCCTGCGCCTTCGTTGTCTATATCGATGCCGCTGGCAAATGGGCAGCCGACAACGACATGACCAAGGTGATCATCGCCGAGCGTCAAGCGGTCTTCGATGACTTCTATCTCGCTGCCGCAATGATCCAAAAGGACGTCATGGTGCGTGAGACAGCAAATCTTGCCGCTCAAATGACTGTCGGATTTCAGCAGGCCACAATGATGCAGGCGATGGAGGCCCAAAAAAATGCTGAAATCGCACGAGCAGCAGGCATGACCGGCAGCCCTGCGGGTCGTTTCATTCCACCGCACCGCTAATGGCGGGAGTCCTTCTTATCGGTGCCGAGGATGTAATCCTTGTTCCGTCAGCCGCAAAGGTGTACGAAGCACCTCGGCCCATTAGAGAGGGCATTGAACTGGTCCGGCAGCTTCAGAACTTCCCGACGTCGCGCTGCGCTGTAATCGTTGGTGCCACAGGCACAGAAGGCGCAGAGCACTGGTGCAAAATGAACGGACTCCCGCAGGTCTCGGTCGTCCCCATTGCCGTCGAAGATGCTGATTTGAAGCTAGAGACGGCTCAGTGGCACGCCATTGAGCGTCAGCGGGCTGCCGGACCCGTGAACATGGTCCTGACGGCTTACCCCTACGTCTTCGAGATGTGTTCGAGAACTCACCAGGCGGTGCTATTGTACGGGCGCAGGGGCGGCCTCGAAGACATTCCAAAGCCTGAGTCGTGGGATACTTTGCAGGAGCGCTCGCGCCAACGTCGCGAGGCCATTGCGGAGGCATCATGAAGCCCAACGATGTGTCACAGTCCCCAGTTAATCCACAGTACCCATTAGGGGCTACCAGCGATGAAGCAGAAATGCATCAGCAGCTTGTGGACAGAGACTTGCCCGGTCCTGGCGACATCGTTGCGCGGCTTGGTCGGCAATTCCAAATACCTCGGGCGCAGCCGGACTCACAAATGAGCCAGCGGCCGGGGATCAACGTAGGAGAGAGCTAATGCCAGCAACGCAAGAACGATTAGATGCAATGGTTGTGATGTTTCGGGAACTCCCAATTAACGAAGGATGGCCGGACACAGACACCAATATCGAGGGTCGAGTACACCAGGGGTTCGCCGTCGAAGCAGGAGACGTCGGTGGTGGTAATGAGGAAGACGTTCGCTTCTCGGCATTGCGCTTGCTTGCACGCAATTGTGCACAGTACGAGGCCTATCGAATTGAGAAGGACCCGCATGCCGGTCGTTTCGAGAACCTTCAAATCTTCCATGACGGAAATAAGTGGTGCTGGTATTGCACCACGCCCGCTCTTGCGGCGGTGTAATGGATTTCTATTTCGCTGGGGCTGAGAACCCTCAGTACGCAAAGGTCCTTGCTCGATTAGGAGTGAAGCACGTAGCTATCTCATTCAACGAGTGGCGACGACGTCACGCCAACGACAACCTCGATCTTCATTTCGCTGAAGACGTGAAGGTGTGCATTACCGCCGGGGTCTCCAAGAAGAATGAAGACTTCGATTGGGACGACTTCGCTGCCGACTACTGCTTCTTTGCCGAGCACAATCTCGACGCTCTGGTCTACGACATCGACGCCGATGGATGCCCGCTTCCGGTTCGAACAGAGGTGCGTCGAATTCTTGGTGACTTCCCCAACTCAGTGATCTTCCCAATGGAGGGCGAAGACCTCGACGAACTTGCACGAGAGTACGAACACATCGGAATTAACGCCCGACTCAACAAATCGAAACACATCACCGATCTCCGGCGCATTCGATCAAAGCTCTACGCCTCCAACATCACGAGCCCAACCACGCTTCGGGACGGTCGATTTGTTGCCACCACATCATTTGCTTGGCTCTCTGCACGCAAATACGGAGAGTTGTGGATATGGTCGCGCAACAAGCTCGTGCACTATTCCGACGACAATCGAGCAAAAGGCGTCAAAGCACACACAAAGGAGATTGAGGCGCTTGGTGTCGATCCTCTTGCGTGTCTGCAAAACGACACGAATTCGCTGGTCACAGTGGCTGTTTCAAGCATGTTGATGATGGAACAGTTCGTCTCTGGTCGCACCCGAGACGTCAAAGCTGTGGCTGCTACATCTGAAAATATCGTGAGTGCCGATCCCTTGGCAAAAGAGCTTTTTGGACCTGCTATAACCGTCCAAAACTCTGACCTTGTACCTGTTCGAGAACGTCAACGCGTGACCCTACCGGTCATATCAATAGAAGACCAGGATGGCAAGCAAATTGTTCGTTCAAACGCCGATTCTTTGCGCCAGTGCAATAGCTGCTACATCCGCAATGATTGCCCTCGTTTTGAGGACTCTGCGTCGTGCGCCTTCTCTTTGCCGGTCACGATCTCCACTGCAAGGGATTGGGAATTGGTCGGGGCAGCCCTATTGGAGATTCAGGCAAAGCGAATTATGTTTGGTCACTTCGCTGATGAAGTGAGTGGTGAGGGTCCATCAGCACGAGTTGGACAAGAGATGGATCGCTGGTTCAAAATGGTTGCCAACCTGAAGGAATCAATGGTTCCGATTCCAATGGCTGGTGAAGGGGCACTGTCCAAGGCATTCGGAGAAATGCCCGCCGAGCTAATGGGAGGTTTTGGTGCCACCGAAGAAGAAGGCTCATACGACGAAGAAGACGACTTCGAAGAAGGAGTCGTTGTCGATAGGGTTGCCAGCGTGGGATAAGGAGCCCCCGCAACTTGAAATAAAAAGAACGCGTGTCGTTCGAACGGGGCGTCAAAAGATGCCACGTAATTGGGACAGCCCAGGAGGGCCACTGTAAATGCCTACTTCACTTCACGAGGATTACCGCTGTTCTTGTCGCATCCCAGTGCCAAAGGTCTTCAGGACTCCTGAGCAAGTCGAGAAGGGTGAGCGCGGCGATGACTGGGGCGTGTGTGTCACATGCAACAACGTGTTCGACGAACGTCTCTACGAAATGATGTGTCGCAAGCACATCAAGAACTGGAACTTCGAATCGGTGGGCGATTACATCGCCAACTTTGATCCCCATTATCGAGAGTTGATGGGGCTCGCCCCCTTAGCCGCCGAGCAGTAGCCGGGACCGCCGTCCAAAGATGGTTGGCGGCTTCGGTGGCGTGTTCTCCACATTCCATGCGTCAATGCCCTTAATGACTTCCTTCATGGGCTCGATGGCAGCACGACGGACCTTCTCTTGTTCGAGCAGGATGTCATAGGCGGCTTCGAGTTGCCCTCGTGCACCGAGAGCGCTGCTCGGTGGGTGTCCCGGCGGGATTGAGAGCAGCGTCTTCATGACAAGGCGTTGATCGGCCTGCATTCGTTGTCCGGCATAGAGAAACGCCATCATCTGTGAGCGCCAATTGACCTCGCGCAACAACAGCCAAATCGTTAGCACCGTGAGTGCCAACGCAACGGCCAGAACAATCACGAGAATTTTCACTTCACGCCTCCAAATTTCTGTAGCTCGTCCCACCAGTCATCAACTGATTTGTTCAAATCGTCGAGCGTCCCGTCATTACGGAACACACCACTGAAGTCGTCAATGCCAAGTGAGTGTTCGCTTGAATGATCATTGAGTGGCCCTTTATCGCCTCGTTGAATCCACAAATCCCACCCGCTGTGATAATGAATTGCGTCAAGTTCTTGTGGGTAGCGCACCCCAGTGATGACAACATTCTTCTGTTCAATTCGTGCCGGTTGGACGACATTCTTGAACAACCAATCAATCCAAATCCTCTCGTTGCCGAGAAGGTTGCGTCCGACGTCGGTGCCAAGTGTCTGAAACAACCTACGCACTTCGGGATTCTCTTTGCTCGCTGCATACCCAATACGAGCATGTAGGTCTTGATAGCGCTCCATGCCGTATCGACCATCGGTGAAGTCTTCACCAAGGAATTTTCCATCGGCAAAGGCGTGGCAAACGGGAACCCAAGGATTGAGAATGAGCAATGCCTTCTCTAATCCAGATGAGCAACCACAACGCACCCAACCGTGTTTGGTTTCAAGCCGTTCTGCGAATGCATCCTTGCCAGCTTCTGCAAATCCACCAAGACCAAGGATCATGGGCTGACATATCCGTTCTTGACAAACGATGCCCATGTAATCGGCATCAGGGTTGAAAACGACTCTTCCATTTTGTCCACGAGGATGTTGATTTCCTTCATGGGATGTGATGGGAACTTGGCCTCTTCTTCGGTGAGTTCTTTGCGTAATGAAAGAATTGCCATCAAGCTTCGAGCATTGACGGTGTAATACTGCGACGAGAAGATTGAGACCGGCAGACACATGCGTGCGACCTCTTTTGCAATGCCATGTTTTAAAAGGTCTCGGTAATCAGTCCAAGCATCAGTAAAACTGCCTTTTAAAACATTGCTCAATGTACGATATTGAGCATCATCGCCTGGTGAGAAAATGTAATGTCCGGCTTTGCCTGTTTGAATGAGGTTGCGCTCTCGTGCTGGTATGTAGAACTTCGGACGCATCTCTTTATAGCGTCCGCTCTCCTCATTGATTGAGATACCAATGCGGTGTCGATGCAGCTCTCGATACACAAAGATTGGCGCATCAGTGAAGAACGTGAACTGATTGTGCTCGAACGGTGTACCGTGCCGGTTCTTCATCAAGAAGTTAATGAGCCCGGCCTTCTCACTGTTGTCTGCATCAACCGCATCAGGCCCGAGCACACTCACGCGAGCAGCCGCAACTACGTCTTCATCCCTCGCAAGCGAGCGCACGAGTTGGCAAGTGATCTCCGAAGTGAATTCAATTTCGTCAGGCATGGATCAACGCATGAACAACGTTCGAGAACAAGTGGTCTTTGATTTGCTGTGACTCCGGTAATGCTGAATAAGGAACAAGGAGTGGGTGCTCTTTCTTTTCCTCATCTTTGACCGGGCCGAACTTCCAACCATGTTCGAGCTTGAATGCGACCCACCCTTCGTGTGATTGCTCGGGTGTGTTGCCGTCAATGATCCCTTGAACACCAGAGGTGGCCGACTCCTGAGTCTCTAAGTCGAGGTTTTCCCATAATGGCGAAACAGGAATGGTCGTTGGTGCTGAGGTCTTGATCGGGTGAGCGTCGTACCATTTGCGACGTTCTTCGGGATCGCAAATGATTTGGCTTGGTGATCCAAGAGCGTGCCCCATCATGCCTGTCACTGCTCCGCACTGAGCGCAGTGGTAATGAGACCCACCGAAATCTTGATCGCAACAACGTGACCGGTTTTGGTATTTGGCAAAATCTGCATCACTCATGCTAAGAGTCACGTCTGAGTCTCGCTTCCTGTCCACATCCATCGCATTTGAAGTAATCCATGTGCCCACCACCAGTGGGACGCGACTCAATAAACGTCATGATGTCTTTGCACGTACAGACGGCCACCAATTCAAATTGGAGCTTGTCCGCATCACTGATGTTGTGTTCGAGCAGGAAATGCCCAACGCTCACATCAGCCATTGAGAATTCATCGGGTGGTAGCCAATGGCACACACCACAGGCGAGCTTTAGCTCAGGCTTGATCACTCTGGTCACCAATGGGCTCAATGACCGCACCATCCATCAGTGGTCGTATCTTGTCCAGAAGGTCCGGCGCAAAGATGAATGCAGGAAAGAACCCAGTTGTTCCATCGGCATCACCTTGTGGACCTACCAAGGCAACTTCCATGTTGATGTCGTCGTTGATCTTCAAGGTGCCCTTCGCAACCCAAAGCTCGTCAGTGAGAGCTGCAATAAGAATGTCGTGAATCACGCACTGAAGTTCGGCTTCTTCGTGCTCATTGAAGTTCTCGGCATCCAACACGTTCACATCAAAGCCGCCGTCGTCTACTTCAAACTGTGCGCGCATTTCCGCCAAATGAGCAAGGAAATCAAGAATTGGAATGTTGTCGTGCTTCTTGTGCTTGTGCTTCTTTTTCCCCATTAGATCACCCTCATTCTGATCTTCCATTCGGACTTCAGGCCTTGTTCGACGTCATCAGCGTAGGACTTAGTGACACGTCGAAGCAAGGGTGTGATGTCCCCACACCAATCTGTTTCACCTGTTGTGGTGTCTTCGATCTCGAAAACAAATCCAGGGCGTACCAGTGGCATCTGCATTGAGGTGTGACGAGTTGTCTTCTTGGATTGCATTTGATTCCCCTTCTTGAAATGAAATTAGGTGCTGTCTCGTAATCGTTGTTGAAGCTCCAATGTGTACTTCTGCACGAGAGCGAGCGGATCGGTATCACCGATCTGCGCCAGCAAGTTGACCACACCGCTGTGGCTGCACGCAACAGCGAACAAGATGAGAACGAGATCATCGTGCTCGATGTCTTCAAAGAAGTCAAAGAACGGCTGAACTTCGGTCGTGGTGAGAGCCATTGTGATTGCTGCGGTGGCATTTGATGCCACCTCTTCTTCACTCAATCGCATCGTGCGGCCACCTCAGTGATTGCTGTTGATCGTCATAGATGAGTCCACACGTACAGGGGACCCACTGGACCTCGGACTCTCCACCTTCGGGCATGACACTTTGGGGATCGTTTCCGTTACAGGTGTGCTGCACGTTGGCCTCCACTCTCGCCAGTTCCGAAAGTACAAGGCTACAAAGAACGGGCAGGCAAATGTTGCCGACCACTCGTGCAACCAAATGAAGATACCAGCCCATAAGAACTCGCTTGAAATGGCAATGAGCCAACCAAAGCGTCTCTTCTTGCCGGTGAACCAAACAGCCGTGAGACCCCACAGAGTCAGCACCAAGCCAGGTATTTGGTGTTCAATCAATCAGTTGTTGCCCGCATCTCTTTGTCCATATCTTCCTCGGTCGATGTTCCGAATTTGATCTTTACAACGTGCACACAACGGTGGTTTTGGATCAGGAACTTCATGCTCATGACCACGTAGACCGGGAGTGCAAAACCAACACGATTCCTTCTTTTCTAATCTAATGCGTGGAGCAGACTTTACCTGAACAGACGGTGCCGCTTGTTTCTTTGGACGGCCAGGAGTTCTTTGTACTCTCTTCTTCGGGCTCGCTTTATCCTGCGCTTGTATTGGTAATTGCGTAGGAGGAGCAATAAGTTCTTCATATCGTCGTGTTTCAGGCTCTGATAATGGATCACGATGACCTAGCCGAAAGCATGGCCGACAGACCCCACCAATTGCGGCTGGATTCTCTCCGCATACTGAACAGGTTGGCCGGTCAATCGAGAGCACAATAGACATTCAATTCACCCCTTCTGGCAAGCAAGAACAGTCGATCAAACTCCACCTGGTGATTCTCGATGAGAACTTTGACCGCTTGACCTCTTGCCTGGTTGTAAGCCTTCTCACTCACCATCCCGCTTCCTCGCCCATCTCGGCACGGCGGTGCTCGTTACTGATCCTGATTCTTTCTCGCTCACACCGTGATGGCTCTTCTCGTGTCCACGTTCCTTTTTGACAATGATGGATTACGAGGTTGCCCTTCACAGTGAGGAACATTGGATCATTACAAAGGCTGGGCGACCAGAAAGAGAAGCACAGAGCGCATTCGTCATGAGGGGCGGCAACACGAGACACAACCATCACTCCGGCAAAGGATGAGCTTCAAAACGAGAGAACCGACACTCGTAACTGATGATCTCGTTTCGTGCTCGCACAATGCGGTCGATTAGATAGAACCACTGACCGGCAGTGTCGGTAATGACGATGAACTCAGTGAGGTGTTCACTTGTCCATCGCTTGATGTGTGGGCTCATCTCAACGAGCTGTGTATAGAAGGTCTCCCTGTCATGAGCCTTTGTGATCGTTACTTCCCCCGCCTCATTAGAACGAGCTTCCATTATCCAATCACTCATCGGCTAATCCCTCCACTTGGCCTGTGTGTTTGTATTCGTCCATTTGCTCATCAGTGAGCCCACGTAATCCCTCGCACTCGCTAATGGGGAAGTGCAGTGGCCGGAGACATCGTGGACAGCATTGTTCAATACGAAACACTTGTGCTGTCGCCTCATCGACCATTAGCTAATCCTTCGCCTTCTTGTAATCGCACAACGGGGCAGTAGAACATAAACCAACACCAGAGACAACAGAGAGAGTAGATCAACTCACTCCGGTAGACAAGGGTCGGTGTCCTTGGTGATCAACCATCGAATGTAATCCTCTAATGGCATCTCCAATCGTTCTGCCTTCTTACGTGCACGAGCCATTAGCCAATTAGGGATGCGTATCTGATAACGAGTGGAGAAAGACACGACACACTCATTAGCACTCACGCATTACACAGTCAATAGATATGACATGTCACGTTCCCTTCATATTCACTCCTTCGCTTGCCTACCCTCTCCCAACTCCTTATGCACTCACCATTTGGTAACTCATAACTCCATTGTCGTAATAACCCATCTAATCAACAGATCATTTGGTTATTCATGTGTAATGCCCGCTCTAATGCGTAACACCATTTATGCATAATCCAAATGTCAAGACCTTTGACATGCCTCTTTGTAATGCATAATGCATGCATGAATATGCAGCTCTAATGCATGTAACTCCATATGCAGGGATTATGCAACAACATTACATAATGTACGTTATGAGCTGTAATGCGTATCAAATGCGTGATTACGCTCCACGAATGGTCAATGGTCGATGACCCCCCCATCATTAATCGTAAATAGGGTCCCATACAACGTGCCAAGCGACATGGACACACAACGTTGCTAATGGTGCAGTAACTCACACACCACAAGAAATTTTTTGATGGAAAGTTGCATTGGGCATAACACAATGGGAGGATGGCGAGATGAATCGACGGGACATTTGGGAGTGGCGATTTGCGGTCGCCCTGAATCGGTGCATCGAACAAGCGAGCTACCGAAAGAGGTTCGCGACAGGCTCACGGCTTCGTTGCCATCCGACCCTCGCGACTTGCTGACCGACGAAGACAAAGCGTTTCTTGCCGATCAAGCCGAACGCAATCGTCTTCGTAAGGCCCAAATCTCAATGGAAACCGGCATCCCAACGAACGAGGTCGGCTGAGTAAATGTCCACTAATACGAAAAGACCCCCAGCCGAAGCCGAGGGCCGATCCGTTCTCCCTAGAACTGGGAGGTTTGTTGGGAGATCAATGAGCTTCACTATCCCAAAAGGTAGGAGCGATACCGACAAGGTGATCCATTGTGATGTTCTCCCCACGCAGGCGAGCGGCCTTACACATCTCGGCGGCTTCGCGTGTCTCAACAAACACGCCGAAACAGAATGAATCGCTCATGGGACCGGAGCGAACGTGAAAACCTCGCACGCCGCGATATTCACCGGCTCGGATTCTGATTTGTTCGTGCGAGGGGCAATCGCAGAAAAGTGGGGTGCAAATACCAGCGCCGCAACTACAGCGACCACAAACTTGACAAGTCATCTTGAACCTCCCAGTTCATGTGTTGTTGTCAACATGATAACAGGGCTGTCAATAGCGGTTGACCAGGAGAATTAGATGGCGATTACTCCGGAGGTTTTCATAACATGAAAACAATACTCAGTGAGGACGAATTAGACCTGGGAGACTGCCCATACCTCGCGCGATGGAACAATGAAGCTGGGCACGATCCCGAAGCTGTTGAAAAGGTCTGGGATGCGTATTGCCCAAACGTATGCAGGTGGTGGGAAGTCAAAGAAATACCTTGAAACCGTGCGAGCACGGCTAGAGCGTGAGTTCTGGCTCTCGATTTGGCCGTGGTGGATCATCCAGTGGTTCCACACACGTTTCGAGCGTCGTGGGCTCCGCAGATGTCATAACGGTGATCACTGCGACATCATCGAAGAGACGTCGAACTGGACGACACTGACGCTCCTCTACACCTATTGCAAGTACTGCGGGCGTCCCTCGATGTGCACCTATTCGCATTATCCATACGATGGTTGGGCTCACTGTCACGACAAACATCGCTTCGAGCACGACACAGTTGAGCGTGTTCGGACGCTAATCAAACCAGAGCACTGGCGATCCATGATGGAGCGAGAAAGGACTTGGTTGCAGCGATGGCCTACCGGTTGAACGAACGCAGCACCGTCCACGATGGAACGCTCGTCTACAACACAGATACGGATGAACAAGGGAAGGCCACGCGCATACACAATCATCTCAACGTGACGTGGCAGAACGGCCGGAGCACGCTGCATCCCATCGACCAGTTTCGTCGGCGCAAAGATGCAAAAGATTTGGAGTATTTAGAGCTTGCGCCGTGAGAATTAGGCATTACAATTGCAATGAAGCGGCGGCTGGGCAGGAGCGGCGACTGGTGACATCGTCGGACCTGAGACCTCCAAATCGATAGGTTCCTTTCCCTGACCCAGCCGCTGCCCCAATTAGGCCTTTCGGCGTCGATACTTCGTTGAGCCGACTGCGTTGCACGCTCCGAAGTGTGGAGCGTTGTAGCAAACAGGACAGTGTCCTTGTGTTTGCCGCTTGCCGTGGAAGATGCCTCGATTGCGTAAGTACGCCGCCATCTCACGGTCTTTGTTCTTTTGGACTTGATTAGAAGCCATGACGAAAAGTTCACCTCCTTCAGGTTTACCTAGTCGTCATGGCGCGACTCCTTAATCATTTGAATTCCTTTCGTTCCGAATTTCGGAAAGCCGATCAACGTAGCACGCGATAATGCCCCGACGCAGAGCGAGGGCGACTCTCTCTGAATCAGGGCATCGTCGGGAGCTACCCAACACTCGCCTGCGCTTGGTGAGCCGGTCATCTTCGTCACGGCCGGAATTTGGACTCCGGCTTGCTCGTCGATGGGAGTGCGGACTTTCGGCGCGCAGACCGCAGCACTCGCATTAGCCAGCTCCCCCAGGAGGACTTGAACCTCCGACCCTCGGATTAACAATCCGGTGCTCTGCCGACTGAGCTACAGGGGAATGATGCATCTTGATCTATTAGCACCATTGACTCTAATGCTCGACTGGTGCAACATCAATAACGAGCCAGCCGGACGAACTTGCGAAGCGAATAAATCGTCAAATCGACGTCCCCAGGCCCGCTCGGTTGTCCCTCTGGCTGTGTGCGCCAGGTGTGATGCTCGAACTGCTTGGCTAATCCGCAACCCTCTGCGGCTGTTTCAAGCTTGACCCCCATGAGATCGAGATCGTCTGTACCGGCAACGTGTAATCCGTGGATAGTTGAACCGATGATTACCCGCAAAAACTCGCCGGGGTAAGCCCGAGGTGATCCATCGGCATTCAATTTGATTTCAGGCATAACGCTCCATCGTGCAAATCGGGGAGTCCCCGCAGCCATTATCCATTACACATTAAGTCATTAGATAAAGATTCTAATGACATTACGCAATACAAAGATTCCTAATCTCTACTTTTCCGGTGAAGCGAGCGAAGCGAGAAGAGATAAAGGGGAGGCTCGCCCGTTGGTCGGTCAACGTAGTGAGAAAATCAGACTCTTGTCAAATGCCGAGGCAGACGCTACGTTTTTTCTGTGCCGCTTTTCGACAAGCTTCTTGAATCCCCACGTCGTCGCTATCTCGATTTGAACAACAAGTGGCGACCTTCTCGACAGTCAGTTCAAGGTGTGGCTTGCCCGCATTGTGGAAGTCTCCCCGGCAAAGCATGCGTTCGATGGAGTCGAAGCGAGAAGAGAACCGTATTACGTAAATCAAATCACGAGGAACGATTAGCTGCTCTTTTGGACTGGTTAGAGGAGACCCTTGGATGAGCGAGCCCCAACTGGTGTTTACGAAGCACAGCTTGACCGACAAATGGAAGAGTCAGATTACGGAAGCCTTCGCCGCCTGCCGAACGAATCAGGACGCCAACCATTTGTACAAGCGAATTTTTCACTTCTACTTCATCCGCAAGTTTCACGACCCTGGTTACAACGAGCCTGAGTACCAGACTTGGAAGCAAGTGCGGGATTACATCTCTGAGGCATTACGTCGCCGCTTTGCTACTTTCGCTGGCTACAAAGATACCAACGTCTAACAGGACTTTTGTCATATGGGAAGCATTATGGCATTACCGGTGTTAGATTCATTAGATGGACAAGGAGGTCCAAGGTGAAAAGGAACAGGCTGCACATAGCGTTTTGGATGTGGATGCTGCTTATCGGCGGGTTCGCTGTTTTACTTGGTTCGTCTTCACACACTGTTGATGGCATTGCCACCGGCATGATCCTTGTTGCTCTTGCTGCTGCTCTGATTTGGTTTCTCCGTTGCGGGTGGTCGGCTGCCCATTATTTCAATCAGCAACTCACCGTCGCTGCGACCCCGGTCATGTCTCCGCAGGAGATCAACCAACGCTTCATTAACGACCAGGGGCGTGAGCCAACTATCGAAGAGGTTGCTGCAATTCAGCAAATGCTTCGTAATGAGCACAACGACGCCTTGGTGCGTTCGGGGATTGGCATTGGAGCACTTCTCTTCATTGGGCGTAGCGCCAGGCTCTAAACTGGGCTCATGCCACGACGCCCAGGCGGATTAGGTGACTACGGTCGCCGTCGAGTAGACGATCTTCTTTCTCCCTTTCTGAGCGTCGATCCGGTCGAGCCCGAAGGCAACCCGGCGGCGCTCACCATCTCAATTCCCGATGAGCGAGAGTTTGTCCCCGATTACTGGGACACCTTTGATTCTTCGCGGGTCCGCGAAGCTGTCTATGACCGAGAGCACCAGCGGCTCTATGTTCGGTTCGTAAAACCCGAGCCAGTCGGGACGCCGTGGACCTATGAAGGAGTGCCAGAGAATGTTTGGCGCAATTTCAAAGCATCAAAGTCGCAAGGGAAATTCGTCAATCGAGTTCTCAACCAGTACTCCTACCACCAAGGGACCTGGAACTCTCGCTGATCAGGTGATTGCGTGATCGCCTTCATCCATGCGAGCTTGCGTTACGACCTAGACCACCTCCGGCATTTTTTCGCCTTCGCATTTAATCCAGACAACTGGATCACCAACGGGTCCGAACAAGTCATTGCGGCTCTCGTCATCTTCGTCTTCAGTGCATTTTTCGTGAAGAAAATTTGGCCCAAATGGAAGGCTCGCCTCAGCGCTCGACTGAAGAAGGGCGACACCTTTCTTCACGAAATTGTCGGGCACCTCCTGAAGCCACATCTCGATGCACACCATGATCGAATGGTGCGCTCGATCCGAGGCGAACTTCGAGCAAAGCCTGTGTTGCCTAAAGCTCCGCAGCGCTCTGCTCCGAGGTTGCCGACCCCGGCAAAGAAAAGCTCTCCAAAGAGGAGATCACCGACACGAAGGAGTTCTAATTCATGACACGTACCGCTGGACGAGTAGGTCCGCATCGCGAAAGTCACGAGGAGTCGCTTCTCGTAACCAACTTCTCAGCGGCGGGCGAGTCCAATGCATATGCCGACTGGGATGGGACGCACGGCATTACCGAATGGGGAATGGACAACAACGGTCCTGACCCGACCAATCCTCCGGCGTTTCCTGACGGACTTGGTTGTTGTGGAGGTGCTGCACCTGATCACGGCAACATGGCGAAGAAGGACGACGTCTCGTTGCTCGGCACGCTTGGTCAACCAAAATTTTCTGGCATGCTCGGCACATATTTTGCATTTGGTGTGTCACAAGGTGAGGTCGGCCAACCTCCGGCACCAGAAGATGAGCCCGACCAAGGTGTTGCAAATGCTCCTTGGTTGAAGTTCCTTTTCGAGAACGGGATCCTCGACGAGTACGCCGAAGTTCCGCTCGATCAGCTAGACACCTATGCGCCGATTGGCAACGGTCTTTTGATTGGTGTGCAGCTCGATGCGCAGGCGCAGCAACAGTTCGAGAATCAGGAGCCGTGGGACGGAGCGCCGGACCCCGAGATGGGGCACGACGTTTGGCTCATCAAGCTCAATGCTGATGGTTCGGGTGAGGTGATTAGTTGGGGAGCGAACCAGGCGTTCACTCTCAACTTCCGACAGAACAACATCACCGACGCTTGGTTGATTGGTGACAACGACGACCCGACCGTGGATCATGACGCACTGCATGCAGCAATCGTTGCGCTCGGTGGTGCATCGAACAACCAAACGCCGCCAGCAGACGACACGCCACCTCCTGCGCCTCCGGCGAAGGGGAAGTCGAAGATCAAGGACGTGCTCGAATCCGTTGAACACGACATCGAAGAAGCTGTGCACGATGTTGATGAAGAAGCAAAGCGACTCGCCAGTGACGTCAGTAAGGGCGTTTTCGGTCGAAGCAATGCGGACGTTTCAAACGGGCCTGGTCCAAGACGGTGACCTAATGCCGCCAGGAGACATCACTGATGCTCGCCGCGTCTTCTCGTTTGATGAGATCGAGAAGGCTGGTGACTACTTCCTCGGTCAGATCGACGATGGAGGAGTTATCAAACCGATGGTTTGGTTTTTGTTACCTACTCACAAGGGAACAGACAAATTTGATCGGCCTGACGAGCACAGTGGTCTCCACGGTTTGACCGAACCACCGTGGACCATTCGAGAGTGTGGAGATGGTTCGATTGAAGTCAGAGCATCAATAGGATGCGGGCCAGAGCCTTACTATTGGCACGGCTACCTCGATGAGGGTAATCATTGGCGGGAAGTCTGATGAAGGACTGCTCGCAACTGAAGGCTCGAATTGACGAAGTTGCGAACACCATTGATCAAGTTTTGGAGGAAAACGAGTGGCAGTTAACGAAGTCTCAATTAGGGCGCTCTACACCGCCATCGTCAAGCTCGAAAAAGGTGCCCCCCTTGTCCACGTCTCGGGGTGCATCCAACAGCACCCCCCGTTCCGTCGAGGAAAGGTCCTTATAGTCAAGGTTCTTCCCCGACGAGGCATTGCAGTTGGTGTGTGGACACGGAGAAAAGTTCCTGACTGGATGCCGGATTGGATGGCCGACGAACTCTGGATTTTGCCGGAGTCGTGGGATAACCTCCCTCCTGAAGATTTGACCAAATTCAAGGACATTGCAAATTGGTTTGCCGATGATGCTGAGACGCCGAACAACAGCGAAACAGAACGAGACACCAAACCAGTCGAAGCTGGCTGAGCGCGCCTCGAACCTCGGTGACGATGAGTTAGTGAAGCTCCTCGAAGCGTCCATCGCATCTATGTCGAGCTACGTCCCCGAGTACCGCTCGACGAGAGATGTTGCTTTTCTCGGGGAGATTCGACTGTCGGCTGAAATGGCCTACTCACTTGCTGATGAACTATTCAGTCGAGGGCAAGACTCCGCAGTCAAGCGCACTCGACAGTTCTTGGGCCGCTAATGCCTGTCGATGTTGTTGTCGTGAACTACAAGACACCGGATTTGCTTCAAGACTTCATTCGTTCTTATGAAGCCTTGGAACTACCGGGTTGCACGCTCACTATTGTTGAAGTTGAAGCGAACATTCCTGAAGATTGGCTTCGTGCTGAAGAATCCAATTCAAGGCAAACTCTCTTCTTTCGGGAAAACATTGGATATGGAAAAGCGTGCAACGAAGGGGCAGCTCTCGGGCACAATTCCATAATTCTCTTCGCTAACGCTGACACCCTTTTGAGTGATGGGTTCAGGGAATGCCATGACGCTTTAAGAGACCATCCGAATTGGGGAGTTCTCGGACCTCGACAAGTGAACGAGTTCAACTGCTTTACTGCGGGCGGCATCCCTGGTGGACCTCACGGCCATGTTCAACGTGGTTGGAACCAAACCGATGTTGGTCAGTGCAGCGATGTGCTTGAAGACGTCTACTCGGTTTCGGGTTCGCTTTATTTCATCAAACGCTCTGTGTGGAAAGAACTGACTGAGTGTCCGGTTTGGAAAGAGTATGCACCCAATGCTGTTGGAGCCTTCTTGGAGACGCGGCACTACTTCGAAGAGACGACGTGTTCTCGGCATCTCACTGCTCACGGGCACATCAATGTGTTCTACGGACCCGTGAAGATGACACACCTCTTTCATCGTTCATCAGATCACGGGGGTTGGCAGGATCGAGAGGTCACCAACAGCAAAACGATGCACAGAGAATTTCTTGCGCTACACGGCATTGAACATGAGTAACAAACTTCGGTGTAGTGCTTGTCGGCTGAATAAGGGTGAAGCAGAGTTTGCACTGAATTCCCGAACTAAGACTGGGCATCAAAATCAATGCCGTAGTTGCATGAAGAAGCACAACTCTCGTTATACAACTGATGATTACCGCTGGAAGAAAATCCTTTGGATGTATCATCTGACCCGAGCGCAATTTGAAGCCCTCTTGAAAAAGCAGGGCGGTCGTTGCGCCATTTGTCGGACGAAACGCCCAGGAGGTCGGTACAACCGTTGGGTAATCGATCACGATCACAAGTGTTGCGACGGCCCTTATTCCTGCGGTAAGTGTGTTCGAGGATTGCTGTGCAATCGATGTAATCACGGTTTAGGAAACTTTGCAGATAATCAAAAAGCTCTTCAGCGTGCTGTCATCTATCTTGAACGAATCGAGCACGAGTGATGGAAGACATTCGAGATCGAGACTGGTGTGCTTGTGTTGATCCACTTCTCAATCAGTGCAAGGAGCGTCACTGTCCGTGGAAGAGAAAGCGACTTGAAGAAGAATGAGACTTTTTGCTTTTACGGTTGGAAAGAACGAGGAGAGTCGATACCTGTCTTCCATGATTCGCAATCTTGATGGCTTTGTCGATGATCACTTTTTTTACGACGATCAATCGACAGATCGAACATTGGATATTGCTGACGTTTTGGGTTGTGTCGCTATCCGGCGTCCTGATGGGGTGGCCTCTTTTTCAGAAGATGAGGGAATGTTTCGCGAAGCCGCTTGGAAGTCTTTTGAGCTTCATATGCATCCCCGGCTTGGTGATTGGGTTCTCGTAATTGACTGTGACGAGTTTCTTTCCATCAAAGGTCAGGGTGTCGAGTTCAACGACATCATGCGTGGTGGAACGGCCGTCAATCTGAGTATCCCCGAAGTTTTCGGCTTTGATACAGATGGGTGCCCTCTTGTTCGCACGGATCGAAAGTGGGGAACAATTTTTGCTCCCCGACTTTTCGCCTATCAAGAAAATGGTGGCTTCGCTCGGGGCAAGGTTGGTGTTCCTGCTGTTCCGAGTTACGTCATGGCGACCCCGAATCGGGTCTCGACGGACGATGTCGTTTTGATGCACTTGGGGTACGCACGGTTTGAAGATCAAGAGATCAAATACGCTCGATACAACGGCGTCGATGGTCATTCTGACGAACACGTTCAGTCAATTGTGTCACCGGACAAGACGCTTGTTCGGTGCGAAGAGTGGAAGTGCAGGATTCCGTGGAAACAGTTGATGTCATAGTTCCAACCTGTGGCGATATCGATGTATGGAAGCCGTTGGCCGAGCGTGCTCAACAGTCGGCCTTCAACCAAGTTGTCAAAGCGAATCGAGTGATCTGGTCACACAAGGCGACGGTTTCCGAAGCTCGGAACTTCGGAGCTTCACTCAGCACCGGAGATTGGCTGATCTTTCTTGACGCCGACGATGAACTTGACCCACGGTATATCGAGCACATGATCGCGGGGAGTGGAGATATACGGCAACCTTCGACGCTCGGGGTCGTTAATGGCGTCGAGGATGATTTTCCAGTTCTTATCGAGCAGAAGAGCCTCATCATAGGTAACTATCTGATAATCGGCTCGATGGTCCGGCGGAAGTTGTTCTTGTCGGTAGGGGGTTTCCGTGACTTCCCGATTCTTGAAGATTGGGATTTATTTATTCGCCTCGCACTGGCTGGGGCTAAAATTGGCAAATGCCCTGATGCCATTTATCGGGTGCATGTACTTCCCGATAGTCGAAATAAACAGGGAGACTCAATTCATGGCAGCGTCTACAGTCAAATCCAAAGGGAACACGAAGCCGCTTGGTTCGCAAAGTTCCACCGTGACGAGTCATCCTTGTACGTTGTGTAAGCGACCAATTAAGAGCAAATACAAGCGTTGCAGTAACTGTCGTCAAGGTCAACGAGAGGATTATTACGCCAATCACGACCGCTTATTGAAGAAAATGCGTGAGCGTGATCCAGAAGGACGATTTGCTTACAACATAAAGCGTTGGTACGGAATCACGCTTGACGAGTACAACTCTTTGTTGAAAGAGCAGGGCGGGGGGTGCGCCATTTGCCATTCGACAGAACCGGCAGGCAAAAGAGTCAAGCGGTTTTCTGTTGACCATGACCACCGGACCGGAAAAGTTCGAGGTCTGCTTTGTAATCTTTGCAATCACTTGCTTGGCTGTGCTCGGGATGATTTGCAGCTTTTAGTAAATGCCGTTGCGTATTTGGAGCGGGTGGCATGACCAATAAAATTTATCTAAATACTAACGAAATTATCTTTCTAAACGCCGACCATCAATTAGTTGATGGAAGTGCTGTTCATCCTCTGATGTGTGAACAGACAATGGAGCACATGAGAGAAGTCCACGGTGTTACAGACGGTTATACCGAAGGTGCAATTTTGGACTTGTCGTGGTGGCTGCAACAACACTTGAAACTTCACCCACCAATTACTCGGAAGTGGCCTGACCTTAATGAGCCTGGGTATGGTCGTCCAATAAAAATGAAACCTGTAAAACGATGAGTTTGTGGATTAGGTGCAAAATGGCCGGGGCTGTAATTTCGGCAGTACCCGAAGCCATCTATCGCGTTCATGTGAACGAGGGTAGTCGCAACAAACAGCCGCCAGAGTTGCACGGTCAGACCTATATGCAGATTCAGCAGGAACACCAAATGGAATACATGCGAATGTTCGGTCGAACATGATCTCGTTCCTGATCCCTTATCTCCCAAATGGTGACGAATACCGAGAACGTGCGTGCAAGTACATTTTGGGGGCGTTGGCAATCGATTGGCATGAGCCAGATGCCGAAATCATCATTGGAGGAATCGAGCCGTTTAATCGGTCGGCAGCGCGCAACCAGGCGGCAAAGCGTGCCGATGGGGACATTCTCGTTTTTGTCGATGCCGACTCTTTTGTTCCAAAGCATCAAATTCGTGAAGCCCTTTCTCTGGCCGAGGAACGAGGGTGGGCATTTCCTTACGATCACTATTGCTCTATGACGGAGATGGGGACCGAGAACTTCATTGCTGGGGCTGCTCTTCCTGATCCATTGAGCTGGGGAACTGACATGTTTGATCGTGACTATTACGAGTTCATTTTTCCCTCGAAGGACACTCCTGAGCCCGCAGTCGGCGGGTGTGTTGTTGTGACTAGAGCTGCTTTCGAAACGGTAGGCGGATACGACGAGCGCTTCATTGGCTGGGGAGAAGAGGATCGAGCCTTCATGCTCGCATTAGACACGCTCGTGAATGCAGAGCATCGGGTGAGCGGCAACATCTTTCACCTATGGCACGAGCACCCCGAAGAGGAGTGTTTCGCTCAACCGAACTTCAGTGATAACCGGAAGCTCTGTAATCGCTACCGGGAAGCTTGCGGCAACCTTCAAATGATGCGGGAGTTGATCGCCGAACGAAACTGACTCGCTTTTGATTAGGGCCGTGCGGTACAACAGGCACAAAGCTCTGATCAAGAGGAGAGCCAGAAAATGACAATTGCACCTTCGAACATTCCGCCGGAGCGGACGCCGCAGTCGTACCCGCGCTCAATGGGTCCCGACATGGCGGGTCGCACCGGTCCCTTGCGTTTCGAGGAGGGGCTTGCCACCGACACCGATGTGCCGGACTCGTACACCCACGGGATGCGGGACGGCTATGCGACCGGGCCTGGTTCACCGAACCACAACAACCCCGACTCGCAGTACAAGCACGCCGACGAGACAATGGCCGAGCGTGCCCACGTCGGTTCGGCTTCATGGACGGACGCCCCGAGCATGCTCCGGTCGTTCGTTGATGGCGTCACCGAGCCCCCGGTCACCTTCCCCGACGTCATGCGCTCAGGCAGTCGCTATGAGCGAATGAGTCCAGAAACGGTGACGGACTAAATTTAGCCCTCGGGCTAAATGCTTCTTGTAGTTGTGCATTTCAATCGGAGAACGAATCGTGCTCCCAGGTAATGGCTGGGATTCCTTATGACTCTCACAGGAGGAGAGATATATGTCCGGCCTTTATCCGAGCACCGTTCTTGTCGAACGATTTCTTGCATCCGTTTCCGCGGAAACGATGGCTCAGAAGTTCATTGCTCCGTGTGACCTCGAAATCCTCGGGATGCTTCTTGTCCTTGGGACTGCCGCAGGTGCTGGCGACGGCGTAACCGTCAATGTCAGCAACAACCCGGTGGCTCAGGCCAACGTCGCCAGCACGCAGTTGTCTCCTAACCCCTACAACCTTTGGACGGCAGCAAACGTCCCCTCGGTTGCGGGTTCGGCGACGAGCAACATCACGTCGGGAACGATCACCACGAACGCCTACTTGGGAGCGTTGCTTGAAAACAAGCCTTACGCTCTCGAATACCCGTTCCCTGGTCCGCCGGGAACCGTTGGGTTCGAGACGGCGCAACAGACGTCGCAAATCACGTCGGCTCCGGTGACGACTCCTCCGACGATTGTCAAGTTCGGCATCACGGCGGGGCTCGTTGCTCCCGACAACACCTACACTGACGCGAACGGCTTCACAAGCACGCCAACGTCAACGGTGCACGAAGGTGACATTCTCTCCTTCGTGATCGGTGCCATCAGTTCCGTCGGGGCTGCCGCCAACTTGGAGATCGTGCTCTACGGCCAAGTTCGGTAATGAACCAAGAAGACGCTCGACTGCCGCAACGGCCTAGAGCTATTCAGGTTTGCGGTGTGTGTAATCCTCCATTTCGGACTCTTTCGAAATCCGAAATGGAGGATCACATCGAGAATTACCACGGCACGAATTGGGCTCCTGGCTCCCTGGTGCGTTCCAAAGATCAGTTGGAATTCCGACCACATCTGATGGACACACCTTGGGGCTCAGAGTTCAAGGAAGGACCGCTGAATCGTCGAAGGAGACGGTAAATGTCAATTGTCAATTTGCGTGGTATCGATGCAGCAGGCCACCCATCCGCAGCAGCAGTAAAGGCCGCAGGGTGCAATGTGGTTGGCTTCTATTTGACCGGTAAGTTCGCTCCGACGTCCGCACTGATCGAGAGCTACTTGGCCGCTGGGCTCGGGTTGATATCGATCTTCGAGACCGGCGCACAGAACGCTCTCGGCGCAGCCGCACAAGCCACGACCGATGCTCACGCCGCATTAGCTGCAATGGCGTCCTTCAAGCAGCCCACGGGAACCGCAGCCGTCTTCACAGTGGACTTCGACCCGACCGCTGCGCAACTCGCTGCTGTTGGTGAGTACGCCCAAACTTTCGCTGGCTTTTTGCGCGCAGCCAAGAACCTCGTCACCGGTTACGGAGGGACGGCCACTCTTCAAGAAGTAGTGAGCCGTGTTGATTACACCTGGCAAGCAGCCGGTTGGTCAAATGGTGTGCTCTTCCCCGCAAACATTCGCCAGGAGATCACGCAAATCACTGTTGGTGGCGTGCAGTGCGACCAAGACGCCATCCTGAAGCTCCCGTTTGGTGCGTGGTGTTCGAAGGGCGTTTATCCACCGACGCCGGTTCCAATGACTGCCGACGAATACTGCACCGTGCACGGCATGGTCATTATCGATTACGCCGAAGCAGAGATGTGCGTGTTTCCGGCAAAGCGAACGACGGCAAAAGGTAAGGCGTTGCCGGAGATCGGCTGGTATCAGTGGAACAATACGACCCACGACATGATGCCGCACAGTGATGCCAACATCCCAAAGACAGGGACCCTTTATGCATTCAAGGCAAATTTGGACGCAGCGGTCATTCCGCACGCCGGGACATGATTGGAGATGTTTGCTGTTACAGGGCCGTTGGTAGGGAACGACTCGGGGACAATAATTCTCGTGGTTGTGTGTTCTCTTATTTCTGGATTAGGCGCTACAGGGATAAGTGCCTTGGTTCACCGTCGCTCTGATGATCAGGCCAATCAAAGGTTCAATGCTGAACTGCGCGGGCGCAAGGACGTCCCAGGACTCCCCGACGAGGAGAGCATTATCGAGCGCATAGCGAGCGTTGAGAAGATGCTGAAACCTGGAACGAACGGGGTTAGGACTCTGTATGACAAGGTTGATTCCATCGAGAAGGTGACAGCGGCTGCCGGTTTGGGAGCAGAGCACGCAGCCCAAGCAGTTACCGAGGCTGCAATGCATGCAGCTATGCGAGTTGAAGCCGTTGCCGAGGCGGCAGCCCGACGACTTGATGATGCAGCACAAGCTGCGGCGACTCGACTAGCAGATGCTGAGACAAAAAAAACTGAAACTGAAAGGGATTGAATAAATGGGACCAGTGAGCGCAGTTGCAATTTTCATCTTTTTGTTTCTCTATGGCCTGAATGAAGGCAAATGGATTACGGCCAGCGGCAGATTGCTCGGCGTTATTGCGATCATTGTTGGACTCGTGATCTTGATTGACACGTTCTGGTATCAGTCGAGTGCTCGTTGGGCTGCAAGACATCCCAACGGCTAATGTCGGGAAAGTGACTAACCAGTTCTAATCGCCTCTTGTTACCTTTGATGGCGTGTCTGAGCAGCAAGCATTCTTCGATCCAAAGAAGCTCAATCCTCATCAGTTTGAGCCTGTCGGCAGTGCTCTTGAAGGAGCATCGCAGTACACACACGGGCGACACACGATTGAGGGATTAGACGACCGCATCAATGACCGGCACGCCGGTTACCGGACCCAGCTTGATTATCGCATGGCCGAGAAGCAGCCCGAGTCACCAAACATTCGCCGGAGTTATGGCGCATTTCGAGGTGCGGTCAACAAGCAATACGACTTCATGACAAAGCCTCGCGAAGAAGGCGGCATGGGACTCCGTCACGAAGCGGTCAATTTTGACCCATATGAGCCTAGCGCTGAGGGTGCGAAGGCAATGGGCGAGGATGTCAAGCGTGGTGTAATTCGCACGCACGCCACGACTCCTGAAGAGTCGCACGCCTATTTGAGCCCCGAGGAGAACGACAAGTTCCGAGCGGTGCACGACGTCTTCGGTCACGCAGCCACCGGTCGTGGGTTTGATCGTTATGGCGAAGACGTTGCGTACCTCAGTCACCGGCAGATGTTTCCGAAGAAGGCTGTTCAAGCACTCACCTCAGAGACTCGCGGGCAGAACACCTATTTGAATTACGGACCTGGGGGACACGGGGCAGGAACTTTCCCCGATCAGTCCAACAAGCTCATCGGGCTTCCTGCTCGGGCTAGTCGTGTCCGGCGTCCACGGAGAAGTGTGTAAATGGCGATTAGCTTCGTTTCTAATTCTTACCGAGCGTCGTCATCAGACCTCACGATTGCGATTAGTCCGCTCGGGCTCGTTGAGCTTGCCGACGAAGAGTTCGAGGTTCACGGGCCACGCCTCAATCGGTACGCATCCAACTGGGCCTTCTACCTTGGGCACCACTGGTCGTATCGGCGCGAGATCGGCGAGCCCCAACTCACGTTCAACTGGTGTAAGACGTTCAGTGATTACCTCACGAACTTCGCACTCACCAACGGAGTCAATTTCTCGTCCCCCGAAGCGACGTCGGCGATTGTGCCGGAGCTGTTGCGCCAGGTTTGGGAAGAGCACCAGCCAATGGGCAAGATGGCTGTGATGTGGGAGATCATGCAGCAAGGCTCGGTCTCCGGCGACTCGTTTGTCAAGGTTGCATTTGAAGAGGCCTACGACGACCCGGCGGGCAACTTCCACCCACCGAAGATTCGCATCCTTCCGCTCAACAGTGCCTTCTGTTTTCCTGAGTACCACCCCCACGACATGTCGCGCCTAATCCGCTTCAAGATGAAGTACCGCTTTTGGGGAACGGCGCTCGAAGGCACTCGACAGGTGTTCTCATATACCGAGCTTTGGACTGAAGACGCCTTCCAGTCGTTCATCAATGATGAGCTAATCGAGAGCCAAGAAAACCCGCTCGGGGTAATCCCGTTCATCCATGTCTCGAACACGAAGGTGCCGTCGTCGCCGTGGGGCTTGTCTGACATTCAAGACGTCACGGACCTCAACCGGCAGTACAACGAGACGGCCACATTGATTACTGACATCGTGAACTACTACGCATCGCCGGTCACGATCATTACCGGCGCGAAATCGAACAACCTCGAACGCGGCCCCCGCAAGGTATGGGCAATTCCGAATAAGGATGCTCGTGTTGCCAACCTCGAAATTAACTCACAGCTCGATGGACCTTTGAAGTTCCTCGAAACGCTGAAAGAGAAGATGCACGAGATTGTCAACATTCCGATGAATGCTTTTGGGCAGGAGTTGCAGATCAGCAACACCTCGGGCGTCGCACTTCAAATCACGTTGCTGCCATTGATGCAGAAGTTCCGACAGAAGTCGATTCAGTACGAGTCGGGGCTTGTTCGAGTTAATGAGCTAATCATCCGTGTCGCTTCGGTCTATATGCCGGAGCTTTTGCAGTTCGATCCATCTCGGGATGTCTTGCCTGAACCCGGTCAGCTTTCCGTGCTCGATCCGCTTGATCCTTTGACGTTTCGAAATAGTGTCGAATTTGCCAACCCGATGCCCATTGACAAGACGTTGGCTCTTCAGGAAATCCAAATGGAGATGGCACTCGGGCTCTTGTCGAAGCGTGGCGCTCTTCGCCGTCTTGGCGAGGCTTACCCCGCAGAAAAGCTCGAAGAGCTGTATAACGAATTGCACCTCGACCAACTCGAACAAGGTGCGCTCGATTTGCAAAGCGCACAGCTTCAGGTACTCATTCCGTTTCTCACCGGCATTTCCCCGACAACTGGGGAGCCGGTTGGAGAGGAAGGAGGGTCCGCATCTACGACCAGTGCCGGTCCTGCTGTTCAGTCTGCCGGTGGCCCAGGTGTCAACACGGCGACTGCAACACAACCAGGCTCGGCGATGCCAAACATTTTCGACAATCCAGAGACGAAGGATTTGCTCACTCGGCTCTCCACACTGGCGGCGGGAACCAAAGTTCCGCAAGTTCGGAATCCACTTCATGATCCAGAGGACGACAATTCCTGATGGCATTGACGTCAGTTGAAAGACGACGGCTGTACGTCCAACGCCATCCCGAACGTGTTGCTGCTTCCAAGAAGTCCTATGGCGCAACCGAACGAGGCAAGACGACAAAGAGGAATTACAACCGTCGATATTACGAAGAGCATGGCGAAGAAATTCGCTCCCAGGCGAGAGATTGGTGTAAACAAAATCTTGATCGCAAGCGGCAACTGAACCATGTTTGGCGTGATGCCAATAGAGAGCATTACAACGACACCCAGCGAAGTTGGTATAAGACCAATCGAGAACAAAACCTATTGCAGCGCCGTGCTTACGACGCTCTGGTTGCAGCCCAAAGGCGTGCTCGAAAGCGTGGGGCTCAAATTGGTGCGGTCACTATCGAGCTTCTTCAGGAGAAGTGGAATTATTGGTTTGGGCGTTGCTGGATGTGCGGAAAACAAGCTGAAGCTTGGGATCACGTAAAACCTCTAGCTAAGGGCGGTGCTCATTGCCTCGCAAACCTTCGTCCGGCATGCAAACCATGCAACAGCCGAAAACGAGATCGTTGGCCGTTTCGTAACTGACTTCCGGTCGGCATTAGCCATTAACTACTGTCGCCGACGTAACACTGTGGCCTTAATCGGAGAATTAGAAGGAGAGTTGTAATGACACTCGATCCAGCAGCGGTAGTTCCTGGCGGAACTCCGCTTCACCTCCACATCGACCCGCGTGCTTCCGCAGTGCCGGATGGCTATATGTCAGCAGCGCAGGTCGAAGAGCTGCTAAATCGTGAGCGCGAGCGCGTTCGTCAGGAAGAGAAGAACAAGCTCTACCCTGAACTTGAACAGGTTCGAACCGAATTTCGTTCAGCGCAAGAGACGCTTGCAACGCTCACGACTGAGCGAGAGCAGCAGATCGCCGAGCAGACTCGGATTGCCCAGGAAGCCGAAGCGGAAGCCGAGCGCCTTCGGCAAGAAGGACTCAGTGCAAACCAGCGCCTCGAAGAGTATCAATCTTCGATGGATCAACGATTTGCCCAAATCGAAGCCGAGCGTTCCGCCGAGCGAGCATTACTCGCAAAGGAATCGCGTTTGCGTGAACTCGACAACTACGCATCACGGCGTGTGCAAGAAGTGACGCAGGCGGAAGAGATCATGCCGGAACTTGCCACCTTCATTCGTGGGAACAACGAAGACGAGATTGAGCAGAACATCGAAATCGCCAAGGCGAAGAGCGCCGAAATCGCAGCTCAGATCAGTGCGCGGTTCAACAGTGCGCCTCCACGTCGAGTGATGATGCCTCCGACCGGAGCGCCGCCCATCGACGTCGCCGCCTTCACCGGCAACGACCGTCAAATCACTGCACAAGAGATCGCCGACATGCCGATGGAGGATTACCGGCAAATGCGGGGGGCTCTTCTCGGTGCCGCAAGCGAGCGTGTTCGCACTCTTGGGGCGTATGCGCCGTAATAGTGCCTTGCATTGCATTAGTGAAATGCACTTTGATGTTTGATTAGCGGATTTTCTTTTGTAGAACCAAATCGTGGCTGCCAGAGTCAGGCATTAGAGGCTCGAATCATTATTGAGTAAAGGAGACTCAAAGCATGGCCTCTGCAATTACCGGCTCGCCTTATCTGGCCGCTTCGCCGACTGGATATGCGGGCGCAAACTCAACGCTTGGGCAGGCAATCCAGACGATTTGGTCCAAGGAAATCCTGTTCCAGGCAATGCCCATTCTGCGCTTCGAGCAGTTTGCGGTCAAAAAGACGGAGCTTGGTGTTCAGCCTGGTCTGACCATCAACTTCATGCGATACAACAACCTGCCAAATGCTTCGCAGTTGGTGGAAGGTGTTCGCATGCAGACCGTCGCTTTGACGGCGAGCCAGTTCTCGATCACGGTTGCAGAACAGGGCTTCGCTGTGTCGGTCACGGAGCTGTTGCTCAATGCCTCGTTCGACGACGTCATGGCTTCGGCCTCCCGTCTGCTCGGACGAAACATGGCGCAGTACCTCGACTACAGCGCTCGGAACACACTGCTTTTGGCGTCGTCAGTGATCTTCGGATACAACTACCTCGCCACCGACAACCCGCGGACCACGCAGTCGCCGTATGACCACGGCTCCGCTGCAACGTCCACCAACGGGTTGACGGGGAACTACTACTTCACCCCGGCTTTGGTGAAGGATGCAGTATTGACCCTTGCTTCGAAGAACGTTCCTCGCCTCGGTGAGACCTACGTCTGCTTCGTGGCACCGACCCAGTCCCGAGAGCTTCGAGACTGCCCTGAGTTCATCGAGGTTACGAAGTACGCCGCCCCCGGCAACTTCGCCCTTGGCGAGATCGGTCGGCTTTGGGACTGCGTGTTCATTGAGACCACGCAGGTCAACCAAGCGCAGACCACGGCCGCTACTCCGGCCACGTACTACCAGGCGATCTTCATCGGCGACAATGCTTTCGGGCATGCGATTTCGTTGCCGGTCGAGCTTCGTGACGGTGGCGTTCTCGACTTCGGTCGAGAGCACGCTCTGGCATGGTACGCGATTTGGGGTCTTGGATTGATTACAGATTGGTCGGTCGTGATCGCAAATACCAACTAGTTGAACTCCCCAGTAGTTGTGTTAAACTGCTGGGATGACAATCAGAACGTGTGCTCTGTGCCCAGCACAGAAAGCTCCATACAAACATCCAGAAGACCCTGAGCTTCGTATCTGTCAGGCGTGCAAGCGTCGATTAGAACGACAAGCTCGGGGTCTTTTGCTGCCAGGACCAAAGCCTGATCCAACACGACCAAGGTCACGATATGGAACACAACGGGAAGGAAGCCCAAATCGAATATCACGTCGTCAATTTGCGACTGAAACTCGCTGTGCCAACAATCACCTGTTTACCAATGAGAGCACGTATTGGCGCAAAGACCCAAATGATGGAGTAGAGCGTCGAATCTGCCGAATTTGTTTGCGAGCAGCACAGCGCAAATCAAAAGGGCTTCCAGCAATTCCAGATGACACTCCGTTTGGACCACGCAATAAAGACAAGACGCATTGTCCACAAAATCATGAGTACACGCCAGAGAACACTTACACCTATAAGAGCGGTCTTCGTCGATGCCGAAAATGTATGCGAGCGCAGCAAATACGACACGATTATGGGATTGAGCCGGAGCAGTTTGACTTTTTTATCGAGAAGCAAGGAAATGCTTGTGCGATTTGTGAGCGGTCGTTTGAGGTGGAAACACCGCACGTTGACCACGATCACGCTGACGGGCATGTACGAGGCATTCTCTGTCGTCCTTGTAACTCGGGCCTCGGGTTCTTTGAGGATTCCCTGACGATGCTCAGGCGGGCCGTTCGCTACTTGGATAGGATTTCAGCATGAGCAGGATTTCACCGCAGGCTCAACGACTAAAGGACGCCGCCGCCAATGTCACCGGCCACCCAAAAAGCTTTTTTACGGTTCGCACCGAGAAGAACCGTTATGGCGAATACGGTGATGCTCATCTCGATTTGAACATCCGAAATATCGTTCGAAAAGGAAATGGGCTGACGCATAGAGATGTTCACGAGAATCTTGCGGATCACGCCGATGATCTTGCAAAGCAAGGCTTGACCGTGAATGTGATTCACTCTTTGGACGGTCGCCGGAGCACCCATGTCTCGTCTACTCACAACCCTCGGCAAGAGGTGGCGGAATATCAAAATGGCAAGTGGAACACCCGTTCTCTGTTTCACGACCGTCGTCAATTGAGCGCCCAGGAACTTCGAACACTTCAAAAGCCGGATTCGGAGTGGAACTAACCGACTGGTCGGTGGTTGTGGCGAATACGAACTAACGTCTCCAATCGAGACGTCTGCAAGGCTGAGGCCCGCCCTTCGGGGCGGGTCTTTGCTATTCGAGGGCTTCTGTAATGAGGAAGCTCACTCGTTCGTCGTCGCGCCATCGCACATAGAGATCGACCATTTCGTCAATCGCTTCCCACGTTGTGACGAATCCACAACGGGCGGCTTCTCGGGCAGCGGAATTGCGCAGACGAACACGCACCTCATCGTTGCTGATTGTCGTCCAGTACGGAACGAATCCGCCGAGCATTAGAGCAGCCTAACTGACGTGAAGTGGGATTAGGCCGCATGGCAAGCTCTTTCTCATTGGGAACCCGGGACTAACCATGTCCCAAAAAGGAGAATTCAAATGGCGCAGCCAAAAGGTAATCGAGGTCCAGACCGGGCGAGTGCGGGAAGCCGTCGCTCTGCTCGTTCCCCCGGCGACATGACCGGGCGAGTAAAGGACCAACAGGCGAAGGCAGCCAAGGCTGATCTTGAAGAGCGCGGAGCAGAACTCACAATGATGAACTCAGCGCAGGCCGACGACGAAGAGCACGGTGTCTTCGACGGCCAGTCCGGTGACCGTGTTGATTTGCGTGATGCACAAAACCGTCACGTTGTAATCGATGACGAAGGCGATGACGATGAGAGCTTCCGATTCGCTCCTCAATTTGCCGAGGAAGAGCCCACTTTGACTGGTAAGGAAAGCGCCGAAACGCTTGCGCCAATCATCGCCGCCCGACGACAGCACGCAGCGCCTCCGGCGCACGCAGTTCGTTCGTCGATGGCAACCATTCGCGTCGATCAAGACATCGAGGATATGACCTACGGAGTCGTGAACGGCCGACCAAATAACTTCACACTCCGTGAGGGGTTGAAGTATCGATTGCCGCTTCCCGTGGCCGAGCATTTGAACGATCTCGGGTTGGTTCGCCAATGGTTCTAACGAGGAGAACACTATGCCGTCCGTCCAACAGACGTTGGTCCCCAATCAGTTCTTTCGGTACACCATTACCGATGCAATTTGTCGCGGGGTCACTGTTTATCAAGTAGCCAACGTTGCAGAATGTTGGGCGACGGCAAATGGGCAGGACCCCGTTGTGCCCTCCGGTGGTGTTGAAGTGACCGATGGTCAAACGACTCTTTCGGGAGTTCTCGGATTGGCGGGTGCACGGGTCCTGCATCCTCCGTATCCGGCGGGCCAACCTGTTCAACCAAACATTCGAATTCTCTCGCAAGGATCGCCAACAATCGTAATCGAGTGGTGATCAAATGGCGCTCGATAACCTAGTCAACCTTGCTTATTCGCTTGTAACTGGCGCACCGTCGCCGCCAACGTCGGGAACGGCGTGCACGGTTCAAGCGGGCATCACCTGGCCGACCGGCAACTTCGACATGTTGTTCTGGCCTCCCGGTGACATCCCTCTGCTTTCGAACGCAGAGATTTGTCGTTGTTCGGCGGTTGGCAACACAATCACGATGACTCGCGGTGCATATGGCACTACCGAGCAAGCCATCGCCATTGGTTGGCAGTGTGCTCAGGTCATTACGGCCGATCTCTTCACCGAGATTGTGGCTTTGATTAACGCCACTGTGACGAGCTTCAATACTCGAACTGGTGCCGTGACCCTTGCTGCGGCAGACATCGAGGGGTTGTTCACCGCTGCGGGTCAGTTGTTTGTTGGAACTGGTTCAGGAACTGGTTCGCTCCTTGCCGGTGGAGCAACTGGCACATTCCTTGGCGCTAATACCGGCGGGGCTCCCACTTGGAAGGCCGTCACGAGCAGTGTTGCTGCTACGGCAAGTGAGGTTGAGTGCACCACCACCGGGGCTACTCAAATTGTCACCTATACGCCAAGCGGTGACGGAAACTTTCACATCAGTGTTTACTTTCGAGTCGTCACGGCAACGACCGTTGTCACCATTACGGTGACTTGGACAGACGCCACTGGTTCGCAAACAATGACGTTGATAAATGCTGTTTCGTGTGCAACTGGTTCGTACTCACTCACCGATTTCATGATCAACGCAGAAGCAGATGCGATAACCGTTTCAATGACCGCTGGAACCTCAAATCAGGTCTACGGTTCCGCTTCGATACTCGTGGGTTAGGAAGAATAAAAATGGATACAAGGGGCGCAATCGATCTCGACGAAGAATTTCTTGGTCGTAAGTATCACGACAAGAGTTTGATTCGACCGGCATTAATTGCTGCTCGTCGAAATATGGGCATGATGGCAACTGCAACTTTGCTCAATGGTGGATTGCAGGGAACAGCACTTACATCGCACGTTGCTCACGGTAAGACGTTTAGTTCGGCTTCGGCCGGATTCAATCAAACTGGTTCGCTGTTTTGGGCCGCATCACCAGTGAATGGGGCGGTTTACAACGGCTCCCTTTACAACAACACCCTTAGTGTTCCATACAACGGATGCCCGATTTTTTTGGCAGGAGCTATTGGTAACAGTCTCACGGCGACGACAATCACGGATACGTTTAGTAGTAGTTATACGTGGACTTTGATTGATTCTGTTGCAATTGGTGCGGGAATCCAAAACAATTACATATGGATTGGGCAGGGCGGCTCAGGATTATCGGGAACTGTCGCCATCAATTTTTCCGGTAGCACAGACTGCATGGGATTCGCTGTTCCGATTATTGGATGTTCTCAGGCATCCGGCACCGGAGCCGTTGATGTGCACGGTCATAACAGCGGAAGTTCGTCAACCGCCTCTGGTCCTTCGTTGACACCATCCGTTGCGGGGGAAGTTGGACTTTGGTTTGCGGCCGCTCTCATGAACACCGACGCATTTACTAATGGCAATTACAAAAGCGGGGCTATGGCGATGTATGGGCCTTCTGTTGCTGGCATTTTAGAGACTGCTTGTGCGCTGCCAACGTCTGCTCAAAATCCAAGTTGGGGGCTTAACGGATCAAATTATTGGGGCACGATGGGTGCAATTTTCAAGGGCGCATGAGCTTGTGACTACCATCGGACGTCAATCATTACAACTCGTTGTGCAACCGGCACTCGTCGGAGATCAAGAAAATCTCGGCTTAGTTGTACAACCGGCAATGAAGCCGGATCAGGAATCACTTGACTTAACAGTGCAGCCCGCTCTTCAATAGGATTTCTTCCATGTCCACAGCGTCAATCACATTGAGAACTCGGTTCGAGATTCAGGACACCGGCATGCCTTTCGCGTGCGCTGTGGTGCTCGATGGCGTCTCGACTGTTTACGATTTGCCGGTTGAGTCAATTTCTTCGACGGCGACGCCTCCGACCGTAATCATTGATGGCGCTGTTGTTCCGGCCAATCAAGCGACACCGGCTTACACATTTGATTACAAGCACGGGATCATCGTCTTTCCGACACCCCCACAACCGCAAGGTGGATCGCTTCAAGTATCCGGTATTACCTACGACTACTTCATTGATGCGGAAGTCTCCCAAGCCGTAACCGACGCATTCAACTTGCACGTTGCTGACGAAGAACCGTTGCCGGTAATCGACCCGGTCTCCGGCGAACTGGGGATCAACTCGAACAATCAATATCTCGTGTCCCTTATGGCGGCTGTCGAGCTGCTTTGGTTTCGCGCAACGGATGCTTCGAAGGACATTGACATTCATACGCCCGAGGGAGTCTCGCTTCCTCGTGCGCAGCGTTATCGTCAAATCCTTCAACAAATTCAGGGATTGCAGCAACAGTACAAAGACTTGTGTGCCGCACTCGGTGTCGGTATCTGGCGCATTCAAATCCTCAATCAGCGCCGAGTTAGTTACACGACAAACCGCCTCATCCCGATCTTTCGAGAGCAGAATTACAACGAGCCCTATACCGGGTTCTTTCCGACCACGGGGTTGGTTGGAGCACTTATTACGATCAATGGCAAATACTTCAATAGAACAACTCAGGTCACCTTTGGTGGTGTTCCGGCACTCACGTCCGTGCCGTATCCATACTCGACTCCGTTGGTCGCCGGACAGTTCTCTGTCGTCAACGATGGGCAACTTCAGGTAGCTGTTCCTGTGGGAGCCATGACGGGCCAAATCGGGGTTGTCACGCCCTATGGCGTTGTGCTTTCGACGGCGCAGTTCGTTGTGGGGCAACCTGCTCCGTTCGTTGACTATGGACCAGAGCTGGTCCCGATCCCAATTCCTCCTGGTCATTGATCGTGAAAAAAGTTCCGGTGGAGCACTAAATGCCGAACGCTAATGGTCCTTCAGATCGCCGGTTATGGCGAGAGATTTGGGGAGCGCGTCAAGCCTTCAAGGACTACCAACTCGAAGCTGGTCAATGGGTCCAGTGGTTCCGTTTCAACAAGCCGGGGACCACAGCTAATCCGATCTATGACACCGGGCCTCAGCGTGTGTGGTATCCGGCGATCACTCTGCCGGTAATGCTGGCTGAGCAAACCCGAGCATCGCAGAACTTCGACGACGATGGGTTGTACCTCGTTTCTCGACTGCATTTGATCTTCAGCTACTACGCCTTCTTTCAAACTACGATGCCGGACCCTGACCCCTACGGACAGGATCACGTCAACGACCGTGTGGGCTTCGATACCACCCTCTTTTCGGTGGATTCGTTCATTCCTCACGGTCGCGTGGCGGGACAATGGTTGACGGTCTCGTGTGATTTGACTGAGGTCGCTTCCGAGGATTTGGCAGAAGACGTTCCCGCTCCGATGTTCGCTCCGTATGTGGTTGCCTCCTAACTTGGAAAATTGAGCTTCGGGAACTCGCTTCCGTAATGCTTGATGGTTTCCCTATCCCTCGCAATTGCTGCTTCTTTTGGCGTGCCAAAGCCTCCGATATAGGTGTTTTTCTTATTCACTTTGAGCATTGCGATCCACATACCTCGGCGTGAGTCATAGTGGACCCCGATGAACCCTGATTTGTTGTCAGACCTGATGTTGTTGTTCAGATTGTTTTGAGTTTTGGTTGCTAGTCGAAGGTTCTTTCGGCGGTTGTCCAATCCGTTGCCGTTGACGTGATCTACATCGAACTCGCTTGGGGCTTGCAAGATCAGCCGGTGCATGAGGTGCGGCGATTTTCCGATGTTGCGTCTCGCGTAATACCGTCCTGGTTCGGATTCAAGTGTGGTCCAGTGCCATTGATTGAGGTAATCAAAATCTTCGTCATCGATCAATGCAAGTTTGCTTCTTGTTAGCTCGATTTGCGCCATTGACAAATCATAGTCAGTTAGTGACTTCCATTTCGCTCTCCGCTTTTGGGATCATCGTTTCGACGGATCGCAGTGTCCGTTGAAGTACATGCGAAGTGCAATTGCCTATACGGAGGTGGTGGCGGAATGTTCCGTCTAATCGATAACGCCATTAGCCCCCGTAAGCACTCGTTCGAAACCGCCGTCAAGCGCCTTCCTTCGGCTCACCGGGAGGCCCAGCACGCTGCGGTCACTCACCTTCACGGGCGTGCGATTGAAGCTCTCGACTCTGCTGGGCTCAGTCAGCACCGGAGAGCCATCGACGTATTCACAGATCGACCAGAGCCCTACGTCGGAATCGTTGGCGGCCCGAGTGGTGACGAGATTTCCGATATTGAATTCGGGCGGCCACAACGAACCCTCGACAAAGAAGGGCGAGAACTCGACAGCGGGGCTCCAAACCCCGTTCTTCGAACCGCCCTGCATCGAGCACGACCAGAGGCTGAGACTGTCTACAACTCGGTCCTTGTTGATCGATTGGGGCTCGGATGACTCTGATTCCTACCCCTCAGACGGGAATGTGGCTGCGGGATGAAGACAACGCCCTGAAGACAAAACTCTCGGGTTTTGCCGTCTCGAACTACGGCCAAGGAGGTCCTGGCGGCGTTCCGAAAGAGAACATCGCTGTGTACTTCCGCTTCCCTGATCCCGAAGAGCGCACACGCACATTTCCCCACATCGCCATCGATCTAATCGACGTCGAGTACGACCAGACACGCGCCCACCGAGCCGGTGGCTACATCGTGCAGTATCCGTTGGAAATGGCAACTCCTCCGGTGGGAACCAACTTGGTCTCGGACGACATGCCTTGGCCCTCGACGCTCGTTTACCAACTGGCTGCATATTCACGTCAGCCGTGGCACGACCGTCAATTGTCATTGATGCTGTATCAATTTTTCCCCGAGCAGTTTGGGTTTCTCGATATGACTACGTGGGACGGCACTGTCCGTCGCGCCGATCTGCGTGGGGTTGCTCGACGAGACATCATCGATGCAAATCGCAAGCGAACGTTTAGAAATGTTTTCACGATTGGCGTTTCATCCGAACTTTACCTGTACCAAATCCAAGACATCATGCAAGTTCTTTCGGTTTCCGCTGACGTCGAAGTCAGCATTAACTCACCACTCTAAGAACGTAAAGGTAAGGAGACGAAATGCCTACACCAACCACTGGGGCTCCCGGCGTCACTGTTGTCGAGAACCTGAGTCCTGCGTCGCCGCCACCCCCAGCCGCATCTCCTTCAGTTTGCGGCTTTATGGGAGAGCACTGGGCTGGCCCGGTCAACGAGGCTATCTTGTGCAATTCGTGGCAAGACTTCCAGAAGTATTTTCAGGGGTTCAACCCGAATTCTATTCCGACGCTTGCCAATCCATATCTGGCATATGCCGTGTCGAAGTTCTTCCAGAACGGCGGGACGATGTGTTACATCGTTCGTGTCATGTCGTCGGCGTCACCGGGCGCATCTGCATCAGCGACTCTTGTTGATGGCACTGCAACTCCTCAACAGACGTTGAAGCTGACGGCTGGTTCACTTGGGGTCATTGGTAACCCAGGCACGTGGGGCAATGGGCTCTTCTTTGCCGTTACACAGACGACAACGGCTAATCGATTCAATGTTGCCATCTACAACGGGGCATTGAACCAGGCGAATCTCGTTGAGACTTGGTACGACATGTCGATGAATCCAACCGATAGTCGTTATGCACCGACCGTTATCAACTCACCCACGGCTGGGTCGCTTTGGGTTGTTGCAACCGATTTGCACGACGTCGATGTATTAGCGAACGCACCGGCAGTCAGCAACGGGCAGTTTTCCGGCGGTGCCGATCCTGCGGACCCGACGACGCAGGACAAAGTGAACGCAATCACGTTTGGCTCTTCGGCGTTCGATGTGATCCCCGACGTTCTAAACTTTGCTCTTCCCGGTGAGACCACGAACGCTGTTGTCACAGCGGCGTTGCAGTATTCACAAGGACCTGCCGAGGGCGGGACCGGTCGGCCATTCTCGTTCTTTGTGATCGATCCCCCATCCGGCGAGACTCCTGCTGCGGCCGTGGCCTATTTGGAAGGGCTCACGCCGATTACATCATCGGCGGCGATGTATTCCCCGTGGCTTGTGTGCACGAACCCTGCATCGCCGAACCTGCAATCGACGATTCTTTTGCCGCCGAGCGGTTGCGTGCTCGGGCAAATGGTATCAACCGATACTGCCCAAGGCCCGTGGAGGGCTCCCGCTGGCACAGGGACTGTGCTTGGGGGCGTTGTTCAAGCAGAACGCAAGCTCACCCAGGTCGATCTTGGGACCCTCAACAATGCAAACGTCAACGCTCTTCGGACGTTGCCGAACGGTCGAGTAATCATTTGGGGTGCTCGAACGATGGCACCGGGGTATTCGTCGTTGTACGTCAACGTTCGGCGAACCTTGAACTACATCGAGGCCTCAATCAACGACATGCTTCAGCCGTTTGTCTTTGCACCGAACGACGCCGTTACTTGGAGCAACGTCACGTCGTCGATCACACAGTTCCTCACCGGGTTGGCTCAAAACGGTGCATTCGCTACCACAAATCCGACGAATGCTTTTGTTGTCACATGCAATTCGTCAAACAACACTCCACAGTCAATTGCCCAAGGCATCTTGAACGTCTCAGTGCAGTTGGCTTTGCAGTACCCAATTGAATTCATTGTTCTGACCATCGCTCAAATTCAAGGCAGTGGGACGACGTCCATTTCAACTTCACTTCCGAGCTAACTCGATCTCCTAGTCGGTGAAAGGACAATAGAAATGGCGACAGTAAGAGCGCTCAATACTGACCCGCTGCGTAGCTTCAAGTTCAACGTCTACATTCCGTTGGCAACAAGCGAGTTGACGCCCACGGGCGGCATGGCGCGCCTTGGGTTCATGTCGGTCTCTGGTCTCGGATTGTCTATCGAGCCGTTGACATACCGTGAGGGTGGCGACAATCTCACGACACGCAAGATGCCGGGACAGGCCGACTTCGGTCCCATCACGTTGTCTCGGGGGCTCTTCCCGACCGACAACGACAACTGGATTTGGATGCAGATGTTGTTCTCTGCCATGTACGGTGCAGGGACTTCAAATGAGCCCATCTCTGGTGGTGGAGCTTCACAAGGCTCTCCCCCTGGAATGCAGAACTTCCGAACGTACATGTACATCAATGTGCTTGCACATCCGATGACAAATACGACTGGGAGTTTTGGCAACGCTGTGGGAGCCGACTATCCGAGTCAGAGCATTGTGCAAGTGAGTTTCAAGCTCTACTCGGCATGGATCGGGAGCCTTGCCTATTCCGACATGGATGCGGGCGGGAACGCTGTCGCAGTCGAACAGATGACCCTGAACTATGAAGGGTTTGACATCAACTGGGGCGGCACAGGTTACGTTCAAAATCCGACAAGTTGGTAATTAACGAGGAGAACATTTTATGACCATGACCGGTGAAATCGGTGGGCGAACAAGGGTTCCCGATCCAGGGAACGTTCCAACCAAAGGAGAGGTCGAGGCTGCTTTAGACGGTCTCGATCAGCAACCTGAGCTTGAAGAGCTTCCAGACCTAACGGTGATGTTGCCGAGCGGGTTGGTCGATGGTGAAGATTTGATTCAACACGCCATCGTTCGGGAACTCAACGGATTTGACGAAGAGAAATTGTCGCGTCTCGATATGGACAAGAACCCGGCAATCTTTACGACGAAGTTGCTTGCAATGGCGGTCGAGTCAATTGGCAGTAGGACCCCAAACGAAGAGACCATTCGTCAGCTTCTAATGGGTGACCGCGATGCTCTGGTTGTTGGTATTCGTCGTGCAACCTACGGGAATCTTGTTCCATTCAAATTGACCTGTAGTGAGTGTGAACAGCTTTCGCAGGTTGACATTGAACTGGACAAGGACATTGAAGTCCAAATTCCTGAAGACCCAAGGAAGCGAGAGTTTGAGGTTCCTCTTCGTCGAGGTGCGATAGCGAAGATTGCACTAATCAATGGAGCTGCGCAAGAAGCTTTTTCAGAAGGTCAGAGCAAGAAGACTCAGGCTGAGATCAATTCGTTGATTTTGGCAAGAACACTGATTTCAATCGACGGGGTTCCTACGCACGGTTCCGAGGAAACGTCGAAGCGACTTTCGCTTGCAGATCGCGACACGTTGATCGACTGGATTGCTCAGAACCAACCTGGGCCGCAACTTCAAAAGGAGATCAGAGTGCATTGCGCAACGTGTGATGCAGAGTATCCAATCTTCCTCGGGACTCTGAATCTGTTTCGCTTCTAAAGAGAGAGACGTTGTCAATGATTTCTACGATCTTCAACTTGTATATCCGAATTGGAGTCTCGGTGACATAAAGGCTCTGTCGCCAAGGCATCGTCGTTTCTGGTTTGAGCGTGCGGTTTGGCTTTCAGAAAGAAGAAAAAGGCGACCGAGTTAAATGACTGACATAAGCAATATGGCGCGAGGCGGCTCGCGAACTCGACAAAACCAGATGTTTCCTGGGCAAAATCCTGTGGGACCTGCTCCGTCTGCACCAATTGCTCAATTTTCTGGCAGCATGACCCAATCGAACAGTATTAAGGCGCTTCGGACTGAATTGGGGCTCCTTGTTACCGACATGGGGAAGCTTGACAAGGCCATCCAAAGCATCAACGAGCACTTGGAACAAACAGCCAACAACTTTGGCAATCTCACTGGTAAGGGCGGGGGCAATGGGCCTGGTGGAAAAGGAAACAGTTCAGCCCCGATTAGTGCTGTTGCCTTTGGTGTAGGTGCCGAGTTTGCCGCACAGACAGCCGGGGGCATCAACTCATATCTCAGCGGCGTCAAGAGCCCAGGAGCAGCAACCAGAGTCACGGCGGCACAAGTAAGTACGTCATTTGGCGGAAACACTGGTGCCAGTGTTGTGTCGGCTGTCAATCAATATGCCAAGATCAGAAACCTGAGTTCTAGTGATTTGGTTCAAGCGCTTGGGACATTGACCGGTAATGCGCTGCTTCGCGTAAACCCCAACAGTAAGAGTCAAGGCAATCTTAAAAATGTCATGAACTCACTCACCGGGTTGAATCCTGTTCTTGGTGCCGGGGGTGCGGCAAGCTTTTTGAACACTCTTGCTTCTGGCCCTGCTTTGAACATGTTCAATCAGAAGCTTGGTGGTTCGCAGGGTGTTCTTGTTCAACCAGGACCCGGTGGGAAGGACACCATTAATACCCCACAACAGGTGTTCTCGCGTCTAATCAAGGCATTGACTGGTGGTCAGGTTTCGTCTCCTTCTCAAATGAAGAAGTGGGCGAGTACGCCGGGGCAAATGGCTATTATGCAACAGAACGCTTCCGCTATCGGAATTTCGCCTACTGACTTCATGTTGATTCAACAGGTCATGGCTAAGGGTGGCAACGTACAACAAGCGGTAAATCAAATGCAGAAGGTCGGTGCACCAGCGGCAACTGCTGCACAAACAGCATCCACGCAAGCGACGGCAACGGGACTCACTGTTTACGATCAAAGTCAGGCGGCACAAAAAACCCTGTCGAGCATTGATGCGGGGATTCAACGCCTCGTTCAGCTTATTTCTGGTAAGAGCAGTCTTTTGAGCGACATCGGTATTGGAGGAGCGGGCGCTGTCTCTAAAGGACTCTCGGGTGTTTCGCAGGTTGGCGGGCTTATGGCTATTGGCAAACTTCTTGGCGGTGGAGGGGCGGCTGCTGGTGAAGGTGCTGCAACAGCGGGGCTCCTTTCGCGACTCCTTAAAAGCTCGGCAGGAAAAGGGCTGGGGATCGGTGTTGCGGGGAATCTTGTGGGAGCTGGAATCAAAGGCAATGCGCCAAGTACGGGGGCTCGTGGTCGTGTCGGCGCAGCCGTAAGCGATGCTGCTACTGCGGCAATGCTTGGGATGATGCTTCCTATCCCCGGTGCCGACGCTGTTGTGGCCGGAGTTGGTGGATTGCTTGGTGGAGCGTTTGGTGCAATAACCGGAATGGGCGACCCCGGTTTGTCGCCGGATATGTCGCGAAAAGTTGCAGCCATGCGCGCCGTTAATCCGAGCATCAAAGTTAATTCTGGTCGTCGTTCAAAAGCACAACAGGCTCTTCTTTATGCGCTCAAAGGTGGGCGCGGTGTTGCCAAGCCTGGTCAGTCAAGACACGAACACGGGCTTGCTGCCGACATTGGTCCTCCATCGCAAATGGGTTGGTTGATGAAAAACGCCAATCGGTTTGGGCTCTATCATCCAGCGGCCGGTTCTGAGCCTTGGCATGTTGAGTCGATGGGTGATCCCATGACGCCGACTTCGTTTTCCCAAGACCTTCTTAAAAAATTGGGGATACATCCATCAAGTGTGGACGTTTCTAATCTTGCAAAATGGCAGGCTGGTGAAGGGCAGTGGGGGGCGAGTGGCGGGTTTAACGCTGCGAACATGTACGACCCGTTGAATACGAAACTTACAACCGGTGCCGGTACTGGTGGAGCTCCTATTGGCGGTGGCGCAACAGTTGCCTACAAAAACTGGAATCAAGGCATTGCGGCTACCGCACAGACAATGCAGCAATCAAATATGGCTCCTCTTGTTAAAGCTCTTAAAGCTAATGCGAGTCCTTCCAATTTCTATCGAGCCATTCTGGCCTCATCTTGGGGTGGTTCGGGCCGCACCTCGCTTTACGGAGGAAGTTTGCCGGGGAGTCCCGCTGTTGCTGTTCCAATGGGTCCAGGTAGTGCAATAAGTACGCCAACAGTTGGCGGGGGCGGTGGTCCTTCATCGTCGTCCTCGTCTTCGAGCGGCCCGAGCATCAATCGACTTCTTTCGCTTCTTGGTCATTCGGGTGGAACAGGTCTCAGCAACGACTTTTTGCAACAAGTAAGCAGTAATAGTTGGTTACACAGTCTTGCGGGTGGAGGAGGCGGCACTTCGTCTAATGCGCTTCTCGCCAAAGTTCGATCTTTGTCGAGTAATTCAGGCACGCAAGCAGAACTTCTTGCTGGCGCTCTTTTGGGGTCTGGTGAGTCCATCAATCCCTCGGCCCTTCGTTCCATGATGGGGGACCCCGCACCTGTTATCACGGCAATGCCTATGTCGGGGAGTGCGGGCAGTTGGTTCCACGGTGCGCGAGTCACGGTCAATCTTCAAATGGCTCCTGGGTCAGGCACAAGCATGGACGACGCTCGTCAATTCACAAAGAACGTGAAGACGGCGCTCGAAGAGATGGCCCAAGAAAAAATGATGGCGGGCAAGTAATGGCGATCTCGAAGCCAATCAAAAACGGGCTGACATCAACAACGCCAAATCTCGTTCCGGTTGGGCGAGATATCGTCAGCACGAGCAAGATCAACACTCAAACGCTCGACAGCTTGATGACGGCTGGCTATGGCGATACAGGTGACCTTTCAAAGAACCCAAGCCACACTTCGAACCCTCCGGCATACCCCGGCACCTATGGAGGAAACCCGAGCGCACAACCACAACGTCTCGGAGTAATCCGCAACGTTCCCGGTGTTCTTGGCAAGCAACAGATTGCTTTGTACTTCATCTTCAACCCGAACGAAATTGTTGTGCAGTTCGAGACGAGCCAAAGTCAAATTCCGTACAACTACATCTACGGAGTTGGACCAAACAATCCAGGGAGCCTCGGGAGCTACAGCGGCTCAAAGGCAATCCCGAACATCACGTCTGCCCAATCGGTTTCGTGGTCTCTGATATTTGATCGAACTTACGACATGTTGTACACGCCAAATGCAAATACGAACGCTGACGTAAACCGAGGGGTGCTTCGAGACACCGCAGCGCTTTACAACCTCATGGGTACATTTGAAGGCAACAGTGGAACGCCGTACTCCACACCTTGTCGCGTTATCTTTGGGCGCAACGGCGGCCCGAGTAACAACCTCTTCGGATTCACGGGGTTCATCAGTGGGGTCGAGATTACCTACGGCATCTTTCGCAACACGATGATTCCGTCTCGTGCCGAAGTCGATATAACCATGACCGCTGTCTACATCGCCGCCTCGACCCCTCCGGGTCCGGCTGATCCGAAGAGCACCAAGACCACGACAAAGGCCAAAGTCACTGGTGGACAAAACGGGAGCACCGGGGCGGCTGTTCAAGGGGGAGGTCCTGTGGGCGCTAATGGCCCTACCGGTCCATATGCTCCTGTCGGCGCTTCTCCTGGCGGTATTTGAAATGATCACGCAGGACTCTCGTTACCAACAAGGCACCATTACGCGGATGCCCGACATGGACGGCACATATCAGCTTGCTGTTCTTCGGACTGTTCCAGCGACATCGAGCGGCTTTGCTCTTTATGTGTGGCAGGCCGGGGATCGACCCGACATTGTTGCAGCCAACGAACTTGGCGACCCAACTCTCTGGTGGCAAATCTTTGATCTCAATCCAGAGATCATTGATCCATTGAACGTGTTGGCCGGGACTGTTCTCCGGCTTCCAAATACAGTCGTACCCGCAACGGGAGCAATCCTCCAATGAGTTCAGTTGCTCCGTTTACGTCATCGGTTCAGTTCTACGGCGACATCAAAGCGTTGACACTTGGACCAAACACACTTCGAATTGTGCAAGAAGAGTTCAAGCATGATTATGCCGTGATGGATTTTTGGGGTGGCGACATCTCTTCGGATGCCCTTAACTCCGGCATGCCAATGTTAATTACGTGGGGGCGTTCTGGCACACAGCGGTCTTTCTACGGGTATGTCAACCAACCAAAAGGTAATCGCAGTCGATTGAAAGGTGGTTCGTTGGTGGACCACAACTCGACGATTGTTTACTGCGTTGGCGCTTCGTGGCCGTTACAGCAGACAGATTCCAAATCATGGTCGAATGTCACTGCTCCCCAGGTTGCACAACAAATAGCGAAGCAGTTCAAGTTGGATTCACTTGTTGGACCAGACAAAACGCTTTGGCCGAATCTTCAAATGAGCGGTCGGAGTTACTTCGATTTTCTCTGCAATCTCGCCAAGCGAATTGGTTACGTGTTCTATGTGAACGGTGTGCAACTCACATTCGTTCCGCGGCAGACGAACCCAAAGCAGTTGAAGTCTGTTGCAGCTATTTACGACTACAACGCCGACCCTGGTGCTATCCCAAAGTTTTCTCCGACATTGGGAGCGAATTCCACATCGGGAGGTCAGCTTCGTAATCGAAAGATTGCGGGGGTCAATCTCAGAACCAGTCAGCCGATTTCGGCAACAGTGTCTGGTAATCCCGCTCCAACGATCTTGGGGCAGACTGCCGATACCGCTATCTTTGATCACACTGAACACGCTGTCGTGACATCACAAGCGGAGGCCACGAGCAAGCTCAATGGTTCGGCACTGTTGAATCAACTCTATGCATCAGCAAAAGCAACGCTTATTGGGAACCCGTTCATTGCTCAGGGCTCTATTGTCTTCATCAAGAACGTGAACGGGTCTCAAAACGGCTTGTGGTTTGTGCAACGTGCCGAGCATACGCTCGACCGAAACACTTATTCGATTGACGCCGATCTCGGTCGCGATAGCACAGGTGCGGCTCCGACAATTGCCTTCACCATTTCTACGGCAAATTTGCCGAAGGCGTCTCTTTCTAATGGTCTGTGGGTGGCATCGTGATTTCGCCAGAGATGACAATGACTGGTGAGCCAGAGTACGGGGGTATCTATCCAGGGTTTTGCCAGAACAACAAGGACCCCGAAGGGCTCTCACGAATCACGGCAACTTGCCCCCAAGTATTTGGCAACAACACGACGCTTACGGATTGGGCATGGCCTTGCTTTTCTCCTGGTTCGAAGGTCTCACCTCCCGTGCCTGGTGAAGGAGTCTGGTTGATGTTTCAAGGCGGCGACGTCGAACATCCTGTTTGGTTGGGGGTGTGGAAGTGAGTTTGATTACACAGCAGGCACCGTTTTCGGGGGCTGTTCCGGCGAACCTAAGCATCAACTACACCAACCAACTTCTCGTCTCGGGATTTACCGGACTGCTTCTTTTTGAGACCACGACTGCGTCGGCTGCTCTCACTGTTCTTTCTGATGGTGAGGTCTCTGCCGCTGATGCGCTGAGCCCAGGCACGTATATTGTCTCCGGCGTTGTTTATGACAGCGCCAACAATTCAGGGCCGTGGTCCTTCACACTGACCGTGAGTGGGCCAGCAACACCACAAACGTCAGTCACGCCGTTTACATCTCCGCTTTCGACTGGCACTGAAGTCCTCGTGCCATTTCAAATCGATCCAGCGACGGGCGCTGTAGCCGTCATCTCCGATTACGTCAGCGTCATCAATCAGCACATTGCGACGATCATCATGACTCGTGGCGAAGAGCGCGTCATGCAACCGACTTTTGGTGCGGGAGCGGAATCGGCAATCTTTCAAGATTTGGATGGGCCTGATCTTTCGTTATTGATCGACAACATTCAAAGTCAATTAGCAACCTGGCAGCCCGAGATCAATGTTCTCGGTGTGACGCCAGCCCTCGTCCCTGGTTCGCCAACGACGGTTTCCATTACCGTGACATATTCGATAGCGTCAATTAACACGGTCAACTCGGTCACTGTCACGACTGGCGGAACAATTACCCAAGTAAGCGGTGGTGGAGCATGACGTTCATTGAAAACACGCCCCCAGCGGCGACTCCCGTAATCGACTATTCAAGTCGCGATTATCTGTCGATCTACAACGACCTGCTCGAACGGCGAAGCATCTACATGCCCGAGTGGACATCGACATCAACTGCCGACTTCGGAATTGCACTCATCCAAATGTTCTCCTACGTCGGAGACATCATTGGGTATTACCTCGACCGTCTTGCGGGTGAGGCCTTTATTCAAACGGCAACACAGCCTGTTTCGATCCTCAATCTGGCAGCGATGCTCGATTATCAGCCGACGCTATCTGTCGGCGCTTCAGTGAACCTCTTGTTGACTGTGAGCCCGTTGCTCGCCTCGACGTACTTCCCCTACACCGTTCCGGCGGGCACGCAGTTCTCAACGATAGGGACAGCAGCACAGGCGGCAATCATCTTCGAGACGACGCAGGCTGTTACATTTCCCAATCCAAATGGTGCCGGAACGACGTTGGCTGTTGCACTCACGGCAAACAGCACCTACACAGCGATCACTGTTGCCGCTGGTGGAATTAGCGAAGCGCTCTTTGTCGGTGATTATGTTGAAATTCTCAACACGCTTGCTACTCCATCAACTCAGTTGTTGGAAGTAACTTCAAATGCCAGTGTCGGTGCGACGGCGATTTCGGTCGCTTCGTTTGTCGCTAATGCGAACTACGCAATTGGTTCGCAGGTTGAATACACCGATCAAGCTCTTGTTCCGGCGGTCCAAGGCATCACCAACTTCACCGAAGCGGTGGGGACGTCCAATGGTTCGTTGAACCAACAGTTCTCGTTGCTCTACAACCCCGTGAGTGCTGACAGTTTTTCGCAAGGCGGCATCGTCACTGTTCTCGGGGCTCCAACTCTTGCACCGACCATCGTGTATGTCGATCTCGGGCTCGGACCACAACCGTGGACTTACGTCACCAACTTGGCGAACTATGGGCCTAATGCTCAGGTGTACACGAGCTTCGTTGATGCAGACGGAACTTTCTACATTGTCTTTGGCGACAGTGTGAACGGATTTGTGCCGCCTCTTGCTAGTCCGATTACCTGCACTTATGTAGTGAGTGACGGCGTAACTGGCAATGTGGGTGCCAATACAATTGTGAGTCCGGTTACAGCGCTCACCGGCATTTCGTGCACGAACCCGTTGCCAGCTAATGGCGGCATGGATGCAGAGTCGTTGACTTCAATTCAATTAAACGCACCGGCTTCTCTGAAAGCGCTCAATCGCGCTGTGACTGTGCAGGATTTTTCTACACTCGCTATTCAGATTCCTGGTGTGCAATGGGCGTCAGCGGTAGAGGTGACCTATCAGTTGGTCAACCTTTTTGTTGCCCCATTTGGTGGCGGGGCTCCGACTTCGGTATTGACTAGCTCGGTTGCGAGCTTTATCGATCCGCTCGTAATGGCAAATACGACGGTGACGCTTTTGTCGCCGACCTATGTGCCAATCAACATTTCGGCAAATGTCAGCATTTACCCGAACTACGGCAACACGGCTGTGCAACAAGCGGTCGTGAACGCTTTGAACAGTTTGCTCGCTTTGTCCAATACCGGCTTCGGCTTCCGAGTCTCGTTGGGTGCCGTCTACAACACCATTCTGAGTGTGGCCGGGGTCAATTACGCCAACCTCACTGTCCTTAATCGGTCGATGCTTGCGTTGACGACATCTGTTCTCACTAGCGGGCAGAGCTATAGCTCGATTCCGGTCAGTGCGTTGCCGCAGGCGGTCGCCAGCGGCGACACAATCGTTCTGAGCAACGGTGTTAGCACGCAGACACTGACGGCGAGCGGTGCGGCCTTGGCAGGGGCTGCGTCTGTTCCTGTTACCCCGTTCCTTGCGAACGCCACTTATGCCATTGGCTCGACGATCCAAGACACCACGCAGTTTGGCGATTGCGTGTTGCTTGCAAATGAGATTCCCGAGGCTCCCAATTCCTACGGGATTATTGTTTCCGGCGGGGTGGTGGGATCATGAGCAATATGGCTAACGCCATTACGTCCACGCTCAATGTTCAACCGTCCAACTACAACGGGCTCGAAGTTAGTTGGACACTTCCGAGCGGTAATTGGACTCAGCTTTATTTGCTTCGATCCTCGTTTGGGACGCCACTCAGCATATTTTCAAATGACGGTGTCGTGTTGCTCGAACAGACGAGCAACTTCTCGACGTCGTTCGTTAACGAACCGCTCGAATCAGGATTCTTCTACTACTACAGCATCATCGTCTATAGCCCAACACTGGGCGAGTACGTGTTGGCCGGAGCCGCACAAGGGCTCGTGCTCACTGAGTTCGATCTCGGGAGCACATTTCAGGCCTGGATGCCGGATTGGTACAACGAGCAAGATCAAGCCTTCATCACAACGCAACAGCCCGAAGGTCCATTAGAGCGGTTTCTCAATCTGTTGGGGTATGAAGAGGATTGGATCAAATCGGAAATCCAGTCTTTCTTCACGGCAACGAACATCGATCTTGCATCTGGTTATCTAATCCCGTTCATCGGTGGGAACTTCGATATCGATTATGAGCCCGAGTTAGGCATGACGCGCTCGCGTGCGCTCGTAAAGAACGCCGTCTTCCTTTACAAGTTCAAGGGGACGACGGGTGGCATTGCTGCCGCAGCTTCTTCGTTTTCAGGGTTCGGGTGTGAAGTCACTGCTGGCAAGAACCTTGAAATCCAGCTCGACGATTATGCGTTTGATCGTTCGACTGGGCACTGGGTTCCAGGGAATTCGAGCACGACCATTTCCAGGGAGGGCGCTGCAACTGCCGGGGTTTCTCCGGCGTACACCAGCTATGACCCGGCGACAACGAATGCAGGTTCGCCGTGGGTGAGTGGTCAGTTGTATTTGGCTGGCACCTACGTCACTGCTGTGGTTGGTGGCGTGACGTGTGTCTATTTCTCTATTCATACAGTCCAGAGCACGACATCGCCGCCTAATGATCGAACAAACTGGATTCCGGTCAACTATCTGCCGGTCAACAATTTCAACGTTGGGGTTATGTCGGGTAATGCCGCCACACCGCAGCCAATTTGGTTGACGACGTGTACCGAGGCCACAGCAACAACGCTCGGCATACCGGTGGCGCAGACAGCTACGCCGCCGATGTACGTCTTCAGTTATTACGTGCAACCACAGCAACAGACAACGCCGACTCTTCGTTCGTTTCTTGCACAGATCGATTGGTACAACATTTTCGGAGCGTTCATTAGCTCAACGGTTGGTTCTGCTGTTGCTGAAGTAGCAGACACATGGGTTCGCCCCTATGTCGTCGGTACGCCTCCGGCCGGTGCCTATTACTTTGGGCGCACCGTCAAATCTGTTCAGAGCATCACAGGCGACAATCATTTGTTCTGTGGCGCACAGAGCGAGATCAATACTCAGGCAACGCCGGGTCCTTCGTCGCTCGAACCACCAAGGGCCATCAAGCTCAATCTCTTCCCGTCGCGTCAGAACCTAATTCCAAATCCGGTCGGGCGAGCTGCTGCAAATTCTGGTGTATTTGGTTGGTCAACATCAAACGGGGCGTTCGCTGCTTCGGCCTTCATGGCGACACCGCCAGCAATTACATGGCCCGCCAATACCTCCTCTGGTTTCGTCATTACGACGTTCATTGGTGGAACGCAGGTTCCTGGTCCGGCGATGTTTGGTGCGATCATCCCAGGCATCAGCGGGCTCGGCTTCAGCATGCTCGGCGGCAATCTCTCGACAGGACCGGGGAATGTAATCAGCAGTCTGTTGATTTCCGTCAACGCCGGAGACCCGTATTCGCTGTCGGTTTATTTCATGGCCGCAACGGTCTCTCGCGAAATCCAACTCTCGATCACTTATTACAACGCAGCGGGACAGCTTCTCGCTCTTCCGGCATTTGCTGCATCGTTGTCGAGCGAACTTCTTTCGGGACAGACCTATAACGCTCTTCCGTTGAATTCTCTGCCGTTTGCGGTGAGTGCTGGGGAGCCAATCATTATCAACTTCGGAACAAGCTCTCAACAGCTTGTGCACGCTTCAGCGGCACTTCCGGCCACTGGGAGCCCCGTTGCATTGCCTGTCTTCCCGTTCGTTGCTGCGGGCACCTATCCCGCCTCTACGCCGGTCTCGTTTTCATATATCACCTTCACTGATGCCGTTGGCGTGTGGACGCGGGGCGATTTGATTAACGCCCTGATTCCGATTGGAGCTACGCAGGCTTTCTTGCAGTTCACAATCGTCAACCCAGCGACCGATGAGGTGCATTACCTCGGGGCTCCGCTGTTTGAGCCCGTCGCTTATTTGGGAACGTACTTTGATGCAAACTTCTTGCCCTCGACAGACTTCTTTTGGGAGGGCATTGCGAACGAGTCGATTTCGGATTACTATCCGAGCCTGCAATCGAAGCTCTCACGGCTCATCTCCGTAATGCCCGAATTCACTCCTATCGGGAGCACCTTCAGTCTGGTTACGATGCAGCGTGCCTTTACTAATGTGAATGAGATCGGTTAGATTTTGCTGCATGCAGAAAAGGTTCACGGTCAAACAAGAACAAGCCATCATCCGTCAATACGAGCGCGGTGATTCGACCTACAAAATTGCGGAACGGTTCGGTGTGGCAAATAGCACAACGATCATCAATGTTTTGAAGAGAGCGGGCATTCCTCGGCGACCCCGTTCGTTTTACTTTCCTCACAGCCCTTGGGTGACCACAGATGGGTACATTTGGGTGTGGGCCGAAGGTCCGTTAGCCGAGAGCATGTGTAATCACCGTGGGATGGTTTTGGAGCACAGGCTCGTAATGGCACAAAGTTTGGGTCGCCCTTTGCGAAGGGATGAAACTGTTCACCATATAAACGGTGACCGTCAAGACAACCGTCTTGAAAATTTGCAGCTTCGTCAGGGTAATCATGGGAGTGGTGCTGTATTTCGTTGTTTGGATTGTGGCTCCTACAATGTGCGCCCGAGGAAGCTTCGAAAGAAGAAAGCATTTGCCAACGTCTCTGAAATTGGATAGAAAGGTAATCAAATGAAGAACATCAACTGGCCTGTTATCGGATCGGTCGCAGCGTTCCTTGCCGGGGTTGTCGGTTCGATCTTGACCCCCGTCCTTGGGCCGACTCCGGCCACCGTGACGTCTGACATCTTGCAAGCGCTCTCGGGTGTTGCAGCGATCATTGGTGGCGGCGCAGCTACTTACGTGGCGGCTTCTGCGGCCAAGCAGAGAGCACTTTTTAAGGCCCAGCGCGAGCACGACTCGCTAGTGGCACTGTCAGGGAAGGGTCTGAACGGTTGACACTTTTGCTGTGCGCCCTCGGCGGATTTTTGGTGCCGGAGGTTGCGAAAGTAATTTTCATTTTTGATCCAAAGCGACCCTCTTCTGGCTACATCAAAATGGTGTTGGCCTTGGGAGGGTCGTTTGCGATTTCGGTTCTAATGAGCCACGGCACACGGGGCATCGTTTACGGGATTTCAGGAGCGGGGCTCGCCATCGTTATTCATCGTCTAGCTCGGCTTTTGATGCGTCTCGGCGATTTGGTTCGCCAACGTTTCGAGACCGGCAGATGATCGGCATTACCAATTGACAGTTCCTGGTGTTTTGATTAGGGTGCTGGCCGAACATCTAATGCAGGGTCTTTTATGCAGGGATTCGGCCAATGGTGTTCTGGCGGCGGGTAGCCCTTGTTGAGGGGGCTGGGGAGTGAGTAATCGCTTCCCAGCCTTTCTCTCTCGATTTTTGAAGAAGAGGATTATGAGCGAATCGACTGAAAGCGTCCTAGTCCTCGGATTCGTAGGAGATCAGGAAGTTCCTGGGGGACGCGCAAATGCGGATGCACTTCTTACCGAGCTAATCGCCGCAAACCGTAAGCGCAACAAAGGCGAATTGGTCCGCTTTGTAATCTCGGTCGAACCATTCACCGAGTCACTCCAAGAGATCGCCGATTACTGCATCGAATCAAAATACGAACTATGCCTCGTTGGTCACGAAAAAGCCATCGCTTCGAAGCGCATCGAGTTCTACACTTCGCGGGCCAAAGATGTGGTCCCATTAGGTCCAACGGTTTACACACCGGTTGGAGTCGTCAACCTTCTTTCGTTGCAGCCCAATGCGAGATTGATTCTGCTTTCGCAGGTCATCGACGATAGCTATGACGAATTGACGTCGCTCGCTTTTCAGGCGGCGATTGAACGCAACATCCCAGTCCGCGACATGCTCAAAGGATTGGATTCTGTCCGTTACACAGATGAGGAGGAACCAGACCAGATGGCTCGGCGACACGAAGATGATGACGACGATTTCGACCCTGACGCTGATTACGACGACGATGGGGAAGGCGATGATGACGGGGACGACGGCATCGGTGAATCTGACGACGATGACGACGACCAAGGGTCCGACGACTCTGAAGAGGGCGGTGACGACACCGACTGGGACGATTCTGACGAAGAGACCGGCGATGACGACGACACTTCTGATGGAGACGACGATGGCGAAGACGACGACGATGAACCAGAAGAGCCCCCAGCTCGATCCTCGTCACGAAGCTCGACCCGAAAGCCGCCTGTTCGAACTCCGGCGAAAAAGGCCGTAGCGAAGCCCACACCACCGGCACGCAAGCCGTCTCGGCCCGCAGCGGCACCGGCAGCAACGAAATCAGATGCGAAGCGGAAGCCAGTCCCAGGCAGCACCGGCACCAAATGGACTGAGCAACGATTAGCAGCCATTGCGGCCCGAGACATGGGGCGTTTTTGGGAGGTTGCAGGAGAGTTTGGTGTTGTGCGCGGTAAAGGAATGAAAGTTCCGGTTGTCATTAAGCGAGTTCTCGCTGCGCAAGATGGCGGCGTGACTCCTAAAGCAGCACCGGCAGCAAAGACGGCGGCTCCTGCGAAGAAGGCAGCTCCACAACGCACTGCTTCGAAACCGGCGCACGTTCCCGATCCAAAGCCGCGACCACAGCGGCCGAAGGAAACACCGAACGAGCCCATTAACGAAGGTGTTGATGTTGACACCATTGTGAAGAACCTCATTCGAGAGATCGGCGAAGCTCTAATCGCCCGAGCAGAACAACTTTGATTTGAATCCGGTGAGGGGTGCGGCATAGGCCTCTCACCGGATATCAAATTTTTGGCTTGACGTTTCGAGAACGATGGTTGTACGTTCTCTTTTTGCACATATCGGTGCCCGCCGATTGCGCTCCGTTTTTTGAGGAGAGTAACAAAATGAATCCCTGCGAAGCCGCGTCTTCGGACGCTTTAGTCCCTCACGTCTCGTGATTGATCGAGTGCTGGTGAGCACGAACATACCGAGGCTTTTCAAGCAAACATTGTTTCGGGACTACGACACAAAACGCAGACCCGGTACAGCGAGCGTGCTTCGAGAACTCGATAAGTGGAACCCAACAGACAGCCATCCGTTTGCTTTGTTGCAAGGTCCACCCAATGTCGGAAAGACAATGCTCGCCTCTGCTCTTGAAAACGAATATCACAGTGGGTATGCAGTACCCGAGAACGTGGATGCTGAAACCGCAACCGTTCTTCGACAGAAGAAGTGCCCGCTTTATTTCATTCAACTTGCAGAATTGATTGACCTTCACCTCCGAGCCTTTCGTCTCCAAGGTCTCGTCGAGAAGGGGCTTCAAGAGCCCGACGAGTTTTTGGAGATAGACAAGCTTTTACAAGATTTGAAAAACCGTGTAAAAGTCCTTGTGATCGATGATGTCGGAAAGGAACACCGCACATCCTCCGGCTTTGCCGAGGATGCTTTTGATCTATTGGTTCGCACTCGTCACAACGCAGGACTAACCACTGTCTTTACGACAAATCTTCCAATCAAGAAGTGGTCGTATCAGTACTCCGACAGCATGCAGTCTTTGATCGAGCGCTCTTCGGTAGTTCTTAGCTTCTAGTGGAGCGCGGCCAGTTCGCCGTCGAGACGCTGCCTTGTTGGTTGTTCGTTTTCGATGGGTTGATTGCTCATTGTGACCGCCCGAAAGCGGAGCGCCTAGCGGTTCGGGCTCGTCGTTGGACAACGGCGTTTTCGATGTGGGCCGTGAACTACAAAGTCTGCGACTACATGAACCTCGTCATGTCGAGGGGAATGCAAGTTGAAGTGCTTACGTGGCACGAACCTGAATTTGCAGAACTTGTGCACGACCGTCTTTGGTCGATGGGGGTGCGTGTGCGAGAGACGCGAAGCTCTGACTATGCATGGGAGTCGCCACACATCGCCGTCGATTCTTTGGTGCAGGTTGTTTTCGATCCCGACCCGAGTCATCGCTTTGGATACGGGTGGAAAGCCCGTGAGCTGTAATGGATGTCGGGCGCGCACTACTTACACAGATCATTGACGAAGACGATCTCAATTCGGTCCTTAATGTCGGGGTCAGAGCTGACTGGTTCGAAGACAAAGACCAGCGGAAGATTTACCTCTGGATCAAGGAGTATTTCGACCGGTATGGAGAAACACCAACCGATGAAGTATTGAGTCACCAGTTCCCGACTTTTCGTCTGTCGAGCAATCCGCCGCCTTACGACTACTGCGTGGACCGGTTTGTAGAACAGCGCACTCGCGTGATCCTGATGGACGCAATCATCGAGGCCAATCAAGCTCTTGATCTCGACAACCAGAAGGACGCACAATCGGCATTTTCGAAAGCGCTGCTGCGAGTAGGAACTGAGGTAACGCCCATTGACGACTCGAACGCCATCAAGACGTTGCGAGATCGCTTCGAGTTCTATCGAGAGCACTGCAAGAACGCAGGAAAGCTTCGTGGGGTTACGACTGGGTTCTCGACGCTCGACACCATTACCGGCGGTTTTCAACCCGAGCAGTTCATTCTCTTTGGTGGGTTTGCGAAGCAGTGCAAGTCGTGGGTTCTCATGACGTCGGCCTTTCGGGCGCATGGGCAAGGAAAGACGGCGCTCTTCGTTACCTTTGAGATGTCTGTGTTTGAACAGCTCTGTCGGTTTGACGCTCTTGCTGCTGGGATTAACGCCAACAGTCTTTTGTACGGGCGAATGAAGAACGACGATTGGCGCAAGCTCAAAAAAGGAATGAGCCTTGTTCGAGGCCTTCGTCCGTTCATCATTACTGCTGATCTGTCTCGAACAATGACGCTTTCTGGTCTCGCTGGCAAAATCGAGCAACACCAGCCCGACATTGTTTACGTCGATGGTTGTTATCTCATGGACAACGAAGTTGGTGCAGAGCCTTTCTCGACACAGGCTTATACCTCGATCTCTCGTGGCCTGAAGCGTCTCGCCCAACGTAAGAAGATTCCCATCGTCTGCACTACACAAGCACTCACTGGAAAAGCGAGAGATGGTCGCGTCACTATGCACTCTCTCGGGTGGACGAGTGCGTGGTCACAAGATGCCGATCTCATTATGGGGGTCGAGAAGCCAGAGAAGACACGGATCATTGATCTGCGTGTCGTTGGGGCTCGAAATGTCGCACCACGAGACATCAGTGTTTCGTGCAATTTTGAAGAGAGCATTTTTGAAGAATGTGATACCGACGAGGAGGATGATGACGATGATTAGTGGACTCGATCCCAAGAAGTACACCGTACTGAAAGGTGAAGAGCGGTTGGATGACGAGAGTGTTTTCGTTATTCGAAGCGGCGACATTTTGGCTGTTCCTGCTCTGTCGGCATACCGTCAGACAATTTTGCAATTACTCGATCTTGACGACGTGCAGAAACAACTCACCGAGAACCAACGAGACCATTTGATCAATCTCGCAGAAGGTGTTGACAATCGTATTGACAAATGGTCAGCCGTGGTCATTAAGAAGATTCCCGACTGATGGACGATGTCGAGCAGATTCTCGACCAGCTCAACATTGTCGTTCGTTCAAAAGGTCGAGAACTGTCTGCGGAATGCCCATTCCACACTGATAGCCATCCATCATTTTCCATCAATGCGAACTCGGGGCTTTGGATTTGCTATCAGTGTGGGCGTGCGGGCACGCTCGAAATGCTCATACAGGAGATCACCGGGGAAACGGCTACCGGTGCCTCCTTGTTACGCGAGGTCCGACGTCGTCCAAAGAAGGCCAAGGAGGAGCTAGAAGCTCCACAAGAGATTGACATCAACATTGTGCGAGCGATCTATGCCAGCTTGAAGACACCGCCATCGTGGGCTTGCGAGGAGCGTTCCTTCGGTCGAGCTGAGGCAAAGGAGTACAGCATCAAATGGGATCATGGATGGGTGTTGCCTATTTGGGACCCTGAAGGTGTTCACGGTGACGTCTTTGATTTGTGGGGATGGCAGTACAAGCAGATCGACTTCCATTCGAACTTTCCAAAGACTGTCAAGAAGTCAATGACCCTTTTTGGCCTTCGAGAGTTCCTTTGGCACGGCGACGGCAATTCGCTCATATTGGTCGAGTCCCCGCTCGATGTTGTTCGACTGGCAACGGTCGGTTTGTGGGCTGTGGCGAGCTTTGGAGCCATTGTCTCGAAGCGGCAAATGGAGCTGCTGATTGATGCGACAGACCGAGTTGTGTTGGCGCTCGATAATGATGATGCTGGGAGGGAGGCGACGAAGCGCATCTATCGCCCGCTCATCGGTCGAGTACATCGAGTCCATGTGGTTACGGAGCGGTTTCCAGACAAGTGCAAGGACCCCGGTGAAATGTCAGACAAGCAAATCGAGAAGGTATTTGGGTGACGTTCAAAGGCGAGCTGTACGAGTTCCAAGCTAAGTGTGTCGAGAAAATGCTCAAACGACGTCGCGTCTTGGTAGCCCATCGCATGGGGCTCGGGAAGACCGTCACCGCTATTGCAGCCGTCGAGTCGTTGATTGATGACGGGCTCGTCCGTTCGGTGCTTGTGATTTGTACTGCATCGATTCAATGGCAGTGGAAGCGAAGAATCGACGAGTTCACTGATGGAGCCCTCACGCTCATAATCGAGGGTCCGCAGCCGGATCGTGTAGCCCAGTATCGCAAGGTGAAGCGTGGAGACGTCGAATACGTCATCATGAGCTACAACCAAGTGGTGTCAGACTGGGACATAGTCAAACTGCTGCACTGGGACGCCATCGTTTGCGACGAGGTGGCTGCAATCAAGAACACTGGCGCAGATCGCTCTCGACACATCAAGCGGTTGAAGGCTCGTTATCGATTTGGTTTGACGGGGCAGCCGATTGAGAATCGACCTGAAGATGCTTTCTCGATCATGGAATGGATTGATCGACCGTTTCTCGGTGACGCCGGAGAGTTCGACATGCGTTACATCGTCCGGCGAGATAACGGAACGGTTCGCTTCTACAAGAGGCTCAACGAGTTTCGAAAGAAGATTCAGGACGTTATGGATCGACGCACACGCAAAGACGTCGCCGATCAAATGCCAGCTCTCGTGGAGACTGCTGAGTACGTCTACTTCGATGCACCGGGACGAAAGCTATATCGCAAGATTTCACGGGAGTTGGTAGACGTCATTGTTTCCACTCCTCGATATTCGACGTTTGATTTGCAAGCGCATTACGCCGGGGTCAACGATGGGACAGCACAAGGCGACATCATGGCGCGAATGTTGGCATTACGAATGTTGTGTGACCATCCAGAGCTAATCCGAATCTCGGCACGCCTCTACAACAAGACTGGCGGTAAGCACGGTTCCGCATATGCGGTTGAACTCATGGATCAAAAACTCGTTGATCCGGTAAAGGCAAGCCCGAAGCTACATGCGACGCTGGAACTAATCGACCGCACACTCGAAGAGGATGATGAGAACAAAGTCGTTCTCTTCAGTTTCTTCAAACCGATGCTTGCAATTATCGCCAAGGAACTGAAGTGGGGTTACGAAATGTTTACCGGTGATCTTTCGGCACGAGATCGCGATGCAGCTATTGAACACTTTGGCAGTGATCCAAACTGTCGAGTGTTTTTGTCGTCCGATGCGGGTGGTGTCGGTGTTGACCTTCCAATGGCGAACTACTTGATCTCTTACGATCTTCCGTGGAGTGCCGGAGCGTTCGAGCAACGCAAGGGGCGCATCGACCGCATTAGCTCAAAGTTTCCTGAGGTCACGATGATTTCAATGCTCATGCATAATTCTATAGAAGAGCGCATGCTCGAAATGCTCAACCAGAAGAGCGCCATTGCCGCCGCTTTCCTTGATGGGGAGGGGTTGGATCGAGGCACTTTCAAGCTCACCCTCGGGACTCTCGCTGATTTTCTTCAGGAAAGACATTAGAAGTGAAACGGTGTAGCAAATGCAAAACCGACAAACAGCTTGATGCTTTCGGTCCTGAATGGCCTCACCCCGAATCGGCATCTATTGACCACGTCATCCCCCTCAGTTGTGGGGGAGGGGACGTGTTTGACAATGTGCAATCTGCTCACCTTCGGTGCAATCTTCGCAAGGGGAGTCGAGCCGTGCAAGAACGTCACTGATCAAAAGTCCTGGTAGATGCGCTCTTGCACGACCAGCCTGTAGCTGTTATGTTCTTTTTCCATTCGGGTGATACACCCCCTGCGTACTGTGGCCGCACGAACCTAAAGAGGAGGCAGCAATGTCAACAGCAACGGAAGTAACAAGGCGGTCAAGCACGCGTCCACGACGCCCTGATTTCATCAAGCTGTTCAAGCAGTGGCTTGGTGTGAAGGACATTGTTGGGCAGACATCTGATCGACAGGACACTCTTCGCAAGCGGATTCTCACTGGCGTTGAAGAGTTCGGGGAAGAGGATGACAACGGCAACCACTGGATTTATCTTCCAGAGCCGATTTCATTCACCGACTGGAACGGGAAGACGTTTCGTTATGCAGCGTTGAAGCGAGAACGTCACCTCACACCAGCAAATCCTGTCCCGGTCGATGACAAAGCTGAAGTGCTTCTTCGCAAGAAGGGTCTGTGGCTAACCGCAGCGCAGGAAAAGGTTCTTACGGACATTCAAACGGCGAACCCGTTTGTGAACATCAGCATTGAGCTGAATCGAGATGAGTTCACGCGAGGGCTCTTCTTGAAGCGATATACGGATGCTGAGTACGAGCGCACATTGTGCGAGCAGAAGCCGTCATTTCAATTTCGACCGAGTGAGTCATAAGGAGGTTCACAAGGACAAAAGATTCGCACTGGCTGGTGCGTAGCTCTGAGTTACTTCTCACTATTGCAGACAAATACTCGGGGTAATTGGTTCTCAGCCAGGTTTCGCAGCGGTAGATGCGAAGGCAATGGGTTACTTCTTTTGGTGAAAACACCCGACGCCGTTTTGGTTCACTGCCGCGATATTTAAGTGGGCGATGCGAAGATTTGGGTTACTTCCATGTTAAGGACGGAGTCGCTGGTTCGAATCCAGTCATCGGGGCTTGCCTCGATGTAGCTCAGTGGTAGAGCACGTACATTTCCCGAGTCGTTTGGTTCACGTCCACGCTTTGTAGTTGCAGATGTGATGTTTACCGGTTACTTCTTTGGATTAGAGAGAGGTCTTCGGGCCTTGGTGGTTCAAACCCACCTCACCGGTTGCGAACGGTTCACTGCAACGCTTTTTGAGTGCCAGAAGTGAAGAGAGCGAGTTACTTCTATGAGTATTGGTTCGAATCCAAGCGTCCTGAAAGGGGCGACGCCCTAACGGCTTGGGCAAACTCGTTTTCGTTTGGTTCTCTGGCACTGCCAATTTCAATCAAATTCAATTCAACTGAGGAAAGGAACGAAATGCCAAAGTTCTCGCAGCATCCAAAGCCTGCGGTGCACCACCCGATTCAAACGTCGGGTGAAGACGTTATTAACTGGGAGGGAGCGAGCGCCTATGGCCTCGATCCCAAGTCCGATCTGTTCTTGCTCGCTTGCACAAACATGGTCGGAGAAGAGACTTTCTATGAGAGCGCTTCTGATCGAGACAACCGGTTCGAAAAACTCATTCACCGAAACGTGCACGAAGACCCCGAGTGGGTTGCACGGTTCGCCCCATTTCTCCGCGGCCCAATGGGCATGCGCTCCGCTTCGGCGGTTCTTGCGTGTGAGTACATCAAGGCCGGTGGTCCTGAGGGCCGTAAAGTCGTTGACTCAGTCTGCCAGCGTGCAGACGAGCCCGCCGAGATCATCGGGTACTGGCATTCCCGCCACGGTCGCAAGTTGCCACAGCCGATCAAGCGTGGCGTTGCTGACGCTGCCAAGCGTCTGTACAACGAGCGCAACGTTCTTCGGTACGACGGCGAGCGTCGAGGAATTCGCTTCGCTGACGTAATCGAGCTGACTCACCCCAAGCCGCGAGAGGATTGGCAGGCTCGCCTATTCAAGTACCTGCTCGACAATCGTCACCACGACGATGCGAACATTGAAGGCCTTGGCCTCATTGCCGGTGACCGGCTTTGGCTCGACATGCCAGAAGACATGCGTCGAGTCAACCTTCGAGAGAACGGAATTCCTGATGGTTGGTCGTGGGAGCGTCTTGCCGGTTGGCTCCCCGGCGGCATGGATGCTGAAGGGTGGGAGGCTGTTATCCCGAACATGGGTGTAATGGCGCTCATCCGAAACCTTCGGAACTTTGATCAGAAGAACATCTCGGATGCGGCTATCGACAAGGTGATTGCGAAGATCACCGACAAGACCGAGGTCGAGAAGTCTCGTATTTGGCCGCATCAAGTGTGGGCGGCTTATCGCGAGGCTCCATCAGACAACTGGAAGCGAGCGCTTGGGACAACCCTGACGCTGGCAACACAGAACACGCCGGAGCTTCCTGGTTCGACGTTGATCCTGATCGACATGTCAGGCTCAATGCAACAGGGCATCTCCAATCGTGGAACCGTTCAGCGAATCGAGATCGCTGCTGTAATGGCGACTGCAATGGCAAAGAAGAACAACGCCGACATTGTTGTCTTCGGTCAGAGTCATGCTCGATTTGATTTGCCATCGGGCGCATCAACGCTCAATTGGGTGCAGGAGATTGTTCGCAACATTGGTTGTGTCGGTCATTCCACGTATCTTCACTCGGCGATTCGTGCAACATGGCATCCGCATTACAGCCGGGTTGTCGTGTTCACCGATGACCAGGCTCAGGATGCTCGTCAGGTGCCGCTCAACGATGTTTCGCCGATCTACACCTTCGACCTTGCCGGTTACGGCCGAGCATCGTTGACAGCGGGTGAGCGGGGACGGTTCCGTTTCGGCGGATTCTCCGACAAGCTCCTGACGGCCATTCCAGTGCTCGAATCGGGCAATGACGGAACCTGGCCGTTCTAAGGTCTTCGACGGAGCGACGTTCGACTATGAACTCGATAAAGGAATCAATCCTGAACTGTCGCAATTGTGCATTACACAAAGTCGGCAGTGGTCCAATTCCATACACGGGACGCCCGTGTGACGTAATGATTCTCGGGGAAGCTCCTGGGATTGAAGAAGACGAACGAGGCAAGCCGTTTATTGGGCTCGCTGGGAAACTTCTTTGGGAAGAACTTCGCAGTGTTGGCATCGAGCGACGAGATTGCTTTGTAGCAAATGCTGTCTCGTGCTGGCCGGATCGAACTCCGACCGATGCAGAAATGTATGCGTGTCGTGGCAACCTCTACCGACAGATCAAGCGCTGCAACCCGTTCATCATCTTGGCCTTGGGGAACATTCCGAACAGCTCTCTCGGCAAGAAAGAGGGTATTGGCGAGATTAGGGGCGAGTGGTACGTTCTTCCCTGGTTTAAGTCAAACACGGACGAAGACATTTGGGTGTTCCCAACATGGCACCCCGCTTACCTCCTTCGCCGTCGTCTTGCATTGCCTGAATGGAGAAACGATTTGCGTGAGTTTGCGAGAGCGCTGAATGCCTAGACGCGAGCGCTGGGATAGCGAACCACATTTCATGTATTACCAAGGGCAGACAATCGAGGTCTTTACTCGTGCGGCTCTTGCAAAAGCGCTCAATCGCTCTGTTGTAACTATTCGAAAAATGGAGACGGATGGAGTACTGTGCCATCCCCGATTGAAGAAGCTTACGAATAACAACAAGGTTTGTCTTTGGCTTTACACGAGAGATCAGATTCGTGATCTTGTAGAGCTTGCACGACGTGAGGGAGTTTTGGAACTCCAAAACGGGAAGCGATATCCAGATCGTTTCTGTAAGGAAGCACAAGCAATACTTCGGCGAAGGCCGAAGCTCATTTGAAAAAGGAGAATCCCTGCCATGCCTGAAGTTCGTCGCCGTACCCGCACATCCTCAACACGATCTACCGGTCGTGTCACTCGTCCTCGTGATCGAGATGTCGATCCTGAAGACGACGATGACGATGTCGATGCAACTGATGAACCGGCTCGTCGCCCAGCATCTCGAACAACCTCGCGTCCAAAGACGCGTCGTGAGGAGCCAGAAGACGACGAAGAACCAGACGATGACGACGACGCCGATGAGGGCGACGACGATGACGAGGAGCCTGAAGAGAAGCCTCGTGCTCGTACATCAAGTCGCTCGGGTTCGAAGTCTCGAACGACTGCACGCCGACCAAAGCCAGAACCTGAAGACGACGATGACGACGCTGACGCTGACGACGATGAGCCAGCGTCACGCCGAACGTCTCGTTCGTCATCTTCTCGTTCGTCTTCGAGCAAAGAGAAGGTTGCGAGCGGTGTTCGTAGCGGGTGGGAAGGTGCCGAGGCTGTTCGAAAGCAGGGCGGCAGCGGTCCTAATCGGTTGAGCATTACCGGTGAGCCCGAGTTGATCAAGTTCTTGGAGGCAGCGCCTTTTGCGAACTTCAAGCAACACTGGGTTCCGCAAGGAAAGCGGCAGCCAGATCGTCCTTACACTTGTCCAGGTACGGGTTGCCCTCTCTGCAAGATCGGTGATGTTGGAAGCAAGGCGTTCTGTTTCAACGTCTTGCACCTTTCAACCGGCGGTGATCCTGAGCCCAAGATGCTCCAAGTTGCCGTGAAGGCATTTGAGGCGTTGAAGGAAGCAGCGACGCCGCGAGACGCAGACCGTCCGAAGATTCGAGTCGGTTATTGGGCCGTCACTCGTTCCGGTAAGGGACAGCGTTCACAGACGAACTTTCGTCCGGTGAAGGAACGAGACCTCGAAGAGGATTGGTCAGAAATCTTCGAGCACTTCAACTTCGACGAGTTGCCGGACATCATCGAAGAAGCCAAGACGCAGCTTCTGAAGCCCGACTTCGTTCGGCCATCGACAATCGCACAACTTCAAAAGGTTGCACGATTGTTGTCCGAAGAGGGCGGCGACGATGATGACGACGACGCGGATGACGACGATTGATCGTTCGTGCCGAGTACTGGAAGTCCAACGCTGAGGTAATAGTGGCGGCAAATCAGCTCGGTTACATTACGGACGACGATTTTGTCCTTGATGCAACTTTTGGGATCGGCGTTTGGTGGAAGGTTTACCGACCACCAGCGCTGATCACCAATTCTCTTCTCGAAACCATCGAGAGCGACTTTCATTACGACTTCAGGAAGTTCCCCGATCATTGGAAAGACCTGTTCAACGTCGTAGCGTATGACCCTCCATATAAGTTGAACGGGAAGCCATCAGAGGCTGACATTAGATATGGAGTGGATGTGCGGGCAACATGGGAAGAGCGGTACGAGCTAATCGAACAGGGCATCGTTGGGTGCTCCGAAATCGTTGCTCCCGACGGTCGGTTGTTCCTCAAATGCATGGATCAGGTTTGTCTATTTGAAGTTCGGTGGCAGACCAAAGACTTCGCTAATTTCGCTGAAAAGCACGGATTTGTTCTCGAAGACCGACTCGACAGGTTACGCAAGCCTCGTGTACAACCTGTCAAGAACAAAGACGGCTCTAAGCGCACGCAGCGACACGCTCAGGCCAATTCAAGCTCACTTCTCATCTTGAAGAAGGTCGCATGACTCTCGGGATCACCACCATCGCCGAACTCAAAGAGATGGTCGATGACTACATGAAGTTCAACGAGTTCGTCATCGATGTTGAGACAAAGGGTGAGACAGAGGCTATGCAACTCGACCCGACTCGTAACGAGGTCTTCTGGATTTCGTTCGCAACATTCGGTCGAGCAGATGTCGTTGCTTGTGGGCATCCATTGGGGGAACGGATTGCCTTCCCTCCGGTCGATGACGAACATCGATTCAAGAAGAACGGTAAAGACTTCGAGGAGCGCAGAGTCAACCCCGAAACGGGAAAGATGAAATGGTTCCCGTACCCGCAAGAATTCACACCACCTCCGCAACAACTTTGGCTTGTTGAGGTAATCGACATCATTAAACCGTTGCTCTTCAGTGACCGGCGCAAGATCGGTCACAACGTGAAGTTCGATATGGAATCGCTTGCCAAATACTTCGGAGCTATGCCTCCTGGCCCGTTTGGCGACACGATGGTTGCAGCCAAGCTCGTCGATGAAAACCAAATGGGCTATGGGCTCAAAGACATGGTCAAGCGCGAGTTCAATTTTGAATACGACAAGATTGGGAAGTTCGTTGCTAAGGCTCCATATTCAGAGGCCTATCAGTATTCGTTTTACGACTCGAAGTACTGCTGGCTTTTGTGGAGACGTCTTGGTCCACGTCTTGTCAAAGAGAACTTGTGGGAACTCTTCGAGCTAGAAATGGATTTGGTTCCCGGCATTGTGGACATGGAATTGACGGGGATTGCTATTGATCAAAAAGCACTTTCGTCATTAGACAACGAATTCCATTTCGATCTTGCCAAACTGCAACTCGAACTCAGTGAAGCTGCGGGCTTTGAGATCAACATGAACGCCGGTCGCCAAAAGGCGGAACTGATTTACGACATTCTCGAAATCCCATGCCCTAAATGTGGCAAGCGAGTTTCGAAGACTCCCGATTTGGATTTGCATCCGAGCGGCGACGGTCCCGACAATTGCAACATCTATACCAAGAGTGGCGAACGCACGACGGCAGCGAACACGCTCGAAGAGATGGACGATCCGCTAATCGAAAAGATGCTCGATTACGCAAAGCTCGCAAAGCTCACACAGGCGTTCACGACAGGGATCACCGAAAAGCTGAACGAGGGAAGGATTCACGCCGACTTCGATCAGTCCGGCGCTCGCTCCGGCCGGTTCTCGTGTCGTAACCCCAACTTGCAGCAAATTCCATCTCGCTCCGAGCGAGGCAAGCGTGTGCGAGAACTGTTTGTGGCGAGCCCCGGCAACGTTCTAATCGTGTCAGACCTTTCGCAAATCGAACTGCGAATGCTGGCGCACTACACCCAAGACAAAGGGTTGCTCTCGTGTTATCACCAGAACCTGGATTTGCACGCTCAGACGGCGGCAATCGCCTATGGCGAGAAGTTCACGCCAATCGACCGCACCTACGCCAAGAACGTGAATTTCTCCATCGTCTACGGCGCTGGGGCTCGAACGATTACACGCAAATATCATCTACCTAATCAGCGGGTCGCCGAGAAGCTTTTGGCGGCGTTCTATGACGCCTACCCACGAGTCCAGCCGTGGAAGGAAGAGATTTGGGACGAGGCCTGTCGGCGCTTTCGTAAAGGAAGGGTCCCGCCATACGTCACGACGATCCTGGGGCGCAAGAGACGGCTTCCTGCGCTCCTGTGGGGCGGTACGAAGGAGAAGAACCGCCTGCGCTCGGCAGCGGAGCGTCAGGCCATTTCCGTGACCATTTCGGGCTCGGCGGCAGACCTGTTCAAAACCATTGTGATCGACGCCAACAACGTATTTGAAGATTTCGGCTGGGGGCATTGTCTAATGCTCGTGCACGATGAGATTGTGGCCGAGGTCCCTGAGAAGTACGCTGAAGATGGCCTCATTGTGATCAAAGAGGTCATGGAGAACGTAAGGAACCCGTTCACCGATGAGAAGTTCTTGTCGGTGCCAATCGTCGCAGATACGCACCTCGTGACACGATGGAGTGATGCCAAATGAGTTGGTGGGACAAGGTCGGCGGTGATCGCCCAAACGAAGCTCCACGGCGGGCTCCATTCGACCCGAGCATTATGCCTCGGGGAATGGGTCAAGACCACGGACGAGCAATCGATCATTACATGGGTCGCGAGCAACCCCAAGACCCGTATGAGGATCAGCGTTACCAACAGCAGCGGCAGCAAATGCCGACAGATGGGTCGCTCCCCCCGCTACCAGGCCCGCCTACCATCTTCGACAGGCGGGCGATGGTGCAAAGCGACATACGGAAGACCGAGGCTCCCGACGTAGGCGTGTGCCCCTCGTGCGGGTCTCCGCGATGGATGGTTCCGTTGAATCAGACCGTGCAAGGCGAAAAAGGTCAAGGAAGGCCTCGGGCCTATTGTTCCGATTGCGGACATACCGAAAACCGAGTTGACCAAGGCTCTCTCATCTTTGATGGGACGCAAGGTGCAATCGTCGGTTCCACGATGGGAGCAAAGCTCATCGGAAGACCTCACGACACGCGACAAGGTGACATGTTGCCATCGAACTTCGCTGAGTTCGAGTCTCAGCACACGCGGCAACAGTGAGCGTTAATGCCTCTGTGCGCGCCGTCATTACACGGCACAACAAAAAGCAGGGAGCCGGGACAGTAGTTATTGGGTCAGACATCATCGGGGCAGAGCATCCAACGATTACCTCTGGCTCACTCAGTATCGACGTCGCTCTCGGTGGTGGTTGGGCCGTCAATCACTTCATCGAAGTAATCGGGCACAAGTCCGCAGGCAAGACAGCCATCATCCTGAAGACAATCGCCGCCAATCAAAAACGTGATCCAAACTGGACCGTCGTTTGGTTGGCATCTGAAGACTTTGTCGAGACCTATGCGCTCATGCTCGGTGTCGATATGGCTCGGGTCATCATCGTGAACGACTGCATCATGGAGAGCGTTTTCGAAACGGCAATCGAGTTTGCCGAGACCAACGAGATTGACTGCATTGTGATCGATTCTCTTCCGGCGCTCGTACCCGAGAAAGAGTTCGAAGACATGATGGGGGACTTCCAAGTGGGGCTCGCTCCACGTCTCACGAACAAGTGGTTACGCAAGATGAACCCGTTTGTGAAGCGCTCACTGATCGAGCAGGGACGTCCGCTGACCGTTTTCATGCTCAACCAATGGCGAAATAAAATTGGTGGTTACGGCGATCCTCGAACGGCTCCCGGCGGCATGGGGAAGGACTTCTATGCCTTCCAACAGGTCGAGGTCATCAACGATGAAGACATCAAGAACACCAAGAACATGCCCATTGGTCAGGTACTTCGTATTAGGAACATCAAGAACAAGTTTGCTCCCCGAGGGCGCACCGGCTACGTGGATTACTACTTCGACCGGGGTAATGGGTTCAGCCCAGGTTCCTACGATTTGGTCAAGGACATGATTTCAGCCGCTCTGGCGTATGACGTTATTGCGCGAGAGGGACAAAGGAATTATGTTTTTGGCGACTACAACTGGTCAGGAAGGCCAGCCGTCGAGAAGGCCATTAGAGGGGACCGAGACGTAAGGGCTCGGCTTCGCAAAGCCATCTTGGCTGTTGCTTCTAAGCCAGCTACAGAGCAACCGAAATCGAGGGTCCGTGGACGAACGGCAGCGAGTGTCGAGGAAACAGGAGACGCAAGTCAGTAATCGTTTCTCTGCACGCCGTCATGCCGGTTCAGGCTCGGGCCATCGTAAGCACGACATGCACACCGAAGAAACACTGATCGAGTGCAAGACGGTGCTTAGTGGTAATCGTCAAATCACAATTCACGAAGACGATCTCAAATCGTTGAAGTACAACGCAGCGATTCAAGATCGGTCGCCGATGATGCACATCCGAATTGCAAAAGAGAACTGGGTCCTCATTCCTGAAACTCGTTTCTACGAGTTGACTGAATAAATCGTAAAACACAGTGGTAGACGGCGGTGAGTCGTCTAGCAAATTAGAAGCCAACTGATGGAGGAGTTGTGGCTACCGCTGTGCGAAGTATTCCCTCGCTTGGGCCGTCTTGGAAAGGCGACTCCCGAGTTCGATGTTTCGGCATCGTAGATTTCATGTATCCAACGCAACCAAGTTCCGAGGTGTCGTTAGCAAAAGAGGTTTGCAACGGGATCGCCGGAGTGACTGCACCGTGCTATTACAGAAACGAATGTCTTGCATATGCGCTTGATCACAAAGAGAATTTTGGAGTTTGGGGCGGGACGTCGGAACGTGAGCGTCGCCGGATGCTGCGGGCAAGAACCCGCTTCAACAATCCTCACATCTACAGTCTCGAAGACATCAAGTTTCCGAACATCGTTTTCATCAAGCCTCAGGCAGTCAACTTCATCAAGCGTCGAACTGCTGCGTAATGCCTGACGGGCTCGCGAAGCTCGTTGGTGCCACCTTTCGGGATAACGACAAGCTCATCACGCACGTAGCTCGTCACCTAATGCTTCGATCCGATGTCTCGGGTCGTCGTTCTGACGTAATTCACCCTTCTGAGGTGGCAAAAGCTGATTGGTGTCCTCGCTCGACGTATTACCGCATGGTCGGAGCTGAGGCTGAAGTGATTCCGCCGGGGCTGGCAATGGAGATTGTCTTCGAAACCGGTAACGAGGCCCACACGAAGTACCAAACATGGCTTTGGGAGATGGGCATTATGCGAGGCATTTGGCATTGCCTCTTTTGTGATCTTCACTGGGAAGACGTGAGCCCCCACAGTTGCCCTCGGTGCGAGCACGGGCGAGACCTTCTTGAATATGCCGAAGTTCCTGTCACAAAGCCCGAGTATTTGCTCGACGGTTCAATGGACGGCGATGTTTTGTTGAACGACGAATGGATGCCTATCGAGTGCAAGACAATCGGGATGGGAACCCTTCGTTATGAGGCACCCGAGTTAATCAAGAAGTACTCCTACGAACACATTGACACGAACGACAAGACACGAAGCGGTCTCGATTGGAACGCTCTGTGGAACGGAATTCGACGACCATTTCCAAGCCACCTTCGACAGGGCATGATTTATCTCTTTTGTGCCGGTCGCAAAAAGATGCGTTACATCTATGAGTGCAAATACCTCACTGTGACGCCAAAGGAATATGTCATTGCACTCGATATGGAACTAATCGAGGAACGCCTCGAATCGTGTTTGCAAGTAAAGAAATCGCTCGAATTGGGGCGGCCTCCGAAGCGTCCAGTGTGGGCAGAACCCCAGGTCAATACATGCAAAAGATGTGCGTATTTCCGTACTTGTTGGAATGGAAGAGATTCTTGACAGCTTGATGTAACGGCCGCTATCGTCTCCTGACACGCTATTTGACTTTAGTTTTGGAGAGTGAATGCCAACATCATCGAAGGTTGTCAACATCAATTCTCGTCGGCGTCCTGCGGCAAAGAAAGCAGCGACGAAGCCAGTGGCAAAGCGTCCGGCGAAAAAAGTTCCCGCAAAGAAGGCCGTTGCTAAGAAAGTTGCTGCACCCGTTCAAGCAACAGACGGACGGCGAGAGCGTGGGGATGCAACAAAGCTTGAAATCCTTGAAGCTGCTCGTGAGTACATCGACACCTACGACAAGGTGCCGACGGTGCAAGAAGTAGCAAATCGCTCGAACAGAGCGCTTCGCACGATTTACCATCACTTCCCTGATGCAGCGTCGATGGTTCGACACGCCTTGGCTCTTGAACCGCGGCGTTCGTTGACAGTTGTGATCGAGCCAGCTTGATGACAGTAAAAACTTTCTACGTGGTTGTCAGTGATGACTCGCACATGCCGCGTGTGCGGCAGAGTCCTCCATCATTAGGGCCACGAGAAGTCGCAATCCGACTCAAAGTGAAATTCCCCGAGTCTCGACGGGTCATTCCAGAGATTGAAGTGACGTTGCCGGAACTTGAAGACCCCGAGGTCACACTGGACGGAGTGGAGGTCCCGCCAAAGTGATACTTGCAATCGAACGTGCTCTGAACATACCGTGGTGGCTTCTCTTGCTCTGTGTTTTGTTCTTTTGGCGTCGTCATGTTGTGGCGAAGCAACGCCAGCGAAGACAACGAGGAGGCCATCCAATGACAAAGGTTCCTACGCACGCGATCAAAAGAGGTGACGTCATCTTCCTTGATCAAGCACGGAAGAAGGTGGTTCATGAGTGAGGGCTCGAACGTGGTGCCTATCCACGATCCTCATAGGCGTGACAATTCTGCTGAGTCTTTTAACGAGTGGGCCGAAGGTGTCATTAGAAGCGACGCCGTCCCACCTCTCGTTCGGATTAGGGCTCAGCTCGCAAGCGAGATTGCAAAGCAGATCGTCTCTAAGCAAGACGCTCTTCGCTCCGATTTTGACATCGCAGTTGACATCAACGCTGCTGTCCTTCTCACAGACGTCGAGTTCGACGACCTCGACGACATTGACTCCTACCTCCGCACCAAGTACGACGGTTCCATCGACGACTTCGCCGCCGGTTATCACGACGACTTTGGTGTCGAGTGGACCAAGCGGCGAGCAGCAATGGCTCGCCACCCAAGCCGCTCAGTGCATCGAGTTGCACGAGTCAACGACAATCAATGGGGTGACTCACGACGCCAACGCAGGCGGCAACATTTGGCAGTTCGAGGGAACGACGTGGTACAACACGACTGGGCTCACAGGCTCCCCTGGTTCTTATTCGGCATCAACGCAAAACGCAACCGCTTACAAGTTGCATTTGGAAGATGGCTACTCCGATTGGGTAGCCGACAATCCCTGGTGCGCTCAGTACGAATGAAAGGAATGTCTTGAACACTTCATCGAAAATCTTGATCGGTAAAAGATGAAGCAACGCGAGGATCGGTGGCCGAGCCCGTCAGAACTCGGCAACGTCGTTGAAGAATTAGGAACCCTTCAACGAATCTCGGGGACGGGACGAGCCCTCGCTAAAGCGCTTCAAAAAGAGCGTCGGACGGCGAGTGTGCTTCGTACAGCACTCCGGCGAGACCAAGATCGAATTGTTGGTCAACGTGACCAGCTTCGTCGGCTCGAAGAGTGCCGACTGTTCGAACTGGAATCAGAGCACATGCTTGCCGATGCTTTGAGAGACGCCCTAAGAGAAATCGAGCGAGATCGGGTTCGAAATCCGAATGTTGTTGCGGGATTGGACGTCCTCTCGCGGGCTCTTGCAACGTATGCGATTCGAAAAGGTTCTCGACCGATTGTGAACGGAGAAGCGTATAGTGCTTCGACTCTTGCGCCCGAAGACAACTGAGTACGAAAGAGTTGAGCCGAGCACTGTTCGGCTTCTGCACGATACGAGTGAAATCATTGAAGCTCGTCGAAATGCAGAAGCCAACAGTGCTGCATTAAAGCGGCTCACCAAATTGAAGCTCACGCCGAAGTTCGCTTCGGTGACGCCCGGTTCTGAAATCGGTAAGCGGAAGCCGATGACTTTGTGACGAACTCCGCAAAGGACAAAGGGGACGAAGGTGAGCGAGAAATCGAGCGATGGGGTAGAGAGCGATTTGCTCGCTACAGCTTTGCAAAGCGCATACGACGATCTCTCGGAGCAGGTCGAAAAGATGATGTTGGAGACATCACCGGTTTTCCTTTCACGGCCCTACAAGTCGCCCGTCATGAACAGCGGCTCATTCACGTTATTCGGGCGAAGGTTCGAGATGTGGAGGGTCAACGGAAGAACGCTCATGCTCGCTATGCCGCCGTCATTGCTCGATCAAATCGCACAGATTGGCTTGTGTGCATGAGTTTGGAGCAGTTCGCTCGATTATGGATTGATGCATATCAATGGCGTCGGCGGCAGGCTGGTTCACAAAACGCCTGGACAGCGCGTGAAGAATCGAGCAAGATGACCCCCAATGTCCCTAAACGGCCAGGAGCCAAAACCTGAACGAGACGACCTCATGCGGGTTCGTAATGACTCCAATCCGAAGCTGATCGGGGCATCGATTTACGAGGCGTTCCAAGAGTCCAGCAAGGTCACCATTCGAGTAATCGGTGCCGGTGCACTCAACCAGGCATACAAAGGTGCTGCTCTCGCCCGTCAACGCCTCGCAGCTAATGCCGAGGATTTGGTCATTCGTCCTGGGTTCGCCACCGTCAAAAGCGACGACGGGAACCATGACGTCACTGCTCTGGTACTGGCTTGCACCCTTTTGTAATCGAGCGTTAGGGTCTCCTCAATGGACACTCGTCGAGTTGGTCACGCACAGCGCCGCAGAGTTGGCGCACCCTCCAACGTCTATGCCGACGTCATGGAGCCGCCCCGTTTTGGTGCAGGCGAAGCCGTTCGCGCTAAGGGGCGCTACCGAGACCAGATGATTGAAGAGGTCCTTCCAAACATCGCTCGACCAGATGCCGACAACGACGGGCACGGTTACGTTGTCTCCGGCGGCAAGATGGGTCGCAAGTCGGTGCACACTTCGAGTGAACTGCGGGGTTCCTGATGGAGCGCAAGCAACCGGTTGGCACCAAAGACATGCCGGAACTCGACAACGCTCTCGATGCAAATCAAGAGGTCATGGTCGATGAGCTGATCACTCCTCACGTCAAGATGCCCGAGCGAGGTGGAGCAATCCACAAAATCGTGGCGAGTTACCCGGCCCAAGAGCAAGAACGCCAGCCCACCCAAGCGCGTGGTCACGTCGTGTGGAGCGATGCGTATTCATTCCAACGACGCGGGCCGAGCTACCTTGACCCCATTGAGAACCCAGGGGCGTTGAGCGATGCCAGATAACTTCACGGCCGGTGAGACTGACGCTGACATGGCGATGCCACCGATTGCGGCACCGGAAAGCTCCGAAATGCTCGGGGCTCGACTTGGCGTGCGAGTCGCCCATCCTGGTCCCCCATCGCCGGACCCGATTAGCGAGCCCTACCTCATGCCGTCTGTCGCCGGTCGTAATGGTTCGACAGAAAAGGTCGATCCAGCAATCGTTCAGACCCCACTCGGGGGCATGATGCCTGGGCCTAATGCAATCGCTCCGGCGGTTGTGGTCGGCCAGGATTACCGAGCCCCAGTGCCGGACGAGGCGCACGGCTGGGGGGCTGGCATTAGAGACGGCTACCCCGAAGGCAGCCCCATTCCTCATCGGTAATGACTGTCTCTGAGAAGCGACGCAATTACCCATCGGTACTCGATGACCGAGATCGCCCAGCGAAAAAGGGTGAAGTCGTTTGTGCTGTTAGTGATTGCGAAAGAGTGCGGAAGCGCCGTCAGTACTGTCTGAAGCATTATGCCAGATGGCGTCGAAATGCCGATCTTACAACCCTTGGTCATGCTGCAAATGAGGTCGGTAAGGATCGGGCCTTCAAAAAAGCCTGGGTTGACAATTACAAGCTGGAACATGGCTGTGCTGACTGCGGTTACAACGAGCCCCCTGCCGCCCTCGATTTCGACCACCGACCTGGGACGAAGAAGATTCGCAACATTAAGGCCGGTCACCAGTTTGGATGGCTCGCTCTCTTGGCGGAAGTCGCTAAGTGTGATGTGGTTTGTGCAAATTGTCATCGAATTCGGACGGTAAATCGCCGTCATATCCCGCACAAGTAGTTGCACGGGCATTAGAGTTAGCTCATGCCTACATGGAACGGCGGGAAAGACTTCTTCGAACAGAACGAGGAACACCGTCGAAAGCTGAACTTGCAGCAGCAACAGTTCGGCTCAGACGAAGGAACACCCACTAATACTCGTGGCGTCTACCGTCCTGGTTGGGATCCCCCCGACGACGCATTTGACGACAAAGGTCTACGTCCTGGGGCTCCGAAGTATTACACCAGGACCGACAGCAAGAGCATTGAGGCTGTCCGTCGCGACCGAGATCAGTATCGGGAGCGCCAGGAAGCTCGAAGGTGGGGAGCAACCGACGACGACCTCACGCACATGTACGACCGTGTTCCGGCCGACGATGCCGACCCAACTCGTCGCCTGGTTAGAGATGTCCGGCAGACGCAACGTACAGTGAAGAAAATCAGTTCGCTTGCTCGCATGGCGAGAGGCACGAAGGGACGGCGACGGTAATGGAAGCAGTTCCCTCGACTCGACCAGATTCACACCAAGCCGTGGACGATGCCTACGACAAGATTTTGCATTCGACGGGTACTTGGCACAACCACGAAGAGTCGAACGACGGCGAAACGATGGTTCGTCACGCTCACGAGGGCGGCGAGAAAGACCACACCCACGACGGTCCAGGGTTCAAAGCTCGACAAGCGCGAGAGGTTCACCCACTGCATGGAAGGTTGGGAATGTAATGGAGTTCGGCGACACGATTGGCCCACATATTGCTTCCCTGAAGCCGGGGGAGCGTACCCGCATGTCAATCAACAAGGGAACCCGAGTTCAGGGTGACTCGAAGTACTCGTTCCCGAAGCCTTCAACGCTTCGTCAAATGTCGGCTACTGAGTTGGCTTGGCTCGCCGGTTGGTTAGAGGGCGAAGGCTCTTTTTCAATCAAACACATCAAGGGATGGAATTACGCTTCCATCGTTGGAGGCTCAACCGATTTCGATTCAATTCAGAGATTGGTGGAACTCACAAACGTCGGGCGTGTAATCGAAAGGTGATGCCCCACTTAGAGGACCCAACAAGCAACGTCCCTAGTCAGGGGGCAGAGGGGCAATCCGTTGATTACCTCGACGAAAGTGCCTACCTCGTGGAGCGCGGTGTCCGCCTTATCGCTATCGCTGGCAATTGTCGCGCGAAAGCCAGCGAAATGGGAACAATTCGATCTCAGCTTGGGATGATGAAAAGGAACGATGCCATCGCCTTTA